ATGCGGCAGGCCAAGCCTTATTACAAAACGTCGCACCGTTGCTATTACTTCAATCATGCGGGTAAGCCGGTTCGTTTGCATGAGGACAAAGAAATCGCTTGGGAGATTTGGTACGAGTACAAGGCCGGAGTACGGGAGGTTACCGGCAACACCTTGGTGCTCGAACTGATCTCCGACTTCCTGCTGTGGGTTAAGCGGAATCAAAGTCGCAAGACCTACGTTTGGTATCGCGACTATCTGGAATCGTTTTACCAGTCCATCGGCACACTTCGCCTCAGCGCGCTGAAGCCGATGCATGTGGATAACTGGATCAGTCAGAAGTGGCCTGACGGTGCTCCGGACCCTACCATCCGCTCGGCGATGCGGGCCGTGCAGCGCGTGTGCAACTGGGCTCGCAAGTCGGGGCGTATCAAGTCGTCCCCACTGGCTGACATGGAGAAGCCGAGTGTTGACGGTCGCGACGTCTACTTGATGCCCGATCAGTTTAAGATTCTGTTGAGGCACATTCGCGAAACGGACCCGTTCCATGACGTCGTCGTTGGCTTGCGAGAGACCGGCTGCCGGCCGCAAGAGATTCGTGCGATCGAGGCTTTGCATTTCGACAAGTCGGGGCGCTGTTGGGTACTTCCCAGGCTGCAAGCGAAGGGGAAACGATCGCAGCGGACGATCCTGCTCAACGATCGAATGTTCGAGATCAGTGAGCGGCTGGCTTTGAAAAACCCCCAGGGTCCGATCTTTCGCAACATCGACGGCGGTCCGTGGACGAAGGATGCAATGGTGTGCCGTTGCCGACGCTTGCGGACCAAGGTGGACTTCTATGTTTGCCCCTACGCGATTCGCCACACCTTTGCGACCGATGCGATCATCCGCGGTGTGGACTTGGTCACAATCGCGCAGTTGATGGGTCACACTGATCTGAAGATGCTTCAGCGGATTTACCAGCATGTGCATCGTCGCAGCGATCACATGCAAAAGGCTCTCGCTCAAGCAACCAGGGATGTGGCTTAGTATTGGAAGCACTGTTCTAAGGCTTTGATCTCTCGCCGATGGGCGGGCTTTCGATGAGTGTCGATTTTGCAGTCGGACGGCTTCACGCGCACCAGTCGTCCGACCTTCTTGCTTGGGATGCGACCATCCTGACAATGCTTGTAGACCGTCTTCGTCGATACCTTTAGCTGATCCGCTACTTCCTGTACGGTGAGTAGGGTGTTTTCCCTAATTTTCGGTTTGTCTGCGAGAATCGCATGGGCTAAGACTAGATTGGAGGCAGCAATGGCATCGTTTGTGATGCCTAAGTACCGCTCATATAGGGTCATTGCTTCCATCATGGTCGTGGGTCCATAGCTCGTCGAAAGCCAGGAAGGCTGAGTCAGGCGTGTCGCCTTCGGCTTCCAGGCATTGGTAGCTTGCTACGAATTTGTCCCCACGTCGTTCCAATGTAGCTCGCAGTAAGAGCGAGGGGCGGCATACCACCCGTTGTTGTACGAGCAATTCAGCGGCTTTCCGCATCAGCACTTCGCGGTCGTAGTTCTCTTTCGCTCCGGCGATCTGCATTGTGGCCGTTGCTTCCGCCGTTCGGATGGCGATGTCTTCCAATCGCTGTTGAAACGTCATACCAGGAACCTGCGGACCGCGGACCATTCTTGCGTGGTAAGTTTCGAGCGGGCGTCACCAACTATCGACCGCAATCGCTGGTAAGTCGCTACGTCGCGACGGTACTTCGCGAGGCCTTGCTGGTACGCACGGCTCGTTTCTTCTTCGGTTCCTTCGCCGTTTCCTTGGCACTTGGAGCACGGTCTCCCCGCGCTCGACGCTTGGAGCCAGGTGAAGCCGACTCCGTTGCAGCGGAGACAGGGCCAGACTTTGTAGAGCGGTCGGCCTTGGTCTCTTCCTCGGAAGGAAGCGGCAAAATCTCGCAGGCTACGGGCTGGTCGTCTTGGTCGTTGCACGGTTCGTCTTCGGCGGGCTTTTGGGCAAGGGGCGGGAAGAGCATTTCGATCAGGCGTTGGTCCGCCTTCTTGGCGACCCACACGGGCAAACTCTGCATCGGACGGCCGCTACCGGCCCTGGCACGTTCCTTCAAGATGTTCAGCTTCGGCAGCTTGCGTCCGGGCGAATCGGGGATCGCGAGGAAGGCATTCCAGATTTTCCGGTTGAACTCGCATGCCTCGATCGCGGCCTTGAGCGTCTTGTATGGCCGACGATGTGCTGCAAATTCCCAGTAGCTTTGCCCGTCGAATCGCAACGTCTTCACGCAAGCGTAGTAGCACGGCGGCACGCTCACGCCCGCAACTTGGGACCGCCAATTGATCCGATACTGCCGGGTTTCGTCGTACCATTCGCGATATTCCTTGCCTTTCTTGCCGATGACTCGTTTGCGTCGGAAATCCATCAATACCCTCGGCCGCGATTGCGTCGAGGATGCAGTGGGCTGTAAGTGTTGGGTGCCGCGGGTGCTTTCTTGAAGTGCTGCTGAGCCTTGAGCGCCCCGCACTTGGGACATTCCTTCGGGTGCGACTCATTCATGGAGTGCTGCACCTCGAACTCGAACTTACACTCACCGCAGATCATGTCGTATAACGGCATGGGCTCAGACCTTGACGACGTTCTGGAGGTTCTTGATCGCGACCCGGCGACCGGCCTTGGTCAAGGCATGGACGAGAAAGGACGACGACTCACCTGGCGTGGGCAACACTTGCGTCACTGTGGCGACTGCCATCCACAGCTTCGAGCCGCGACGTACCGGGTAGACGATCGTATCGTTGACACCAAACTCGCGATCCATCAGATCGCGGGCGCGGTGATTCACTGGGTTGGACATGCAATTTCCTGTTCAATGTCGAGGGATTGGAAGGGAGCTTGTGCGAACTGGCGATTGAACGGCGCGGAAAGCAGTTCGAGAATCTCAAACAAGCAAGCCTTGTAGTTCGCGCACGCCGAGAGGCGGGTCGCGAACTCTTGGTTGCGGGCGATATTCCCGCTCTCACAGAGTTCCCGAAAGAACGGCTGGTGCTTGGGTGAGATGCCGTGCCGGCCGAAGATGGGGCCGAGTTGGTCAGTTAGCATGGGGAAGGTCTCCGTACCTTCTGTTAAGCTGACGAGGCAAAGAGGTTGCCTAGATTCCGCGAGATTTTCCAGGATTATCTCAAGCGGATATTACGCACAGTCGCAAGGCTCGCCAGGTCCGTGCAAGCCGGGATAACCGTGCCAACGCTCACCATCACCACAACAGTCGCAGACACAAACGTCGTGGTTGGCTTCGCTCTCGATCCAGTTGGTGACCGCGAGATGGTCACCGGTCGCAGTGTAGTGCTGGATCAACCAGTCGGGGAGTTGCTCGATGTTGAGGAACCCCATTCCGTCGCAGCGCGTGCAGATCATGCGGCGGCCTTGCCTGAAGACACGAACTCCCGCGACTGGCCAGTGTGGCGAGTCCGCTCGACGAGTTCATTCTCGAACGCGATTCGTTCGCAATAGAACGGGTCAAACTCCACCAAGGTTGCATCGCGGTTGATTCGGCGGCAAACACGCATCGTGGTGCCTGACCCGCCAAACGGGTCGATGACCCGCTGACCCTCGGCCGTGGACATCTGGATGCAACGCTCGACGAGTCCCTCATGCAACTGAGTGACATGCCACTTTCGACGTTGCTTGCTGTTGCCCGTCACTCGCGGGAAATCCCAGACGTCCAATGGCACTCGTCCACCAGGGGCAGCACGCTTGTCGCCGTTTAGTAGTCGCCACGAGGGTACCTTGATTTGGTTTGGATACAACTTGGCCTTCTTGCGTTTGAGTCGCCAGAGAGGACGGTGTCCATTGCCGCAGTCCGTCTTACAGTTCTGACCGAACGTCACGTTCTGGATTAGCGGCTTGGCTTCCCAGTCCGCGTTGTTCTTGACCAAGGCATGCACGATGACGCCCATCGCGAACGTCCACCGTGCGTTGAACGACAGCCAGACGATCGGAGCCTTCTCAATGAAGCACTCGATCCACTCCACCAGCTTGACTTCGTACTCGTGCTTGGGAGTCTTGTCGTTGTAAGACTTGTACTTTAGGCCAATTCCGTCAGGCGGATCTGCCAGGAGCATGTCAAACTGCTCGTCCGACGCTCGCAACCAAGTTAAGCAGTCTGCATTGATGAGACGATAACTCATGTCAAGCTCCTATGCACAAAGAAGGCGTCGAAGTCGCGAACTTCATCGAGCACGTACTCCGGCGCGAGCAGCTTGGTCAGGTATTCCAGCAAATCCCCATCTCGCTGGAACTCGATCGTCATGCAGCCGAATGTGTACCGTAGTCGGGCGTCCTTGTGCCGAAAGAAGGACTGCAAGATCGCGCCTTCTGCACCTTCGACGTCGATGCTCAGGTAGTCGATGTGTGAGGGCGCATCGGCATATTCCAGCAACGACAAGAGTGATAAGGTCGTGACCTCGATATTCTCACTCTTGCGACGGCAATGCTCTTCGAGCCAATCTTCAGGTAAGTAGCCGCCCAAGCCGCTGTAGAGCGATGCTCGTTCACCTTGGCCAACGACGAAGGGGACTTTCTGACCATCGTTCGGACCGATAGCTGCTCGAAGGCAGGTATTCCACGGCCGTTTCACCTTCAACGTGCGGAACAGCGAGGGGTTGGGCTCAACCAGCAAGCCTTGCCAGCCGTAGGACTCTTCCAACGCCAGCGTGTTGCTGTAGTGGACACCGTCGTAGGCGCCGATCTCCACGTAGTAGCCGTTCTGCTTACCTTGGAGCTTCTCGATCACCCACTCGTCTTGTCGCAGTTGGGAGTAAAGGGCAATGCTCATGCGATCGCTTTCTTGAAGACCTCACGAGCGTCGATGATCTTCTTGATGCGTTGCAGCAGGGCGAGTTGCTTCTCGGCAAATGCGATGGACCTGTCCAGCAACTGAGCGTTGATCTGCATGCTGACCATTGGATCAGTAGCGATTTGCACAACGGCGTCTAGCTGGGGAAAGCCAAAATCGCCGCAGACCAGTGGGAAGTGCATGGTGAATGATTCGCCTTCGTTCAAGTCACCGAGCTTCTCGCCCATTGCCTGTTCGATCGCTGCTTTGAAGCGATTGAACGATAGATGATTGAAGCTCGCAAGGATAATTGACTGAACCGACTCTTGCTCGACAGCCTTGGGTGCCTCGGGTGCCTCGGGTGCCTCGGGTGCCTCGGGTGCCTCGGGCTTTGGCCAGTATAGGCCGGTGTATGGGTCCGGCCGCTTACCTGCTTTGATGAGTTGCCCTTCCCCTGCACCGTAGGTCACAACGATGATCTCGCAATAGACGTTGAGCACACGCACCATGCCATAGGCGATCGAATCGCAACTGCACTCCAGTGCTTTGGCCGCGGCTTCATCTGCCGTATCGAAGCCTAGGTCGGTATCCATCCAACTGTCCGATTGATACTTGTGCTGGATGGTGTAATACGGAATCGGGCGACGTCTGATGCTGTCCCAGACTCGGGCATTTTCCCGTGTCGTGAGCATGTGCCTGCGTGCTACTCGGATTGCATCGGACCTATCGGTGAATCGACTCGTGTCGTTCCAGATCGTCCTTTGTAGACCTTTGCCTAGAACTTGAACGTAGTAGCTCATGCTGCCGCCTTTCTCGCAGTGATCTTCTTGATGTTCTTTTCGGCCGCGGCCTCGATCGTTATGCCGGTCATCAAGGCGAGGCTGGCCAGGGCTTCGAGCACGCACTCGATCGAGACGATGATCTCGTCGTGCTTCAACGATGCGAGCACGGCCGTGCTGAGCAATCCGACCGATGTGGACAAGCGCAGGGCAAGGACGTAAAAACTTCCTGGCTCGACGTTGAACTTGTGCGGAAGTGCAAGGCCCAACACGGTGCAGATTTCCGAGCAGTACCAAAGGCAATCGCCGATCTCGTCGTGTATCTTGGCGACTAGCTCGCCGGTAAAGTGGCCGCCGTGGTCTCGCAAGACCTTCTTGATCTGGTTGGCAATCTCTCCGGCCTCGCCGAACAGTCCCATCGTGAGGTACTTGACCGGGTCTTCTTTCGGGTACGTCGTGAACGACGGCTTGCGGAGTTGGTAGACGTCAAGTCTCAAGCGTCACCTCCGAATCGCACACCGCGCTCGATTACGTGATCCTCATGCCGTTGGAAGCCGAATGCCTCCAGTGCCGCATTCAGCACTCTTGACGGCTGGAACGGCTTGCACGAGTAGACGTCGAGCGTGATGAAGTGGCTCGGCTCAAGCGAATGGATCTGAATGCCAGACTCGATCAGCGGCACCCAGCCGGAGACACCTGCCTTGTCCGGGAACATTTCCTCCCCGTGATTGCGCGGTCCGTGGATCACGATCGGGGCACTCATCTTGGTCATGCCCAGCTTGTCCACGAGTGATTCCAGGAACCGATAGTGCAGTTCCAGATCGTCGGCCGCACCGGGCCGGCAGTTGTACATGTCCAACAGGTAGCTATATCCGAACGGTTTGCTCATTGAGGGGTATCCAGGAGTTCGGCAGCATTGTCGATCGCTGCTTGCGGGTCGTTGTATTTCAGCAGGTGCCCTTGCAGATCGGCCATGTTCAACTTGCCGATTCGTGGAGCGATGGCGTCGATGAAGTCGGCGGGCTGTGAGCCGGGGTGGAAGCGGCAGAACAGCCGGCCGATCTGATCTCGGTCCGGGTTGTCGATCTTGACTGTTAGATCGCAGCGACCACGTCGCGCGAGTGCTGGATCAATCTGTTGCACCTTCTCCGACGAGTCAGGGTCGAATACTTCGGGCTTGTTGGTGGTGAGGAAGAGGATGCGACCTTCGCCCGCACCGACACCGTCGATGGCATTCAGCAGGCCGCTGTAGGTGATGCCTACCTTCTCGTTCTGTTCTCGTTGGCGAAAGATGCAGTCGATGTCTTCGATCAGAACAATCGTGCCTTTCGGCAGATTGATGAAGGCATCTCGCAGCTTGTCGTCGTTCAGGTCAGACGACGACAGATTGAGAATCGCAATGTCCAGGCCGAAGTGACTGGCAATCGCAAGCACCGTGCTGCTCTTGCCATTCCCTGGCGGCCCATCCTCTCGGACGCCAAAGCGGTGCGGGATGCCCCGCCGGATGTAGTCTTGCTCGTCCGCAAAGAACTTTTCGATCGCGGCGACTATTTCCTCCATCAACCCTCGCTTGAGGATCACGGAGTCCAGTTCACGCGGTCTGCTATATCCGCAGTGTTCCCAGTCCGAGTATCGATACGCTGAGATGGAGACTCGAACGTCGTCCTTCGGGAGGGCAACGTCTCGAATGTCTTCCATCAACTGGGCTCCAGCCGAGCGATCGCGAGCTAGCACTTGGATCGTGAAGGACTCGCGGGGCTTGCCGTACATTTGATCTCGCTGGCCTTCCGTCCGGTTGCGAGTCACGATCAGCAATCGGCCACGGTGCGTGAAGAAATGGATACCTGGTGCCGGAGACAGGCGGAACTTGCGGCGGCTATCGACATTGCTCCCGTCTTTGTCCACGCTGAACGTGCTGACGGATAGCAGGCGTGACCGTTCTTTGCCGTAAGGATGCTGGGCCAGCCACTGCACCACCCAACCAAACGCTTCGTCGGAGTCGTCGATATTCAGTTCGACGATGAACTGGGACTTAACGCGCTGCCATAACTCGGAAGGGATGCGGCGGAGCACCACGCCCACTCCGGCGACGATCATCATCACGAGACCGGCACTGAAAAACTGATTGGTTTTCAGCAGGTTGGACAGAAACTCAAACATCGATACTCCATGCCGCAAACGAGCGAATGTTGATGGCCGCCATCGCTACATTCAGCGAGAGCAAGTCCATTCGGCCGGATGCCACGCTGTCGATCACCCAGCCGACGTTCGCGATTGCCAGCAAGGCAAAGCCGAGTCGCCACTTGGCACCAATCAGGAACAAGCCCGCGAGTGTCAAGCAGGAGGCGATGATTCCGATCGCTGTGAACATGCAGGCCTTAACGAGAGGGTGATAACGGGGACGAGGTCACCCTCTTCGACGGTGTCGTCAGGGTGCTGGAAACCGAGCGTGAACTCCGAGGCTTGGGCGCCGAACTCGTGGACACTGTCCGCCATCCGCTCGAAGATCGTGGCCAGTGCTTCGCCGCGACCCGGCGTATGACGAACGCGATCAAGCGCTGGCAGGTTGAGGCGCAACGGGCACTCCACATTTGATGGTGATGTCGTCCGGCAGCGGCTGACCTTTCGGGACGGCGAACGCTTTCTTCACCTGAGCGACGGCATCAGGATGGTTCCGAGCGAGGATGACGACGCATTGGTCACCTTGGGTGACGGTCCAGTAGCACACGCGAGGTCCTGACTTGGTGAGACGGGTGACGGGCGACGGCTTGCCTTCGCCCTCTGGTCCGGTATACGGTTTGCTGTTCTCCAAAGCTTGCTTGTACTGCTGTCGGGTACGGCGACTCATGGGTCTCCTATTGGTTGTTGCGGACGAACCGGACGCCGTTCTCGGGCTCGCCGTAGAATGTGAAATGGTTCTTGAGAATCGGTGCGGTGCCTCGGAAGCCGCAGGCAACGAGCCACGCACTCAAGTCGCTGGGATCGCCGGGCCGAATGCGTGCTTCCGGGATCGTCAACGAGATGTACTTGAACGCTTGCGAGTAGCCGTAGGAGGCCATTCGCTCGATGAGCTTGCGTCCAATGCCTTGCCGCACCAGTTGGGGATTGACAACCACCTTGCGGATGTTGAGGCAAGTGGTTGACCGAGATGCGACCACGCATCCCAGTACCTTGCCAAAACTATCGGCGACCAGAATCTTGTCGTTGTTAATGGCTTCTTGCCATTCGTCACTGGTCCAGGTCAGTTCAGCCGAAGCTTTGATGTCGAAGTCCAACAAGTAGGACTTGTCGAGCATTTCGTAATCGCGAACGTGGACGAACATCTCAACCTCGGTATTTGGCACGGGTGATCGTGTTGAAGTAGTCCTCGTTCGATGACCCATCCGACTGAAGGCCGACTGAGACGTCATTCAGCGTGAGGCAACGAGAGTCGTTGTCTTCACGCGAGAGGTCCGGGAAGACATACCCGGTGGTAATCGCTTCCCAGCAGCGTTGCAGCCGGCCCAGCAACTTGCGCTGGTAGTCAGCCGCTACACGAGCACGGTACTGCGACACTCGAAGCTCGGGCCGCGACCCGGCGACGGGCTTGCCCACGATCTCGTGAACCGACAGCACCACGTCCTCGTCACCGACCTTCTCGCCAAGGCACCAGCCATACGTCGTCAACTGGTCGGCCCACTTCTCGCAGAACGCTTCCATGAACGCGATATTGATCGTGATGTCACGATGCTGGTACGCGAGGTAGGCGTTGTGCTCTTTGTTGTGGCTCTTCGATTGCTTCTCCGCGGTGAAGGCATCGCGGCAAAGCTGGTAGCCCTTGGTCGGACTGGTGGTGCTCTTCGAGCAGTAGCCGGAGACCTTCCAGTCGTGAATGACCGGGACGAGCAGCGGTGTCTTGAAGCGGCAGTCCGGCTTGCCCAAGAACTGCACACCGCCGATCTCGGCTTCGACGGTGAACTCAAAGCGGGGTGCCTCCGGCGACACTTGCAGCATCGCGAGCAGTTCGTCGTAGAAGCCGGTGAACTTGTACCGCTCGAAGACGTAGTCCCCTTCTGGACCGGCCCAGTCGCGGTTGTGCGGCTCAACCTGTGCCTCGAACAGTGCTTCGTACGTGTACTTCGGGTCGTTCGCGCCGAACAGAGCTTCGTACAAGCAGGACTTCGCGCGGGCGTCGAAAGCCGAGCCGACTGCGGCAGGTCGTTCCTGCGGAGCGCGGGGCGGGCGATTGGGGGCCAGGTACTTGAGGTAATATTCTTCAGGCTGCTTTTCCCAGAGCGTCAGGGCTGAGTAGCTGAGGGCCTTGATGTCGCGCATTGTTGTGGTCAAGGTTGATTGTCCAGGTGTGTGAGATGGGGTCATCGCCCACCGGTGTAAGAGTCCAGTGACGGACACTCCTCGCTTGTTCTCGTTGCGGTTAGAAACTGTCAGTCCGACTTGCGATCCCTATGCATTTCCGAACTTGATCGCTAAAGCGGCGAGGCTGCCCAGAAACACAAGCCCAATGAGTGGATGGCTAGTCAAGAGAGAAACTTGGAGTGCGGCTGCTAGAAAAGCGATTAGCAGCATCCAGAGCACCGTTTCAAGGTTGCTCATTCCACACCTCGCTTCCGCCAGTACCTGGCTTCCTTCGGGATGCCGTCGTCGGTCAACTCGCGGAATTTGAATGTCACGGTCTGCCCAACCTTGAAGTGCTTTGTCCGCTTAACGCCGGACGGCATTTCTTCGCCGGGATGCTCACGGGCGTGGTCCATATCAGCGGTGGCGTAGAACTCGCGCTCGTCATCGGTCAAGCCGGCCAGTTCGAGCCGCTTGCCCTGGTAGTCCAGGATCAAGGCACCGATCTTCCCGCGAAGTCGCGAGCCTTTGGCGGTCTCGCGACCGGAGGTGAAGCCAACGATCGTCCCTTCGGCGTCATCGAACGGCTTCCACTTGAGAATTCCGTTGTGCCGCTTGGGCGTCCAAACAGCGGCAGGGTTGCGGAGCATCCCACCTTCCCCACCTTGGTCGAGCACCTCGTTCAGGAAGCGGTCGGCCTGCTCGCGCGCCTCCGCCTCATTGATCGAGAGGCGGACTTGCCGGTGCAGGAAGACATGGTCGTTCTGCGTGTCGATCGCACCTCGCAAGAACATCAGTTCGTCGTCGAACGTGGCGTTCGCAGGGACGGAGCGGAAGTCGCCATCGAACTCTCCGAGCCGATCGTGGAGCCACGATTCGATCAGCAGCCGATCGACTTCGCGGACCATATTGGAGTTCTTGATCTCGCCCGTGGCGAAGATGCTGGCCAACGGCGGCGATGAGTAAACCGCGTAGCTGATCTTGTTGAACCGCGGATCGGGGTTGTCGCCGCCGCAGATCGAGACGGTCAACTGGAACTTCCCTCGACCGGCCCAAAGCTCACCATCGAGCGGACAAGCTGGCAGTGCATTCAGGAACCAGTCCGGTGCGATGATCGGATTGCCGTAGCGGGACCAGAGTCCCGTAGCGATCGGCTTGACCTTAGCCTTTCGTTCCTTGGTCTTCGGATCGGTGACACCTGCCCAGGGAACGGTGTCGGTGGGCAGGCCTCGGGTGACGCCGCCGTCCCAAAAACATCTCTGCCCGTCAAGCTTCTCCGAGATGTACCAACCGGCGATCTTCTGCTTGTCTGGCTTGAAAGGATGGGCCAGTTGCAGAAACTCGCGACTAGGAAGTTTGGTGCTCGTGCTCAAGGGTGTTCTCCGTGTTCCGGTGGATTAGGCGCCGTCGAATTGCGAGTCCGGCACGGGTTTGCTTTCGATCTCGTGCTCCGGTTCAAGTTGGTCCGACATGGCGTTGATGCGCAACTGCAAGGCTGCGTTCTCCTTCGCCAACTCCCGACAGATGTTTTGCAGGTGGAGGAAGGCGGCGACGGCCTGCTGATAGCGTTGGTCTTGCTGGACGATATGTGTGGAGAGGTAGGCGATTGTTACCGCCGTGTTTTCGGAGTTGCGGGCCTGGGCACCGATGACCTTGGTCTCGATCGAGTCGCAACGGGTGGTGGCGTCTCGGATGAGCGTTTGATCCACGAAGGTCAGGACAACGCAGACGGCGAGCGTGAGATAGATCAGGAAGTTGCGCATTGGGTCTCCAGGGAGTTGAATTCGCTTTCGAGGAAGGGAAGAGTGTCGTGAGGATTCAGAGAGTTCCACGGCCGCGGGACGAGGATTGCTTGGCCTCCCCAGGCGCGGAACTTGTTGACGTTCTTGTCGGCGTCATCGATCAGCAGAGCTTCAGGGTGGGCACAGAATTGCTTCACCGGACCAACCAGGAACTGGCGATGCATCCAGCTTGGTGCGTGCTCGTGAATCCATTCCAGCTTGCCTGCCAAGCAGTCCGGATCGAGCGTCGGCGACGTCAGGAAACAGACGTTCTCGCGGCCAACCAACTGCTCGCAGCGGCTGAGCAGCCAGTGGAACTCAGCGGACTCCGGAACGGATGCCCACAGCGACCGCGGGATGCGTTCCCAGAATGTGCGGGCGGTGTAGACCGGAGCCTTGAGCAGTTCATTGGCAGCACCGACGATGTCGAACCCGAACTTGGAAGGAAACTGTTCGTTCGACGTGTAATCAACGGGGCACCCTGCATGCTTCAACGTATACATCGTGAAGCGATTGCAGACGTCGTCGATGTCGAGCAGGATTCGAGAGACGCGTTTCTTCATCAGTCCTGAACCTTGGCCAGATATCTGGCGTAGATTTCTTTGCGGAGAAGGAAGACCGTTGTGGTGGAGAGATTCAGCCGATCGCCAATCTCGCGATCGACCAGGCCTTCCATGCGAAGGCGGACGATAAATCGCTCTTCGTCCGAGTGGCAGCAAGAGAAGATCGTGTCTTCCAAGTCAATCAACGCCATCGGATCGCCGATCTCCGGCGTGAGTGCATCCGTCAGATCGTCCGATACTTCCGGCGTCTCAATCGGGATGCCGTTCTGACGTTTGTGGCGCTTTGACCGTGCGCTTTCTGAAACGATCGATTGGCTATCAGCGCAGTTGCCAATTGCTCTGCAAATGGCAATGCCCAAGTACCCTGTGGGGTTGATCGGTGTATTGGATTCAGGGACTGAACCCGCCATCGAATCGACGGCTTTGACCAGGGCGAGTAGGCCTTCGCCGATGAACTCGTCCAGTAGGTACGTGAACTTCGGGAAGGTCTCCAAGAAGCTTTCAGCCTTGGTGACCACCAAACCGTAGTTCGAGGTAATCATCAACTGACGTGCTTCTTGGTCTCCAGCGATGACTCGCGGATACAGTTCGTCGTTCAGATTTCGAGAGCCGCGCAAAGTGTCTTGTGTCATGGGTTATGCTCGTCGTTCGACTCGCCAGAGGCAGCGAGTAAAGAAGCCGCGCTCTTCGCAGGCTTGTCGCGAATACGCGTAGGTGTCGCCGTCCGGGTCGTAGATGACCCCCTGGCAGAATGCGACGGCGTGGTTGCAGTTGCGTCCGACGCCTTCGATCACGCCGGACGAGTTCTTGATGTGCCAGACGAACCGCTGCCAGTTGAACTTCCAGTCACGGCCGAATAGGACGGCGTAGTCGGAGCGTCGGTAGTTCCCCACGTCAGCAATCTGAGGCAACAACTCCACCGGTGTTGCCGACCAACCCAAGAGCAAGGCAGCATTGATGCATTCTTGGACGTGAATCCCGCGACGTCGTCGCGGTTCGCGAAGGTTGGGCCAAATGACTTCACTGCCATCGTTGCCGATCAGCTTGTGAAGACTCTCGACTGGGAGATCGAGGGCCATTGCCCAAGCGGTTGCTTGGCATGACCAGGGGAATGGTTTGATTTGGAGTTGCATGCGCGTACGGGGAGCGGTGTTGTCGAAGGTGTGACGAGTTCGCAGGGATTAGTCCGCGTCTTCTTGCTCTAACTGAGCGAGAAGCTCGTCGATGTCTGGAACGATGCCCCAGGAGGGCTTCCAGTAGTTCCGCCAGTTAGGCGGTTGGAAGAGCAGGTCGTACTGCTCTTGCGTGGCCGCGGTCAGAATCCAAATGCCAGTTCTGAACTCATCCCAGATCGGCCACTCACGTCTTTGGTCCTTCGTGAACGTGTATCTGTTCGGTTGCTTAACGTCGATCCATCGCGTGCCCCATTTCTTATGCAGGCACAGAAGATCGGGAACGCCCGTCTGATACAAGTTGCCGTGCATCCGTTTCACGTACCAGCCGCGATCGACCATGAACTCGATCAGGTCGCGTTGGATGTACCATTCGGGTCCATGCTTCTTTCTACCGCCGAGACGTCCCATTGGTTGCTCAGATTCTTAGATCAAAGACTGGAACGGTTCAGGGCGGACCGGTTGTGGCAATTGACGCACCGCGGTCAACAGCGTGTGGCGAGGTGCGTGGTTGGCATTGTGGACACGCAGTTGCTTCGCGAGCGTGCGAAGCTCTGGTGTTGGCAGCTTGGCGAGCGTGGCGTAATCAGTTGTCATCATGCAGCCTGTGCTAGGAATTCGGGTGTGGGCGCAATCTTCAGCGATCGTGTGCCAGCCTTCTTCTCGGCCCACGAGTCCATCTGCAACTGCCAGGTCATGCCGATTAACGGCACCTTCGGCCGGAACGATTCCACGGCCTCGGTCACGGTCTGAGCGACAGGCTCGACGTAGTCGGGGTGCGTGACGGAGAGAAGCTCGTCATGCACGTTCATCAGCGCGACGTAGAGCGGATGCACGCCGCAGGGCTGGAGGTTCCACACCTTGCGCTGCACTGCTTTGGTGATCTGTCCGCCAGGGCTTTGAATCTCGTGATTGTCCGCGGCACGCTTGACTGCGGCCTGGATCGAGAACGCTGCTCCGTACAACGCACTGGCCACCGCACCCGCGGCCGTTTGCACACGGTCTCGGCGGTAGACCTTGACGTGGCAGTCTTTCCATTCCTTCGGCGGCTTGCTGGCGAGCGTGAAGATCGCCTTGGCAGCCATGTTTTCCAAAGGGAACCAACGGCGGAAGCCTAAGAAGCTCTCGACGTGGTCGGTCGGTTCCTGCCAGACGACAGCGGTTCCCACTCCACCGGGCTGGACCATCGAGCAGTATTTCTGCTGGTTGCGGTCCTGGTGCTCTTTGATCGCAGAGAATTCCGACGACCACCACTGATCGGTTCGCTGGGCGTCTTCCTCGGAAATACCGAGACGATCGACGAACGTCTTCCAGATACCGCCGAAGACTTTCAAGAACACGCCCGACTTGGCTTTGGTGTACATATCATTCTCTGTACCCTCGCTCGCCAGAATCTGGTCGTAAGAGTTCCCTGGGAACATCACGGTTCCCATGATGCCGTGCAGCTTCTTTGGACCGGTGAGAATGGCTCGTAGCTTCGGATCGCGATAGACTGCATCCACCAGCGTGAGTTCGTAAGACGAGAAGTCACCGCCGCAGAGTTGATAACCGTCCCAAGCCATCGGGAACTGGCGACGAACTTCCTTGGCACGCTTAATACCTTGGGCATTGAGACCGTCGCCACCAGCCATGCGGTTGGACAACGTGCCTACCACCACGAACGAGGCGTGGAGCTTGCCCGCGCGGAGCAGCTTGTCGTATAGCTTGATCTCCGCCACGGCGAACTTGACGTCCAGCAGTTCCTTCGCTCGCAACGCGGCCGGGTGAGGGCCAGGATTGAGTTGGCCTTGGCCCTTGCATCGCGTGCATTCACCACCGTCGCATTTCAGGCACGGCTCAATCTCTTTGACCATCCACCGTGAAATCTTCTCCAAGGTGGACTTGTTGGTCGTTTCGTCAATTTTCGAGGTGAGGATGTCCAGGTCATCCATTGCCTCGGTGATATAGCGGCGGACCTCGGCCGGCTTGTTGGTGTTGACCGGTGAGTTCTCAACGGTCAAGACCGCTTTGGCTCGAAGCTCTTTGATCCCTTCGATGTTGATTTTGAAGCCACGCCATCGGACGACAGGAACCATGCAGGCAAGCACGGAGTCGTCGTCACCTGGTTCGGGATAGCCGAAGTGCTTGTCAAGGGCACGCGTGTAGACGATATCGTCGTTCGCGTAGTCGCGAGCGTCTTTACGAGTGCCCCAGTGCTCGATGAACTTCTTGATGACGCCGGGCCAAGCGTATCGGTCTTGCGTCCGCTTGGCTTTCTTTGGCTGGATAACCTCTTCGTCGTCCTCGCTCTCAGGTTCTGTCAACGGGTCCGAATACAGGTCGCCTTCGCGTTCGTCTTCTTCCTCTTCGTCATCAGTGACACGCCATCGCTTTGCAAGCGTAGAGACGGCCAGCGCGGTCGGCGCATAGCCATACTCGACGGGATACCACGACTTGGGCGGTTCCACGTCCGTGTAGAGATACTTCGGTGTCAAGCCCAGGGCGTGCTCCGCCAGGAACTTCAATGCACCGGAAGGGTTGAAGCGCAACACCACGTCCTTGAAGTCAGGATCGAGGTCACCGTCACGGTTCTTGCGATCAAAGACGTTCCAGCGAGGGGCGCTGGGATCGCTGGTGCGAGCGAAGTAGATACCGTCAAACGCAACAGTCTCTTCCAGCTTCGCAGCCAGACCGTAGGCCAGTGCGGTGGGGACTTTGCGGATGCGGATGTCTTCGCGAGCCATCAGGCTCTGATACGGACCTTTGCGAGAGTGCAACATGAGATCAAGTGCGTTGGCCGGCTTGATGCATGGTCCGTTTTGTGCTTCCGGCTCTTTGAGAGCAATTTCGTCGATGTGCTCGATGGGAATCCAATCCCGCGGGCAGAGACGGAAGATCGTGTAGAGTTTGACGAGATGGAACCAGTCAAAGGCCAGATTGAAGCCAACGACGGTGAAGCCCAGCATCCACTCAATTAAGTCGAGCGTCTCGCCAACGGGCTTGTGCCAGATGTCGTAGAGCGTGATGGGGCCTTGGTCCACTGCAAATTGCAGCAGCACCGGCATCCCATGTAGCCCGCAGGTCTCAGAATCGAGGTAAAGGCGCTTGTTAGCGTTCGACATGTAAAAGAAAAGTGAGGGTCTCAGCCTCGTCCCGACACTCGCAGATCGCCAGCCTGCGATACCATTACCGGTTGGCTTAGTAGAAACCGGTCCCAGTCACCAGCATCGGGGTTATGGGTTCAGCCAAGTGGCACGCTGAGACCCTCACGCACCATCGTGAGGTTGTGGATTGATGACATCCAAACGCCAGCCGTTGCCAGAGATAGAGGCTGACGTGACAGGATGGGTTGGATGGATTCCGTTCTTGAAGCGGAAATGCATTCTCAACCCTTCACCGATCCAACCTGGAATGAAGATGTCTTCAGGTGCGCCATACGCGGACCCCATCAATTCGGCAATCGATCCGGCGAGCACGCGCGGGTCGGAGGATTCGACAATCGAAACCAACCGCTTCTCTGGCCAGTACGTTTTCAACTCGTACACGGCCTGCGTGGTTTCGATCAGCAGATGGGTGCTGTTGGGCTGTTTCTCAAGCTGAATTCCAGGCTTCGAGAGAAGGGCCTGGATTTCACTGTTTCGGCGTTGGGAGGAGAGTTTAGTGGTCACCCTTTCTTTACAATCGGCGAGCCCGTTGGTTGCCGATTTCCTTGAATATCTCTGCTTCGAGTTCCTGTTCGGTGATGTACCCCACGCACCAAGCACCAAACTTGGGCGCCAGTCCAGTGACGCCGAGGCTAAGCATGGTGGAGATCATCGCGTTGACCTCGGTGTTCGTGCGGCGTCTGGCTAGCCCGCGAACGTGGGTGTCACCGATGAACCGCACCCGACGTCGTGTGGGGCCACACTTGGCTTTCTCCAAGTCGTCCGCGAGCTTGATCTGACGGTTCTCGTCCGGGGCCTGCACAATCTGATCGACGTCGCCGAGGCTGAGCCGCCCTGCTGCAACCCGTTCCTTCAGCACAGCCGGCAGACCAAGAATATTCAGCCGCTGCTTGACCCAGCCACTGTTGCGGTTGAGCAACTTGCCGATGACTCGCGCTGGGGTGTTCTTTGGAAACACCCGCTCGATCGAGAGGGCTTCCTCCAACGGATTAAGTTGCGACCGCTCCAGGTTCTCGGTCAGGTTGAGTAGCTGGGCCTCGTGCGAACTGAGGCCCCGTCGAATCGTCGCATTGATCTTGCCCCATTTCAGGAACGTCGTGACGGCCGTGTATCGCCGATGACCAGCGATCAGTCGCCAGCGGTATCCCGGCGAAGTGATGCCAGCGTCTTCGATCGGTTGGACGGTGATCGGGAAGAAAAGCTGCCCGGCTGACTCGATCGAATCGGCTAGCTCTTTGACTGACTGCGGAGTGAAGACCCGGCGGCAGTTGAAGTCCGAATCGACCAGGATCTCATCCACAGGGATGAGGTAGGTCTCCTGGCCGTCAACGCGTTCGAGTTCTGCCATTGCCAATTTCCCGATGCCTTCCAAGCTGAGATCGCATGCCGAGAATATCTGGCTATGTCAAACAGAAATTTCCAAACGTATTGCAATTTGCTTTCTGGACTTCGACAATTCAGTTGTGTTGGCGTCGGCATTCATTGAATGGGAGATTGCGATGCGAGCGTTAAGGGCAGTTTGTACGGTGGGGTTGTTCTGTGCCATGCATTCCACACTTTTGGCAGTGGAAGTTATGTGGTACGAAGAGGTTAAAGAACATAAAGAGGAAGCCCGTCGCGGAGGAGGTGAAAACAGTTGGCGAGACTATTTTCATAAGCCAGGATTCGCAATCTATGACTTTTCGCTTGAGGTCATCAAGGTGCGAGGTGGAGGCTCTTGGTGGGGCTCACAACTGACCGCAGCAGGTTGGGAAAAGACCGTAGGCCAGTACCTTTGGGGCGTGGATTTTCCTTATCAGAAAGTGATGGAACGCTCTTGGGCAAAAGAGCCTCATCCAGAGATCGTGAACTTGGGAGATGGCCTTATGGTGCGAGGTGTAACCTCTTACCAACCAATTGGCGGAAATTCAGGAAATGTAAAATACAGACTGCATATTTGCTATATCCCCAAACATGAAGTCCGCAATCTTCCTCAGAGAAACGCGCATCGCTTTGCGCTGATGGGTATTCGCCAGTCAAACCAAGATTGCCAGACTGACAAGGCAGCAATCGCGGCCAATCTCAGAAGTTTGGGTCACGAAGTGTTTGAGTACAAGTATGCCCCTGTATCACGGATCAAGAACGCGTGGGAAGCCGATCAAAATGGTCGCCGAGGCGACGGCTACTTAAATGTTGAAAATGGATCGCTCCAATCGACGCCTATTCAGAGTGGGTGGTTGAGCGCCTTATGGCGATTGGAAAAGGTTGACGGTGTAAGGGGAAACGTATACCGGATACGAAACGTCTGGAAACCGCGACAGTGTATTCATATACAGACAGGTGGCCTGATGGCGAGTGAAGTGCTGCCAGGTTGGCATAGTTCTTATTGGATTTTAGAGAATGTTAAGGGATCGAGGGCCAAACGACTAAGAAACTTCTGGAAGCGTGAGCAATGCATTCACATGCAGAATGGCCCACTCGGTGTCGGCCCGGTGCAGGACGGTTGGCAAAGTGCTCAGTGGCATATTCAAGAAGTTGATTCTTAGACAGATTGACTTCTACGATGCGACGGCACGGCCGGCGTCATACGAGCGGGCCTACCTCTCGGCCGCCGTCGATCTTGTACCGCTTCGGGCCGGCTTTCTCGTTCTCGTGCTTGAGCTTGACGTTCATTCGCCAGGTGATGCCGTGCTTGGGATTGACCCCATGCAGCAGTTGGCACGGCTCACGGTAGCCGCTGAACGAGTTGTAGGAGAACGAGTCGGTGCCCGGCCAAGCACCATTGATAACCATCTCGCCATTGATGTCGGACAGACTCGCAAGGCAATGGTGGTGACCGATGACGAAGTAGCGGATGGGTGTGCTGCCCCGCGCGGCACCCAGAGCGATCAAGCCCTTCTGGCGACGAGTGAGGGCGTACCAGGGGATACCGCCGTTGCTCCGAACGTCATCACCGTGTGAGAGGTTGAACCCCACCTCGTTGATGATGATGTTGGCCGACCAGCAGTTGGGGATCGTGAAATGGATATTCGGGATATCGCGGCAATGCAGCCGTGCGATCTCGCCGATCAGGTAGTCGAAGTTGTTCTGTGCTCCGTGGAAGTCCTTCTGTGCCGTCCGGCGGCCGTGGTTGCCGGAGAGATGCAGGACGTTGATCTGCGAGAAGTGAGGAGCCAGGTCGCGATACATCATGGCCTGAAGCTGGCCGATCGCGAGGCAGTTCTTAAACGAGTTGCGGTAGTACGACCGCTCACCGTGGCCGTGAATCTCACCGCTGGTGAAGTCGCCGTACGCCAGGATGGTGAGTTCGGTGAACTTGAACTTCGGTGCCAGTGTATCTTGCGTCCACTCGATCACAGTGTCCACGTATCGCTCGGCTCGGGCACAGGCGATCGGGAAGTTGAATTCCTCCAGCCCGCCGCATTCTTCCGGCGTGATGACCTGATCGGCGTGCATGTCCGACAGATGCATCACCACATGCTCGGTGATGGGCTTAACCTTCCGCGTGATCGGTGCAGCAGTCGGCAGTGCGGTGAACGGCCGGATGCGATGCTCCATCTCGGAGACGATCGCGCGAAACAAGCCTTGGGTCTTGGCAACCGACTTTGACTTTCGTCGCTCGCGGTTCCGCTCTTCGGTGAGATGCACAACCTCCGATTCGAGTTCGAGGATGCGGGTGTTCGTCGGGTCGTACAACGGCCGCCGCTGACCGCCGGGCTTCTTGGGTGCCACGGATTCAGGCCAGGGGACGTGCGTATGGCGGCGACCAGTTGCGATGTCGGAGACCGCGCTGCGGCTGATGCCGAACTCTTTGGCGATTGCTGGTTGCTTGTACCCTCGTGCGATGAGGTCCTTGATCGAGGCGACTTTCTTGTCGTTCAGTGTCTTCATGTAAGCTCCACAATCTCACAAGCCTCAGACGATTCCGCGTCGTCCAAGCAGGCCGTCATCTGGCCCAGGGTCATTAGTTCGATACGCCGGTTCTCTTGCAGCACGCTGAGCACGCGGGCGTCGGTGGGGAGGTGAAACAAGTCCACGATCGTGCAGCCGAAGTTGACATCCATTCCTTTGCGATGGATGCGGTCTTCAGCTTGGATTCGGAACTCGGGCTTGAACGGGTTGTCCCAGAAGACCGCCATACGGCTTTCAACCAGCGTCAAGCTCATGCCGCCCGATTCGTGGTTAGCCACGAACGCGACCTTCGAGTTGTCGCGGTTGGCCCAGTAGTCGAGACCATGCACGTCGGTGACGATCTCGCCGGAGGCTGTCTTAACTTCGTAGCCTCGACCGTCGCAACGAACGATATCCCACCCTTCCTTGCGGCAGACGGTAATCATCCGGTCGATCGAGCCTTGAAAGGCTCCGAAGAGCACGATCCGCCCTGTCTCATCGCACTCTGCCAGCAGGCCTTTGAGTGCCGGTTCCTTCGGGCAAGGGACTTCCTTCGAGACGCGGACCAGCCGGTCGATTTGTTTGTTGCCGTGACACTTCGGGCAAGGGACGGTGCGTTTCTCCAGCCGAGCGACCAAGTCAGCGTTGAGCATGTCCACGGATGAGAAGGTGCGATCCTCGTCTCGCGGATCGAACCACTCTTCCACCTCGCCACATGCCTTGGGGCAATGCGGACAAGGGATCACGCCGTCTTTCACTTCGCGGTATTGGAAGCCACTCGACAACTCCCGCAACCACGACATGCCAGTCATCGTGTTCGGCGCGGAGTCGGCCAAGGCCTTGGCGACTCGCAGCATTTGAGCGGTCGGCTTGCAATGGATCTGGCGATACCGTTTCTCAGGCAGCCCCAGACATTCCTTGCTTTGCAGAACTGTGACGAGCCCTTTCAAGCGTTCGTACAGCAAGGTGACTTCGTTGACGCTAGGCTCCCACTTGTGGTAATCGTCGGAGTAGCCGTCTTCACCGAATTGGTGGCACTCAGCATCTTCAAAATCGCCGCACTTGGCGCACTTCCGTTCGTCGTCCTTCCAACCGCTTCGCTTCTTGAAGACCCCGGCGTCGAATTGCTTATCGACCATGAAGGCCAGTCGCTTCTCCAAGGCTTGCGGGGTGCCTTCTTTCAGAAAGCCTGGCCATGCGACTTCGGTCGGTGCCCACCAATCCACGGGGGATTTGGGAGCAGGCGTGCCGGACATTTCGATCACGAAGCCGTCTCGCGCGAATCGCTTACGGATCATGTCCGTCAACATCATCGCAGCCGTTGTCCGCTGCGAAGTGGCACCTTTCAGCCGGCTGCTTTCGTCAAAGATGACGCCTTGTGGCAGCGGGTCTCCTGGCTCGAAGTCATCGACGTACTTGACCAGCCGGTCATACGTGAGCCATTCGATCTCAGCCGGATTGTCCCAGCCCCATTTAATGAACTCGCGCTGGATGTTGGGCAGGCTCGTCTTTGGGCCGACCCACCACCAGAACTTCACGCCGGATTGCTCGATCAACTCCTGTGCGGAGAGGGTCTTGCCGAGACCCATGATGGCCGCCCAGATTTGGTAGTGATACGTGAGCCCAGTGTTGAGCATCACGCCCTGGTGCGGCATTAGTTCCTTGCGGCGGGGCTCGAACTCAGTGACGTCACGATCGAACCATTCGTAGACGTCCTCGCCTTTCAGCCAGTCGAGTTGGAACCGGTTGCGTTGACAGTCGGCCACTGACCAAATCTTCTGAGGCGGGTCGTCATAGCCGTGCCACTTGGAGCCCTTCATCGCTTTGATCTCATCCTTGAGAGCAAACGGCGACTTGCGGAAGAAGATGCGATCGTCCTTGTATTCGATGATCGCTTCGGATCGGACGAGGCTTCCTCCCTCGGTTCGGTGCGTGAGCTTGACAGTTTCGATCATTTCTTGTGTTCGATCACGAAGGTGTTGTCAGAGAGATGGCGAACAGGAAGGCCTTGCCAGACGTTGAGCCCGGCGGACTCGAACAGGCCTTTCAGCTTGCAGAAGCAAGCTCGCACGTTGAGTTCGGTGCCGGGCGATGCACCCTGGATCACGGCGTCTCGCCACTGCGCCAGCGTGCCAGTCACGACGGCGACCTGGACGCCTCGTGCGACGGTGTCGGCCGCCACGAATGGCATGCCCGCGGCCGTTTGCAGAATGTCCAGCAGGTCTCGTTCGTCGGCAGCGATGAAGGCCGAGTAGGAAACGTGGGGCAACAGCGACGTGAGCAGACCGGCAGCGGCCTCTCGATCGAGCAGTGATGCCAAGCACGACAAGAAACGCTCAGCGTCACTGGCGTTGCGCTTGGCATCGACCGCGGAGGAAAGAGAGTATCCGACAGCCTTGTGCCCCAGACTGAGAAACGTCGCGAAGTTGACGGCTGGGGTTTGAATCAGAACGGCGTCAGGCTGCATTCAGTCCTGCGAGGGTTCGTGAATCTTGAGCGGAGGCTGGCGGTGAAATTGCTTGACGTGGTACAAGACGTTTTCAAGCAACACGAGCAAGTACAGCGGCGTGGCAACGATGGACCAGATGAACCATGCCGGGTAGCAGACCGGCCGATGCATGCTGCTCAGAGACTTTGCCGCTGAGTTGAGGATCACGCAGATGGTTTTGATTGGCATGGAGCGCAATAGGGGTTGAGGATTTCCAGCGGTCCGCCGCCATACGGTGTGCAGCCGGGATAGACACGCGTGGTGGTCTGCTCGACTTCGAGCAGTCGGCGACGTTCCGGGCCACCCGCTTCCGACACGGTGCCAGGCGCCCCGTAGATCGCGGGGTTGCCTTTGAGGCGGCGAATGCGGTGGTAGCGAGACAACGTGCGTGTCGTCACGACAACCGGGGCAGGCCGCTCGACGGATTCACGCCGCTCGATCACCCGTTGTCGGGCAAGCTCGTTTCGCTGTTCGGCAAACTCGGACCAAGAGTCAGGTGGCGAGTCGGCTTGCAGCAGACAAAAGAGCAGTGCGAGAGTTGAGAACATGGATACCTCTTGAGGGAGAAGAGGTTCTGCGACAGGATTTGAACCTGCGACCTCCTACCACTAGGCAGGGCTCTGGCCGGACTGAGCTACGCAGAACTGTCCCGCGGATTACGGCCGATTCCGCAGGCAAGGGTAGAAGCACCCGTAAAGGTGCTTCTCAAGTCCGTCACGAAGACAGACTTGGATGTACACCGATTCGCCAGGCTGGTTCGGTGCAACCTTGATAGATCGCGGCCGTGCGACTCAATACTCGTCCTTGATGCACGTCATTGAGCGGTGCGACGAGTGTGTTGCTTACTTCGTATTCGGATCAGGAGGCATGTAGCCCTCGTGAAAAGAGGCCAGTGCGGCAGGGACAAGCCGCACTGGCCAGAGAACCAAATGGCAATCTTGCGAAAGGAATAACTCAACCTCACCCTGGAAGGGCTCGAACCTTCAACCACGCCCGTTCAGCACGGGGCCTCTGCCAATTGAGTTACAGAGTGAGGATTGATTTGCGGCCCACGCTGGGCGCAGACCCCTGGGCATTGCCCATAAGCTGAAGCCGCTCAAGCGAACGGCTTCGTACCTCTTTCCACAATGGTGGATGAGATGTCGCACAAACAATGCAACCCGCGCCTCGCCCGAAGGCGAGGCAACGGATTCATTGCGACCTGCATTCGCAAGTCCTAGCCTTTCAGCCCTGCGTTGAGCCAGGGCGTTGGCCGTGCATACTTATCTACAGCCGAGCTTCGGATTGGTTGCAAAGAATTAGCGAGCCCGCTTCTTTTTTCCGTCCTCGGCCGGAGCTTCTTCGACCTTCTCCGAGCCTTCGGTCTTCGCGGTCAAGAACCGAGTGATCTCCTTGATGCACTCAGCCTGCGACGGGAAGTTGGCGAACGGCGTCGAGCACTTGAAGACGACGGGGACGTGCCACGAACCCTTCTTGCCCTTGATGTAGCGGGTCTTCAGCGTAGCCGGCACCGGGCCATGCGGTTGCAAGCCAGTGACATCGGCTTTCGCCGCTTGGCGGCGATCGATGTCCGCCTGCGTCAACGCGAGGTACGGAGCCAGCGACTTCGCCTCCGGTCGGCTGCTCTTGTTGCCGAAGAAGAATTCGTAGAACTCGCCGGTCGTTCGCTCGACCACGAGGAAGCTGATGCCGTGCTGGCAACCGGAGTTCGGTTCGTCGGACCGGGCTGCGATCCGCTTGAACTCATCCGATTCGAGATCGTAGGAGGCGGTCACGGCCGTCTTGTCCGACATGTCCAGCGCCTTGGGACGGCGGGCCAGCGGCACGATGTCGATCGATTCACCGAGGTCAGTGATTGCGTCATTGTCCGGCACGCCGAAGTGGCCAGGCCGAATCTTGCCGGTGTCAATCGCTTCACCCTTGGTGTAAAGCTGGATTCGCTTGAGGAAGGTGCCACCCTGCGTGAGGCCGGCATAGAGCGAATCGTCACCGATCTGCGTTGAAGGCAGTTGGGAGAAATCGACAGGGACGAGGGAAGTCGTCATTGGTACATGGTTCCAAGAATTGGAGAAGAGATAGAGCGAGCCGCGAGAAGGTGCCAACTGGGCACAGCGGACTTAACGCTCACGAGAGAAGAGCAGTGCTAGGCTTTCCCTAGCTCGTTATCACGATCCACCTCATTTCTGTATTTGCGTAACGCACTTACTTGACGGTCGAGGAATGTCTTTCTCTGCTTTTCAACGCCGAGCTTGTCCAGGTTCATCGCCCACAGAAGAGCGCACCGGAAAGCCTCGACGACCGTGGTGCAGCCTTCGGCTGCGATCACCACGCCCGCTATCGTTGGTGTGTCGATCTCTTCCTTTAACTCTCGCAACGGCCGCAAGAACGGCTGGGGAGTGAAGTTGTCGGAATACCACTCTGCCAAACTCCCTGTGCGAACCGATTCACGCATCTTCTTAGCTGCGGATCGGGCCAGTGCGCCGAACTCGCGAGCGTTCATCGTCAAGGCTTGGTTGAGATACTCAGCCTGTGCCGTACGCCAAATTTTGGCCAAGGCCACAGCATTCTGAAGGCACATGTCACCCGACTGAACGAACTTCTGTATCTCCGGGGTCAGCCGCAGCAGCCCAAGGATCGACTTAATCCATTGCGGGCTCTTGCTCACAAGCTTCGCAAGCTGTGCGATCGTCATGTCGGGGTTCATTTGCAACAGTCGCTGCAAGTGAACTGCATATTCGATCGGCGTCGTTTCCAGCCGGCAGGCGTTCGCCTGAATCTGAAGTCCGATCGACTCCATTTCAGTGACGCTCAGGATGGTTGCAGAAATCTCGGTAAGCCCGATCTCCCTGCATGCGTAGTAGCGATGAAGCCCGTCGATGATCTCGAACAGATCGTGGTTCAACGGCCGGACCGAGATCGAGCACAGTAAGCCGTGCTTCTTGATGGACTCAACGAGTTCGAGGAATCCGACCGACGCGACATCAACATGTCGCAACGGAATGCGGGGTTCTACCAACTGATCGATTCTCAACCGCATACAAGACATTAAGGACAGAGAAGCCAGTGTTTTCTCAGAAAAAACCGGTCATCACCTCCTTAATGTCTTATATGCCAACCGTCTCACAAAGCATTCGGCTGTTTCTCACCGCTCGCAAAGCTTCCCTCCCCGGTGGCGACCTGGTTGAGAGTTACCTTCGTCATGCACCCAACCTGGAAACGCAGGTGAATGTTTCCGCCGGGGATGGTGACCCTGTCGCGCAGAAGCGAAACACTTGGACCAATGGCATCTATGAATGGCATGCCGTCCGCATTCCCAAGAACGCCAATGACGTCCCCGAGTTCCACGATTACGAGATTCGGTTCCCGCTCGATCTGCACGCAGAAGCGATCGGTTCGACCGGTTGGGATTGGGCCAATCTGCGGTCCCGTTGGGTAGGGTTCGACTTTGACAGTATTACCGGCCACGCCAAGGGTGTCGGTATTACGGGCGAAGAATTATCGAAGGTTCGCGAGGCGGCTTCAGCCATCCCGTGGGTCGAGGTTCGCAACAGCACCGGCGGCAGCGGGTTGCATCTCTATGTCCATTTTGGTGAAGACGGGGTCTACACCGCCAACCATACCGAGCATGCCGCCTTAGCACGGGCCGTGCTGGGAATGATGTCCAGCGAGTCGGGATTTGACTTTGCCTCGCAGATCGACGTCTGCGGTGGCAACATGTGGATCTGGCACACCAAGATCACGACGGAGAACCAAGGCCTCAAGCTGCTCAAGCCTGCGGAACGGCCGCTGACCACCGATGACCTGCCTTCCAACTGGCGAGACCACATCGAAGTCGTCACCAGGCGGCGATCCAAAATCCGTCTTCAATCCGTTCCTGATGAGGCGTTGGACCCGTTCCAGGCGTTGGTAAGCAGTCGGCGGATCGTCCCGCTCGACGAGCGGCACAAGCGAACGATTGACGACCTAGCCGACCTGGGTTACTCCACGATCTGGGTTTCCGATCACCATCTCTTGCAGACGCACACGCGGGCGCTGCAAACGCTGCTCGAAGATCGCAAGGCGATCGGCCTCTTTCAGACCGTGTCCGAAGGCCGAAACCCAGGACAGCCCAACTGCTTTGCCTTCCCGTTGGAGAACGGGGCTTGGCGGGTCTATCGCTTCTCACCCGGTATCCCCGAAGCGGAGACCTGGACGCAAGACGGCGAAGGCTGGACCACTTGCTACTTCAATCGCCTGCCCGATCTCAATACGGCCGCACGAGCCACCGGCGGCAGCGAGATGTCCGATGGCAAGGGCTACCAGTTCAGTGAAGCTCGCGATGCCATTGCGGCAGCCAAGCACCTCGGGCAGTCGGTGCATCTGCCCGACGAATTCCTCGATCGCGAAGCGGTCCTCAAACGAAACAAGGACGGCCGATTGGTCGTCCAGGTGAAACAGAAGAAGAGTGAAGACGGCGGCAAAGAGCCCAAGCCAGTCACCGGCTGGGCCGACAAGAAAGGGGGTTGGTGGGAGCGGGTCTATGACACCAAAACCGATCTGAAGAAAGAAGACCTCGCCCTGCCCGAGTACGACAAGGCGATCCGCGCTCTGACCTCCCCTTCCGGCGATCGAGCAGGCTGGGCTACCTGTCATTGCGACGGCGACTGGGACAAGGTGCCCAAAGACGATGCCCGTTCCGTGCTGCTGCGGTTAGGCCTTAGCCGCACCGAAGCTGACCAAATCCTGGGCGATGCCATTCACCATCGTTGGAAGCTGGTCAATCTCCCTTTCCAGGATGAATACCCTGGCGGCCGACAGTGGAACCTCAACGCCGCGCAGTTCCGCTTCCTGCCCTGTGAATTGAAAGATGACGAGATTCCCGTGCATCCGCACTGGGACGCCATCTTCAACCACGTTGGCAAGAGCTTGGACAACCCGATCAAAGAGTTGCAGTGGTGCCGGGATGCCAACATCCAGACCGGTGGCGACTATCTCCGTTTGTGGATCGCCTGCTGCCTGCGAGAGCCGTTCCAGCCGCTGCCGTACCTCTTTCTGTTCGGGCCTGAGAACAGCGGCAAATCCATTTTGCACGAAGCAATCGGCTTGCTGATTACCAAAGGCAAGGTGATTGCCGACCGCGCCTTGACCAACCAGTCCGACTTCAACGGCGAACTTGCAGGAGCGATTCTGTGCGTGGTTGAGGAAAAGGATATCTCTCGGTCGAGCGGTGCCTACAACAAGATCAAAGAGTGGGTCACCGGCCGTGAAATCTCGATCCGCAAGATGCGGACCGAAAGCTATCAGCAGCCCAACACGACGCATTGGATTCAATGTGCCAACCGCGCCGAGAACTGCCCTGTCTTCCCTGGCGATACCCGCATCACGGTCATGTTCGTTCCGGCTCTGCCCAAAGACGCGGAGATTCCCAAACAGTTCTTGTTGGCCAAGCTCGAAGAGGAAGCCCCGCATCTCATGCGGACGCTGCTCGATCTGACGCTGCCAACGGTCATCGGCCGGTTGCGACTGCCTGTGGTGACCACCGACGACAAGCTGCGATCCGAAGATTTGAATCGTAGTCCGCTGGAACAGTTCATCCAAGAAACGTGCTTTGAAGTCCCTGGCGAGAAAATCCCCTTTGCCGACTTCTACACGAAGTTCATCACTTATCTGCCGGAAGACGAGCGGTATGAGTGGACCAAGATCAAAGTGACTCGCGGCTTGCCGAAGGAATTTGCCTGCGGGGCCGGGGCAAGCAACGTCAAGTTCATCGGCAACCTGTCCTGGGAGCCGTCACAACACCCTCCAGGAACTTTGCAACAGCCCTACATCGTGGTCGGCGGCAAGTTGCGACTGAAGGAAGGTTTCTAATGTTAGTTCGCGTTTATCGCTGCATCCGCGTCGGCAATTCGTCCGTAATCCGCGGTGCGTTGGTGAAAGAAGTCGAGACCGAGGCTCGCCCGACCAATGAAGCGAAGTTTGCCAGCCGGCATGGCGGCGACTTCATCGAGGTCGAGGAAGAGCAAGAGGTTTGCGAAGCATGATCGAGCATCGGATGCCGGCAGAACAACCGCCTCAGACATTTGCGTCTCGACCGGCGTTCTCGCCGACACAGTCGCGGCCCATACCGCGAGGCTTCTTGGGACGCAAGCTCGTGAAGGCGCGGGCTTATTCCTTCAACAAGAAAAACCCTCTGATCCAACAACTATCCCAAGCGATCGCCAACGCGATCGCCCGCTTCTACCTTTTTCTCAAGCAACTGTTGAGCGTCTAAATGCGTATCGTCGCTGTCGGTCATTACTCTCGCACGGGCAAAGATTCGTTCGCGAACTACTTGGTGCAAAGCATCAAGGAACTCCATCCCGCGATGAAGGTCAAGAAGGTCAGCTTGGCCTGGAAGCTCAAGCAGGTGTGCTTCGATCTTTACGGCTGGGCCGGAGTTCGCGAGCCGGAGTTCTACGATACACCGGAAGGCGAACCGTTTCGCGACATAATGCTGCCCGACTTGGGCATGACCCCTGTCGAACTGTGGGTCAAGGTGGGTACACCAGCTTTGCGCGAGCAGGTCTACGATCGGACTTGGATTGACTACCTGTTCAAGACCCCTCGCGACTTGGATGTGATGGTCGTTCCTGACATTCGCTTCGAGAACGAGATTCTGGCGGCCAGACAGGCAGACCCATGTGCCATCATTGGCAAGGTTGTCCGTCCAGGAAAAGGTCCGAGAAATACTGGACCTGATCGTCAGTTGCTGGGCTACAGCGATTGGGACTTCGTGATCGGCGGCTCCGGCCGAATGTCGGAGCTTCAGCAGTTTGCCGGTCGCGTAGCCAGAGCATTGATCTTCGGCCAGTCCGGCAAGCTGCAAACCGACGCTGACATGTGGTTCGCACTCTCCGTCGAACGAGGACCGTTCAAGGAGGCCGCGTGAAGATTTATCCTGCACTGGCCAACATGCATGGCAACGTGCTGGCCGCCGTGGACTTGGAAACCACCGGGACACGGGCCGGTTATCACGACGCGATTCAGATCGCGATCGTGCCGCTTGACGAAGAGCTTCGGCCGATGGCTAATGTGCGGCCGTTCTACACGACGATCCGCCCCACTCGGCCGTCCCGCGCCGACTCGGCGGCCATGCGGACTAACGAGCTAGACCTGCACTGGCTTTCAATCCATGCGCCAGAGCTTAGCACGGTGGAGGACATGCTACTGGAGTGGCATGAGAAGCTGGCCCTTCCTTCGACCAAGCGATTGATCCCGCTGGCACACAACTGGCCGTTTGAGTCCAGCTTTCTAAAGCAGTGGCTAGGCGAAAGGCAGATGGACGCCTTGTTTCACTTCCACGCGCGAGATGCTCAGACCTTGGCTCTCGCGTTGAATGATCGTGCTTGCTTCGCCGGTGGCCCGCCACCATTTAGCCGAGTTGGCTTGCAACCGCTCTGTAAATACTTCAAGGTCCACAATACCAAGCCGCACGATGCTCTGGCCGATGCGATCGCGGAGGCAGAGCTTTATCGCCGACTCTTGCAGTTCGGCATCTTCACTCTTCCGGAGGCTGAGCCAGCGGGCACGCCTGGCACAGACTAATGGTGACCGGCTGGCCGTTGTGCTCCGCGTGCGGGCAGATGCAGCTTGCATTGATCTGCAAGCAGCCACACGGCCGCACAGCGTTATGCATCTCGCGGTAGCGGCAGGGAGGCCAGAGCGGAATGAAGGTCCAAGCATCCGGCGATTTGATGTCGTCGCTCTTCCGACGATAGCCATGATGCGGCGGTGGCGGCTCCCAGCCGGTCTGTTTGTAGACCAGCACGCCTCCGGGTAGCACGGAAGGCTGCCCAAAGTCGCGAGCGATCAACAGTCGCTCGCTGTAGCCAGGATGCCGCGGTCGGCTCGGCACACGCACGGGGCAAGCCTCGCAACCATCCTGGCTCACACCCTTCCCAAAGGACTCGCACGAGACGTGCGCACAGCGGGGCTCGACCCGCTGCTCTCCGTCCTTGGGAAAGATCACGACGTCCTGCCGCTTAATGCAGGGCTTCCAGTCGATCGACGATCCTCGGAGCATCTTGGCTGGCATCAGTCGCCTCCCGTGGTCAGGGCTCCGTAGCCGGCCGCACTGCCGCCTACGTTCTTGATGACGAACGCGGTGCTAAAGTCGGTCAAGGCCGTCTTGAAGACCTTGACGCCGTACCGCTTCAACTTCTTCCGCGTCTCTGCGGTCAAGTGCTTCTGCACATCTCCGTCCAGGTTGTCCTTCAGGTCCGTCAGCGTGCGTTTGCTGACGACTGAGGTAATGGCAACCATCGTGATGTCGTTGATGGTGTCGTTGACGTCCCAGTTCTTTGACAGGGCGTCTACGATGTTCGTGATCGAATAGACGACCACGGCCCCGACGACTACTTGTTGCCCATCTTGTGTCAGCAGGCATTGAGACGGCAGGTTGTGAGTCTGCCGGGCGACTGGAATGATCTCCACCTCGGTCACCAAGGGCCAGTAAAAGTGCAGCCCTGGTGGCAGTGAGATCGCCTTCCGCCCATGCCGGAACTTGACTCCGGCATGGGTCGAACGAACGATCTTCAAGCGAGGGACAAAGCTACCTAGCCATTCCGCAATCCAACCGATCCAAGCAAACGCGCTTTCCATCGTGCCCCTTTAGGCTGGAGTTGAACCACTGTGACCGGTCATGGCCTGCTCTTCGGCCGCGGGCTCGGGGCACGCATTGCCGAAGTTGGGACTATCGGGGTCTTGATCGATGCCAAGGTTGCTATCGGCAGTAGATGTGACCCAGGGGTAAGTCTCCCCCACGATCGCTCCGTAGGCATTGCTCAAGTCTTGCATGGCTTGAACCTTGCTCTGGCGGAACTGCTGGGCTGCGACGGCCGAGTTGAAGGTGTAGCATTCCTCGCCAGCATCGGTGCCGTTGAGGATCTTGCCCGAGGCGCCTGGCTCACTGGTTGGCAAGCCCGGCGGCGGAGTCGCCACCTGCGAGACTTTCAAGTAGCGAATCGTTGCCACTGCCTCGCAGTTGCCTGCCGAGCAGCCTTTGTCCGGCAAGTTCTCTTTCGCTGTCTCTTCGTCCTCTTGACGTTCTTTGCCCTGGCCAGCGGACTGGGCTGCCTTGGCGGCCTCTTCGCGCGCCTGCTGCGCTTCCTTCATCGCCTGGTCGGCCAAAGCCTTGGCGGCTCGTGCTTCCGCACAGCAGTTGCTCGACTGGCCACCTGACCCTCCCAGCGGGTCTGTTCCATCGCTGATCTCGCCAACTTGGTCTTGCGAGGCAGCCGGAAACGGCTTCTGGTCAAACCGATCGCTCGGCCGTTGGTCACCGAAGTCGCCACGGCACGGTGGGAAGTCTTCGTTCACCAGGTTGTCGAAGTTCGTGCAAGCCTGGAGGGTGAAGCCAGAGAACAACCCTTCCGTACTGTTGGAGAGCGGATGCTGGTTCGGCGCGATGACGGAGAAGTTCGGGGCCTGCCCGCTGCCGGCAAAGTTCGCCAATCGCTCGTCGAGCGTCGGGAATATCAGCCGTTCGTCCACGTCAGCCGGCCAGGCGAAGTCGTAAGGCGTCTGGCTGCCTGCCCGCAAGGGCGTCCAAAGCTCGAACTGAAGCGTGCGATTGTTCGAGTCGTAGTTGCACTGCTCGACCACTGCTTTGATCGTGCCGGGCGCCACGGACGGGACGGTTAGTGACACCGTGTCGAAGACTTCCAGGTTCAGCTTATGAATCGGCGTCTCGAACTTGACCTTACGCCAGGTGTTGGCTTTGCGGATCAACCAGAACGTGGCTGCCTTGCGGACCAGTTCCAAAATGTTGAAGCAATAGAAGTTGTAGGTCTCTTCTTGCGTGCCGTACTTCGCGACGTTGTGCCGCAGGATGACCCGGTTCGGATCGTCGATCGCGTAGTCCTTCTTCCACTCGCCGATATACTTCGTCACCAAGTCTTCGGTCGGCGTGGTGAGCACCGAGAGGGAGTTGGCTTCCACGTCACCGACGCCGATCGTATCGTCCGCAGTCGGCTCTTCGGCTAAGTATTTGATGAAGAATTCATCGTCCTTGAGCCACAGCGCACAGCGAGCTTGGAAAGCAATCTCCTGCAACACGTCGATGATGTTCTTCCGCTCTAACAGCGGAAAGTGCATCGGGTAGTTGTCGATCAAAGTGCGAACATGGTCGAAGCTGGTCGAGTCGATCGCGAAGTCGGTATACGTCTCGATGAACCATTCCAGAATGTCCACCGTGTTCGGCCCGACCGACGAGGTGAGCGTCACGTAGATGTCGTCTTCCCAGCCTTGCTTACGGCTGCTGAGCGGACGATCAAACACGATCTCCATCACCTGATAGCCGGTATAGTCCACCTGCCGTACGGTGTAGTAGTTGCTCGGCACCGTGATGAGTTGCCGGCCAGCATCGAACTCGCGCCAAGCTGCCACCCGCAGAATGGTCGAGGGCAGGATGTTGGCGATGTAGATAATTTCTTGATCGCTGTCGATCGTGACCGTGGCGCCAGGGCTGGCCCAGAAGAAACCAGCTTCCTCGATCGAGTGGTAGAACTCCCAGGTCCGCTTCGAGGCGGCAGCATAGAGTGTCTGAGTCACGCCGGGTTCACCGTCCGGTGGCTCTTCCTGACGCTGGTTGTTGGGATTGGGTGCGTTGGTCCCGCAAGCACTCTTCACCGTTTGCACCGGATCAGGAACGACCAGCAAGCCGTTCGAGTCTTGCCGCGGATGACGACGTCCCTGAATCGAGAAGACGTCGCCGCTGAAGGTCCCGGTGAACTTGCCACCATTGATGTCCAAGGTCAACAGACGGCCTTGGGGGAAACGCTCGCCGCCGAAGACTTGGAAGCTGTTCGCTTGGTAGCCGTACTGCTCACTGATCTTCAGTTCCGTCGCCTCGATCGCTTCGCACTTGGCCTTTTGACAGGCTTGATCGGGCAGATAGATGCCTTGGATCAACAGCGGCCCGGCACCCCACACGCTGCTACCGTCCTGCGTAGCTCGGTAGCCTTCAAAGTTCTGCGGGCAGATGATCTTGTTGGCCGCTGCCAGCTTGTTGACAAGCTGGAAGTCGGCAATGCCCACTCCGGTCGCGAGCACGCCCTGCCGCGCGGACTGCATCTTCAAGCAGGGGACGTTGATGACCGTGCCAAAGCACAACGGCCACGGCTTGCCGATCAAGTCTTCCGGCGGATTGCGGAAGTCCCCTTCCTCGATCGAGAAGCCGACTTCGGTGTCCTCGATCTGCGAGATGACCGTGAACTCGACGGTGCGATCCCCCTCGTTCCAAATGATCGGGCTGCTGATGAGCCCTTTGAAAATCAGGAACTTCTCAGCGACGTCCAATCCGTCAAACCACTGGTAGACCCAGCAAGGTCGCTTGTGGATGTCGTTGTTGTCCAGGATCGTCTTGATCGAGCCATCCGTGTCATCCATCTTGACCGTGATCTGCTGCGACTGGCCGCCGCCAGAGACTTGGATCACGTTGTCCAGGTCAGCGATGTCGAGAATCCTGCCTTTGATGCCGCTGGCGATCTCGCGATCGGCATAGGAATCGCGAGGACCGTTGGCGACCCATTGGATCTCCACGATGTTGATTGGCTCAGTGCCGTAGTTCTCAGCCAGCTTGGCCAGTGATGCGACAGAGATGTTGCGTGCCATGTTGGGCTCAGCAGTTGGACGGAGTATGCGTAACCGTTCGGATTCCCTCGAACTCCATAGCGAACTCAAACATCTCGCCGCCGGGAGTACCGTCAGCACGAGAAGAGGCCAGGAACTCGAACGGGTTGTTCAGTAAGTAGCCAACCCAATGGTCGTTCAGATGGTTGACCAGTTGGATCTGTGCCCGGTAGTACGACAGCAAGAAAGCGCGAACTTCCAGGGCTTTGTCTCGCGACAGCATGAACGTGTAGTTCAGCTTGCAACGAGCGTTGCTTTTGACATAGGTACGTTTCGTCCCGTCCATCGCGCGACGAATCACCACGCTGTTCTTGGGTGCGATGATGTCGTTGAACTGTGGGTTGGGTAGGACCGACGTCGTCTCCAGTGCGGGCCAGGGAGCTTGCAGTAGCACGCTCATGCGAGTTCTCCTTCAAAATCGAAGGTGACCGTGCGATCTTGCATCGCCGCATGGGCGATGCTGGTGTCCGGAGTCGTGATGATGCCTCGCCACTGCCGGCCTTCGTGATCGAGCAACCCGATCTCTTTGCCGAGCGATTGGGCCAGGAACGTCAGCAGGTTCTCGACTTGAGCATCACTCAGCACATCGACGGTCAATTGCAGCGTCTGAGATTTCGGCCAGATCGGATCCGCGAAGACGACCAGCGTCCCACCGCGGGTCTCCCGGTTGATTCGATTGAATGCGAGACGATCACGATTGCCGAAGCTGGGGTTCCGCAGCACCAGCGTGTTGGTCGGCGAGACATACGGGTACGTCAACGTCAACGTGGCGTCGGACAATGTGGGAGGTGTCAGGTCGGGCGGTGTGAACTCCGTATCCGTGCTTGAACCGATGAACGGTGTGTACTGCTTGGTGATGCAGTCACCACCCAGGTAGTAGGTGACCGACTGATGAAGTCCCAACGCATCGCTGACTGAGCGATTAAGAATCGCGTCGTAGTCCGCAATGCTTTGCAAGTTCAGGTTGTCGGAGCTTGTCGCACCTTTGCCATGAGTGACTGTCTGAACCAAGCCCAGGCTTTGTGCGACCGGGTGCTTGCGTTCAACCGTGTCGATCAGAGTCAGCGACTGGGAGACCGTACGTTCCAGGACGCGGCCCATGCGTTCCTGAAAGTCAAGCACGTCGCCGACGTCACGGTGGTAGACACCAACCCGGCCATCTGCCACTTCTTGCAAACCAAGGTTCTGTTGCACCTCGATCCGAATCGGCGCCACGACGTTGAGTGAATCCGAGAGTCCCAGGCTTTGGGCGACTTGCTCGACGTATTCCGTTTGAACCGCCAGAACTTCGATGTACTGGCGTGTGACGCGCATCTCGCCGTCACCTTCCGCCATTACCTCCGCAATCTGTCGAGTGACCCGTAAAACCATTAGGCCACCTCAATTCCAAACTCCGCGGAATCGACTGCGGACTTCTGCCAGGGCAGCGACGTGTCGGGGTCCACTTCAAGGATCCTGCGACGGGAGACGTAGGACGTGGAGCCGATCGCCTGACCGGCGTCGGCATAGTCCACCCCGTCCGATCGCACCACCGTCTTGAGCGAGAAGGGATTGGCGTCCGTCTCCCGACAGTCGGTATTGATCTGAATGCCCGCGATCGAGCCTAAGTCGGCCGGCAGGTCTCCAAAGGTATACGTATCTTTGTGGGCCGACGTCCCCGATTGGACGTACGACGTGTCGTCGTCAATGGTGGTCTCATCCACCGCTTGATAGTTGCTGCCCGAGTTCGGCGTGAAAGCTGTGCTATTTCCTGCACCGCTGGGAAACAGGCCGACGACTTTGCGAGTCCCCAGGAACGTGTTGTTGTAAGAGCCGGTGCTGTCGGCGATGTACATGTCGTCCATCAAGCCGTCGATGTTTGAGCCCGAGGGGCGGCCCCAACGAATGCTGTTGATATACGCATTCGAGCCCACCTGCGTATCGACGCTGGTTGCGCTCAGCACTGTCGATCCGTTGATCCGGACTTCGTACTCCCCTGCTGAGTTGTGGATCACTCCTTTGATCTCGAAGTAGCCCCATGCCCCGGTGCCGATCGTCGCGCCCGACGTGGTCCCCAGGCTGGAGTTGTTCAGAAACAACTCGTATTCGCCACCCGCGGTCGTTCGCAGGTTGAGCGACATGTTGCCCCCTTCAAACGCGCCCCAGAATTGCACGCCTGCGGCATAGGCGCCGAAGTTGACGGCGAACCCGCAATAGAAGGTGGAGATGTTTCCCAAGCTCGGTGTTTGGAAATAGCCCGACAACCCGCCGAACTCGATGGCAAATCCACCAGTCCGGCCGACCTCCACATCGAGCAGATTCAAGTTGCTGTTGACCGGGTAGCGGCGATCCATGCCAACCGGCGCGCTTCCAGCCGACTGCCCGTAGCCTTCAAAGCCTTCGATCCAAAGCAGCATGGCATCACCATAAAAAGACACGTCCCAGCACACCCGGAGGCATGCTGGGACGCATTGCAAGGGAGACTGTTACATCAGCACAAAGCCGCTGAGTTCCGAACGATTCTGACCAATCCAGATCGACGATCCAGGGCCGTCTACCGCCTCAACCCAGTAGTAAGACACCGCACCCAAGGGGCCGGTGAACATGTCTTCCAAGTGAGCGATCGAGAACACGACATCCCCAGGCGTTGCGATCGAATGCTCGGTCGCATGGTTGGAAGTGGAGGAATTCTTGCCGATGCCCACTCGCCGGAAGATGGCGGAGACATTGGCTTGGCTCATTCCTACGCATCGCAAAGAGACACGTACAAATCCGCCGTGCATGACCTGAACGCGATTGTTGGCATTGTTGTTGGCAGGTCGCCAGATACCTGGCGTATCTCCGCTCAACGTCCAAACCGGTGTGGTTTCGCGAACCAGCAGCTTGCGTTCCAGCTTATTGTATTCGTTGTACAACAGCCGAGCTTTGGGAATATCCAGCGATTTGCCGGACGCACTGGCACGAAACGCACCAAGATACCGGCGAGTCGGATCGCCGTTCTTGACCTTCACGCCATCTTGATAACCGAGGTTGTCCACGAGTGTGGTAATCTCGATCGCCATCGCACTGCCGGTCCAATAGCCGAAGACCGCGTAGTCGTTACCGGCAACCACTGGGCCGCCAGAGACAGCCGTGGTCAAGTCAAGACCTGCACCAGTGTGGTTGTAGAGTTTCCATGCACCGTCGTAGTACAACGCACACAAATCCGACGTGTGATTGCGCCACTGCAAAAATGACGATCCGGAGTCTGGCGTATCGGGCCAGATTTCGCCCTCCACCAGTGTCAAACGCCGACCGTTGACCGTGTTGTCTGCCTGTGTAAATTCCGGCATGTTACGCCACCTCGCCCAGGTCTTGGATCAGCATGCTCATTTCAGTTTCGGAGACCGCTGTGCCTAACAGCACAATGCGGCTGCCGCTGGTTTCAGGCGGCTCCTCGGCAATCTTTCCTGGCGATTCGCTGAGGTAATAGCTGGCCCCAGGATTCAACGCACCGCCCGACATCGTGACTCGCGACCATTGCTGCGAAGTGCCGGTCAAGTCACCTGAGCGGCGAACATTGGCCGCAGCACCGGGTGAAACCTGATGGTCCGTCACCAAGCCGAGCACCACGTTGGGCTGACCATCGCGTGCATCAGCATCGGCGAGCAGACCATTGTGCAGTGCCACCGGCGTACCGAAGTACAAGAAGTCGCCAGTCGAATTGACGAGGGCCAGTGTGGCACCCATCAAAGATTCTAGTTCTCGAACCTTCTCCTGAGTCGCGATGAGTTCAGCGGCGATCCGATCGTAGTCGTCGGAGGTCGGGTCGATGTTTACGTTTCGACTGGAGCGATAAGGGTTATCGCTCAGCCCGTCCCAGATGTTCTCTGGGAATTGTGGTTTATTGACCGCCAAGAGATCCTCCGATCAACCGCTGAGCGTGTAAGTGACTTTCAGCGTGTCACCGTTCTGCACGGCGACGTTGCTGCCGAAGGCGGCGGTGGACCACAGTGTCCCGGTCGAACCACCTTTCGTGTTGTTGCTGGCGATGAAGATGCCTTTGATCGTCGCCGTACCGTTGATGGCAAAGTCCATCGTGGTGCCGTTCGTCAACTGGCGAGTGCCCGCTGCGCCTGGCGACCAAGTCCGACGATTGGCATCACCGTAGGCAGTGGATTCTGCCCAACCGGCATGGCTGGCCATCGTGTCACCGGCTGCAAACGCCGAGAAGCCAGCGTTGTCCACCAGGCCGGCATACCAGGTCGAGATTTGCGAAGTCCCGCGGAATCCGGTATCGAGCAAGTTGTGGATGCCGACGTCGGTGATGCCGTTGGGTGTATCGAATTCGGCCAACACTTGACCGTCGCGGATGTGCTGGATGTGCCACATCCCGCTCAGTCCCAAGCGTTCGGCCAGACTTCGGCCGCGTTCGACCAAGGCCGAAGCGTTGTCGGCCAAATTCAGACTGTCCATAGAATCTCCCTGTCAATCTGCAAAGAGGTGAAGGCGAAGAAGCGTCTGCGATGAGGTGCAGACGCGTGAGTTGCCTAGGGCTTAGAAGCGGCGGCCAGTTCCGCGACGTTGTTCGCGTCGAATCGACGCCATCACTTCACGGGCCGTTTCACGGGGATTACCCGCTCCGTTCACGTTGATGTCACCGACCGAGATGTTGTTGGTGACCGCTCCGCCATCCTGGCGGAACACAGGAGCAACTCCTGCGTTAATGGCTTGCAATTGCGAAAAGAACTGACGACTGCTACGTGCGTTGACCACAAACTCGCCCGGTGAGAGCATCGCCGGAACGGTATCGGTCCCTCGTGGAGCAAACCCACCTTGCTCCAAGTAGCTAATCATCCCGCCCGTGGCTCGGCTTACAGGCGGCCGAATCTGAGCGGATGCCGCCGCAGCGGCTTTGAGGTTGGCTAACACCGCAGCGGTGTTGGCAGCCATCTGCTGCGTTGCGGTCGCGCTGTCCGTAAACGAGGCCGACGCCGCTTCGACGGTGTTCTGGCGAACCGCCTCGGTTTGCTGACGGATCGTCTCCAAGAACTGCATCTGCTGCTGAAGCTGCGAAGCACCTTCGCCACCCGGTCCAAAGGCATTGCCTTCCAACTGCTGTCGAAGTTGCACGATCTGTTGCAACTGATCCAAGGCACTGCGTACAGTGCTGAGGTCCAAGCGAGCAAACCCCGGAGCAACTTGGTCAAGCTGAGTCAGCTTGTTGAGCAAGTTGTTCAATTCACCTTGACCGAAGTCAGGATTCTGGAGCCCCTCTTGAATCTCTTGCTTGAAGAACTCGACTGCACTTTGCAATGCAGTGATACGCTCCTTGCTGGTCGAGAAGCCGTTAATCAGGGCGTTCAGAAACTGAGTGGCCCCCTGTTCTCCATTCTCGAAGATGGCAGGGATGGCAGCCGCTAACCGGTTGATCTGATCTTGTGCGGCAATCGCTTCGGACTGCTGACGACGTAGGTCAGCAACCTGCTCAGTTACTTCCGAGACTCGGTCGCTGGCCCCTTGAGCTTGATCGGAGAACGACTTGCCCGCCAGTTCGGGCACCAACCGCACCACGAACTGCTGAGCGTCCAACGATCCTCTGATCTGGTTGGCCAGACTGTTCAGTGCGTCAGGTGTAGCCAGCAGCGATTTGACCTCGCCGCCTGTGATCGACTCGTCGATCCGTTGCCGCAGACGATCGAACTCGAACAGCGTGCTGACGTCAAAGTTGGAACCTTGGAACGCCAGGTTGCGGAACTCGTCCAGTGCCGCCCGAGCATTTGACCGACGCTGGGTGGATTCTTCCTCCGAGACCGGTTTGCCCTGTTTATCGAACAGGTTGCTGTTGTCGAGGATCAGCTTCGCCAGCGTCTTGAGCCGGGTGACTCGCTGCTCTTCTTGAGCCGCCAGTTCGGCCGATCGCTTGGCATCCGCTTGCTTGATCTGTTGCAGCGATCGCTCAGCGTCGATCTGTTCTTGCAGAACGCCTTCAATGGCCCGTTCGGCTCGCAGCTTCAACCCGAGGTTGTTCGTCTGATCGGCGATTGCCGCTGACTGCTCGGCAAAGCCTTGGGCACGCTGGAACAACGAGAGGGATTGCTCTCGATCTTCCGGTGTGCTGGCCTTAGCGAGTTTGCTGGCAGCCTCTGAGGCAAGCTGTTCAGCCCGTTGCTGAAGGCGAATCGCCTGAGACGCTTGTGAGAAGCGACGATTCTGGAAAGAGAACCGTTTGTCTTCGAGTTGTCCCTCGGCGTCCAGTTGACGCTTTTGTGAGTCCAGCACCGCTTTTTGCGACTGATCGGAGACACGTTGCAGGTCATTGGCGAATGACTGCCGCGCGGAGATGATCCGATCGAGCACCAGCCGATTACCGTCAATCAGTTGGCGGTTCGCCTCTTGGGCGTTTTCCACATCCTTGAAATAGGATGCTCGCTTCACCGCGATGATATCGTTGAAGTCCCTCGCAATCTGTTGATTCTTGCGGTTCTCCAATTCAATCTGGCGATCGACCGCCGACTTGTTGGCGGCAACAATCTTGCCTTGGCCCTTATTGAACTCTTCGACAGCGTCCTGCAACGTGCCGGTGAGACGATCGGTCAGGAAGTCAATCGTCGCCTGCGCCGCCAAGACCGCGAACAAGCCACGGAACGCCAAGCTCAGTCCGCCCACAGCGGCCTTGGCGGCGACCGCGGCCGACTCGGCGCCGAGCAACTGACCGGCCAGAGACGTGAACGCAGGTGTGAGTGCCGTGAGATCGAGATTCAGCAGTCGTGTGTTCAGACTCGACAAACTGACCGCAGCCGCATAAGCACCCAACGCCGCAATCGCAACGGTGGCGACCGGTGCCAAGGCTTTCAGTGCATCGATCAGCCCATCGACACCTCCGGCAAAAGCCAAGAGGTCGCTGGTCCGTTGCACCAGGGCCGCACCCAGTTCCACGGTGAGGAAATTCTTGAGCCGATTCAGATCGGCGGCCACTCGCTCCGCGTTCGTGTCAATCCGCAGTTCAAACTTCTCGTTGAACTGGGCCACGTCGGTGTTGCTGATTTCCTGCAATTGCTCTTGGAACCGCGCGGCACCAGTCTGCGTCAACCGCAGCACGGCGTTCAACGCGCGGACGTTGGGGAAGAGCTTCGCGATCGAGTCGGCCGACCCGTTGGTTGTGCCAATCAACGCTTGGAAGGCACCTTGCAAACCGCGAGCAGCAATCAGTTGCTGGCCATTCTCGAAGCCGAGCGTCCGTAATGCTTCCTTGGCGGCATCCGACGGTTTGATGAGCGCTGACAGCGAGGCACGCAACTGCGTGACTGCTTCGGACGCTTTCACACCGCCGATGGTGATCGTACCGATGGCAGCCAACTGCTCGTCGAGGCTGACCCCAACCTCCGCCGAGACCGCCGACACACGGCCTAAGCTGGTAGCCAATTCACTACCGACCACCTTACCGAGGTCTACCGTGCGGAATAACTTGGCAGCGACCGACTCCGCTCGATCAGCACCTTCGCCGAAAGCATTCAGCGTGCCAGTGATGGCATCGACCGAATCGTCGAGCGTGGCCACCGCCGTTTTGCTGAACTTGATGGCGCTGGTCATCACCTCCGCTTGCTGCGCGGCTGTGGTGAAGCCGTTCGAGATCGCTTCGTACTTCGCTTGGGCGGATTCCAACAACGGGATGTTGAATTCGTCCGAGACTTGACGAACCTGGGAGGCGATGCGGCTGAACGATTCGCCGTCTGCGATCGTGGAGATTTCCGAGATCGATCGCACGAACTCCAAGTTGTCGGAGAACGAATCGCCGACCGCTGTGCGGATCAGGTTCAAACCGCGGACGATCGCCTGAGTGGCAACGACCCTGCTCAACGTCTCGAAGCTGACCAGGAAACTGTTCGTCGCCTTCGTGGCATTACTGAGATTGTTACGAGCCGATTGCCCGACGTTCGACATCGACGTCGTGATCGTTGTCCCGGCCGCGCTAACCCCTGCGGAGGCGCTGTTGGCAGCAGCCGCAGTTGCGTTGAACGACTGAGTCAAGCCGTCCAGCGTCTTGGCCGCGGTCCGTCCCTGCTGGTTGAACGACGAGAGCGTCTTCGTAGTGGAGGCGATTCGTTGATCGAAGGAAGCGAAACCGGCATCAAGACTACGCAGTGCTTCCAGCGCCTGCGCAACGTCGAAGCCCAGTTCTTGCTTGATTTCGTCAGCCATCAACGCACTCGGACCGTCTTAACGGTCAGATTCTTGGTGGGGTCCGGCAGCCGGACGGTCGAAGCGAACCTGTCAAACGCCTGTTGGCCGTGACGTTGAAACTCGTACGGGCCAGGCGTGATGAGCCCCGCAAACAGCGTGGGGTCAGGGGAGATGTTCGCGTTGTTGAATTCGTTGTAGATCAGGTGGGCCAGCGTCGTGCGATAGGTAAACGTGAACTGGCCCGCGTCCACATCGGTCTGAACATCGCCTTCCGCGTTCTGTAGCCCGAGCGGGATTCGATTCTTGAACGCGCGGATGTTCGCCAGCGAGGCCAGTTGAAAACCGACTTCACTTGCCAACGGCTGGAAGGTGGCGATCGATGCCCCGCTCCACACGGGGATCAAGGCGGTGGTTGCCCCCAACCACTCCAAAGCCGCTTGGGTAATGGCTCGCCCAAGCTCTTCTTGCAGCACGGACTTGTAGGCCTGCAAGTTGAGACGAGGGATGCGAAATGTGCCGTGTAAACGCATTTCGCACCTCAGCATTATCCGGTGGGGCGTCCCTGCCCCATGATCGTTGCCTCATGCTCTTGCTCGTCGTGACTACGAGTCTGGTGGTAGGCCAGGATCAACGCTTGAAGCTGAGTGCCGTGGTCATCCCAGCGATCGCGTACGCCAGGTGGGCGAATGCCCAGCCGTTCGCACGCTTGCCAGATCGTATACTCAGTCGTGCGGTACTTCGGCCAGAGGACGGTGCCTACGCCGCCGCCTGACCACGTAGAAAAGCCAGTCGCGCCTCAGTCAACAGCGCTTCGCTGAGCGTGTTGGCTTCCAGGACCAATTGCAGCACACGGTTGCACTCGATCTGAGTGAAGCCGGCATCCTTGAGATCCTTCTCCCAGTTCTTCCAACTGCTGGGGTCGTCCAAGTTGACCGTGTCCCACTCGAAGTCTTGCAGCGATTTGATAACCATCCAGGCCAATCGTCGCTGATGCCATTCGGCTAACGTCGCTTGGTAGCCGACGTTCTCCATATCCGGAACTGTCTTGCCACCCTTGACCAACTTGACAGGTGCATTGGGTGCGGGACACAGAACTTCAAACTCCTCCATATCCTTGAGCCCTTTGGCCCGGATATCGAGATTCTCTTCCCCTCGCGGCAACACCAGCAGGTGCTCCGTCGATAAGGTCGAGGGATCCTTACCGCTAATCTTCATGGATTCTCCCTTGCGTGAAGAAACTAGACGCGGGTCACAATCGGCTCAGTTGCGTTGCAACGTCCCGTGACCGAGATTTGTGCGTCTCGGAACGAGAACTGGCGCGATTCCGCCCGGAAATCAGGAAACACAATCACTTCGATCTGCGACGTGCCGCACGGAGGTTCGTGGATCACTTCGATGTCCACGGCGTACGGTTCGCACGGATCGTCCGATGAGGTCACCCACTCGGACGCGCCATTGATGCGCTTCAGTGCATCGACAGGCGAGATCGCTTCATTTGTGCCGGTGGTGACGTGCTCGAAGGTGAACGCCAGGCTCACCTCCATCGGGACATCGTCGCCCCGGCGCACGGTGTCGAGTTCACCACGATCGAGATCGTAGGTGTACTGATCGGTTTCCGTGTAGGTGAGATCACCTTCACCGATCTTGATCTCGATCTGCTGCGGCTCGAACTCGATCGCAGCGCCGCTGGACACCATCGCGGTCAGAGCAGGTGACACGGTGACAGCCGTTGTCTCGTCCACCGCCCGGCCTTTGGTCGTCTCGGTGATTGTGACCGTCGTGCTACCACCAGTCAGTAGCGAGCCGTTGCCCGTCATCGCCGGTTGGTTGGCGTCGGCCAAGTCGCCTTGGAAGGTCACCACCCAGTCCGTGTTCGGACCAGGTCCGCCAGTGACGGCGACATTGCCGGTGCCGATGCTATCCAGCAGTTCCAATGCATCTTCGACTTCCGACGCCGAGGCGTCGTAATCGATCGCGGCGGTGGTGAAGCCGTCGAACGTCAATGTGAAGCTGCCGCCCGAAGAGGCGTTGTCAATGCCGACCGTTTGCTGTTCGTCCACCCCAGGGCTCAGCGTCCGGGCGGTGACAACATAGGTCTGGGAGTTGCCGGTGATGTTCATCCGGGCGCCCACCGGCACCTTTGCAGGGAACTGCTGAATCTCGACGGTCGTTTCCCCCATCGACTGGTTGCCCAGCACGACGGGGCTGTGGATGCCATTGCCGAAGCCATCTTTCATCAAGATGGTTGTGTTGCGAAGTTCAATTCGTGCCATGTGCCCCTCGTTAAGACCGGGTGACGGTCGGCTCAGTTGCGTTGCAGCGCCCAGTGACAGAAATCTGGGCATCACGGAACGAGAATTGCCGACTCTCTGCCCGGAAGTCGGGGAACAAGATTTCTTCGACCTGGGCTGTGCCGCACGGAGGCTCGTGGATCACTTCGATGTCCACGGCATACGGCTCGCAGAGGTCGTCCGAAGAGCTAACCCACTCTGCGGCCCCGTTGATGCGTTTCAGTGCATCGACAGGTGTGATAGCCTCTCCCGTCCCGGTGGTGACTTGCTCGAAGGTGAAGGCGAGCGAGACTTCCATCGGGACATCGTCGCCCCGGCGCACGGTGTCGAGTTCACCACGATCGAGATCGTAGGTGTACTGATCGGTTTCCGTGTAGGTGAGATCACCTTCACCGATCTTGATCTCGATCTGCTGCGAGCCAAAGGTGATGACTGCGTCGTTCGAGACGCCCGACGCGAGTGCCGGGGTGAAAGTGATCGAGGTTGTCGGTCCGACACTGGTCGGTGTACGTGCGGTGACCACATGCACGGGAGACCCGGTTTCGCCCGTCACGGTAAAGCGGGCGCCGATCGGAATCTTGGTGGTCACCGCGGTGTTCAGCGCCACGGTATCCACGCCGATGGAGGTGTCCCCCATCGCAGCCGCCATATCGTCCACGGCGGCGGTGCCCGCCAAGCCGTCTTTCATCAAAATCGTCGTGTTTCGCAGTTCGATGCGAGCCATGTGTTGTTTGCCTCCCAATCAGTCTTGCAAGTCCATGACGTAGCGAGCATCAACTGCGGTTTGCCTGACCTTGCTCACTTTGTCGATCTGTCCGAAGTTCAAAACCCTGACTAGGTCGTTCTTGCCGTCCCTCGGCGTCAGGCAACCGAGGTGGAGTTGTGTTTCAGGTACGTCGGGGTCGTAGTCGTTGAGTTCACCGCCGTAATTCCAGACTGGAATCGGTCCATCCATCGCGGTGTGAAAGTGGCCCGCCGCAATCAGAATGTCGTAGGCGTTCTTTTGGTCACCTTCGTAGCGGCTGGTCAGCAGTACGTTCACGTCAGCGAAGATGCGATAGAAACCGTGGCTTAGCTCTCGCGTGTAAGGTCCGGTGATGCGAATCTCCGCTCGCAGCGTGGGTTCCATCGTGCCGGTACTGCGTTCGTCCAAGTGCTCGATCAGCACCGGGATCGAGTTGACGGTTGCCACTTGCTTCAGATGGTAGGCGACGGAGGCAAAGATCCACCGTGCCCAGTTCGGGTTCGCAGGCATAGCAACCTCACGACGTAATGGCCTGCGAAGTCAGATTCAGCAAATTGTCCGCACGAGCGATGAAAATCTGTTCAGGGATTTCCCCGCACAGTTCTTTCGCGTCCACAATCCAGCCGGTATCAAACTCGAATGCTTCCACCGCTTCGATCTGATACTTGCGACCAGCGAAGACGATCCAGTCATCGCTGGTGATCTGACTGAGTTGCGGCACGTCCAGGCGATCAATCAGAAAGCGGCGAGCGGTCTCATCGACCGTTCCGCCCATCACGAACGACTTGTTGGCGGAAATCTGCGAAATCGATTGATCGACTTGCCGTGTTCGTTTGCCAGGCAGAATGACGGCCCGCTGGATGGGATAGACTTCCTTCAGACGGACCTTTTCGCCGGTGCGAACGTCTGTCTGGGAGGATAGCAACTTGTACAGATCGATTCGGCCACCGTACTCACGCTTCAGCGAGTACAGAGCCTGTCTGGCCCTGGCGACAAGGTTGGCATTCGGCAGCATGCGGCATCACCCGTTCCCCTTCGATCGCAACTGTTCAATCCGTTGAATTGCCTTTTCCAATTGATCTCGATTGGCAATCGAGGCTTCCAGCCGGCTGATAACCACAGTGTTTTCAGCGATGACCGCGGAGCATTTCTCAACCAGCGGCATAATCACATTGCGCTGCTCATCCTCAAGCACGTTGATCCGCTGTGAGAGTCGGTCTTCACGTTTCCAGTCACGCCAGAGGAAGAAGACAACCGCCACGAACAACGGGCCAAATTGTTTGATGAGGTCTGCCACGCTCGAAAAATCCATCAGGTGGCCCTCCAGAAAAAGAGATGCCGCCATCTAGGCGGCATGGCAGGTAGACGCATCTACCTGGAGGTGTATTGAAAACGGTGCTACCTGCCCGAGAGTCGGGCAGGTAGCAACCGCAAAGAATCAGGCGTTTAGCCCAACAACGCAACCATCAGGTTGGTGTCGAGCACCGCGATCCCGGCCAGCATGTCCAGGTTCACGATCGTGCCACCTGCGTTGATGTTGTACTGAGCGCTGACACGCATCGAGACGTTGTTGTAAACGCCCACGCTGCTCATCACGCCCGTGCCCGGAGAGGGCAACGCCAACGGTCGATTCACGAATGCCAAGGCATCGCGATGGAAAGCCATGTTGAACGAGCCGGCAGGGCCGGGGAAGGCCAAGTCGTTGTTCGACAGGCCCAACTCCAGCGGGCGATCCAGGTAGATCGTCTGCTCGCCGGAGCCGGTCAGGTCGGACTCGATCACCGTGTAGGTGCGGCGAGTCGTGCTGGTCGAGAACGAGATCAACTGGCCAACTTGCGGGGCGGTGGTCCATCCATCGACCACGATGCCTTCGCTGTAGCCCGCGGCGTAGTTGCCATTCACGTCACACTTCTTGTAGACGGTGATGGCAGCGCTGGCCAGGGTCGCGAACTTGTTGGCCTCGTTCATCGTGACCGCCGTGGTGTCGCCACCGCCGACCGTCGCAGCCGTGATGAAGGTCGGCTGATCGTTGCCAGCGACAACGGCGTACTCGCCGACGTTGACCTGGTAGCCGGTGATGGTCACCGCTTGCGAGCCAGTCCCTTCGGCAGCCAGAGCGCTGGTCACGGTCCCGCTGGCAACCGTCAGACCGGTCGAGACGCTGTTGACGTTCTGAGCCATGAAGGTGTCGAAGCCCAGGATGCGGCCAAGCCGTGCGTTCTCCAGGGCTGAACCACCGTCACCGCGCTCGTTGGCCTTCAAGAACAGGTCGGTTTGGAGCATCGAGGTTTCGCTGGAGGGCGACACGACCAACCGGCGATCGGTCTCGTGGGCCTTGTTGACGTTCAACCGTTCGCGAGCAGCCAACACGTAGTCCTTCGCATTCGAGGACGTCATGTTGCGCAAGCGGCCAGCGCGGCCGGTCGGGCCGCTCAGGAACTTGTGAACATGGCCCAACAGAGCGCGATCCACGCCGCGAGCGATCGTCTGCATACCGGGCAACAGGTAGACCTGCACCAAGTCCTTGAACGACTTGCTGGCCTCGCCATCTTTGATGGTGAAGCTGGTGTAGAACCATTGGTTCAACACCACCGGCACGTTGACCGCGCTGGCGTCTTGCTGAGTCAGCGAGGTCGTGTCCGTCTTGCGTCGGACCTTGAAGCTGCCCGGCCGGCGAGTGTGAACGGTCTCGCCAAAGTTGGCGACCACGGGCTCGAAGTCGCGATGGACGAGTCCGCCCATCACCATGTTCTCTTCGAGGATGGCCAGGCCCTCATTCGCCCAAAGCTGGGGAACGAAAGCGGAGTTGTCGTTGGCGTAGCACGAGACCACGGCACACGACAGATACAAGGGATTCATCTGTTCCTACTCCTGAGTCGATGTACGAGGTGTTTTGCGATCCCTGATTTGGTGCGGGCTAGCGAATCCCCAGAGCATCAGGTCGCTCTTTGCGGAGTTTCATGTACTGCTCCGTCGTCAATTTCGACGGATCAATACGCCCATTGCTGCCCGCCGGAAGCCCAGCGGTAGAAGAGTTTCCGCCCAAGCCGCTCACCACGTTGGACTTGAACAAGTTGCCGTAGGTCTCGGGCAACTCGCGCATCCGCTTGACGGCTTCGGCCGGAGTTCTCAAAGTCAGAACCGGTTCTCCGGTGTCGGGATTGACGTCCGAGAATTCGACAACGGTCTTGAACTCGCCGGTCGATTTCTTCGAGACTTCGTCCACGATCTCGACCATTTTGGTCGAGGCACGGAGCAACGAGACGATCTGGTCCGGGTTGTACGCCTCGCCGGAAACGGCGGCGTCCTTCAACTCGCGCGAGATCGTGGAGTTGCGGTATTTCGTCTCCCATTGCACCGCACGCTCTTCCGATTCCTTGATTTTCTTGTCGTACTGATCGAGCAGTTCCTTCTTTTCGATTGCAGTCTGCTGCTCTTTCGTGCGAAGCTGACCTTGCACCGTGGCCAGGTTCTCTTCCAGTGTCTTGCGTTCCTGCTCGGACAAATTCTGCCCATTGGCGAGCAGTTGTTTGTAGCTCTCTTCGACTTTCGTCAATTGAGCCTGGTGCTTGCGACGATCCTCGGCCAAGATGGCATTGAGTTGATCTTGAGTGAAGGTCTTGGACTCACCACCGGCAGTTCCGCCTGCGGCACCACCAGCACCTCCAGATGCGGCCCCTGCGGGAGGATCGCCGCCATTATCAACTTCACCATCAAAGCAAGAGACCTGCGCGCACGAAAAGTACAGACTGTGATTCATGGATTCCTCAAACACCCCGCAAAGAGAGTCAAGCCGCCAGCGGGTATCGCGACTTGAAAGAACCCGGCTCAGCCGCCGGTAGGCTCTAAGAGACCCTGCTCAAGCGTACGGCATCGTCGTCACGTAAGAAGGGACGAATCAGACGCCAAGCCTGGCTGTTGGGTACTCCGTTGACGATATGTTCGATCGGCACTTGGTCTCGCGAGTAGGATGTCCTGATCGAGGAATATCCTTGGCTGGAGATACCCAAGTTCACGAGTTCCGCTTCCGGATCCTTGCCGTCGAGCAGCGAGTAAGCGATTTCGTAGCAGGCGATGCGAATGTCTTCCGGCACTTCGGTGTCGGCCCCGCGAGGAAACTCCAGCGGTTGGCTGACTTCGGCGGCTCGGATTTGTTCATCGGTGATCTGGGCATTGACGGCCTTGGCCGCATACACCGCTGCCTTATCGCCCTTGTAGTTGAGGGCATTCAGGATGCGAGTCGCCGCCAGCAAGGCCTTCGAGCGATCGAGTGGCAACGACGATGACCAGGCTCGTTCGTGTAGCCGTGTCTCGAAGTATTCACCCGCTTCTTGCAAGCTGCCGTAGTATTGAGAATTGATCGCCATCAGTCGCCACCCTCTTCCGCTTGCATCCAATCGGACGAATGCGACTGATCGGGTCCAAAGGCAATGCGACGGTTCCATTGCCGGCCTTCGATGCGCAAGGCCAGGTTTAACACATAGCCTTCGCCCACCGGGCCATCGTAGGTGTCGATCCACAGGCAGACGCGAGACGGGCCGATGTTGTAGCCAACCTGCAACCAGTCCTCGGCCAGATTGGTGGCTGTGGCGGAAAGCTGATCCGGTTCGGCATAGGCCCCATCTTCAGGCAGTGCCGAGTGTGTCGGCAGCCCTTGCCAGAAATGTCCGTTGGCCAGCTTGTACTGCGTCTGGCCCGCTTCGAGAACAGGCAACAGCAAGTTCACTGAAGCATCGATCAATCCCAGAATCTCGGAAGGAGTCGGCATTAGAAGGGATACTCCAAACCATTTCCGGAGTTGTACAGCGCCGTTCGTTCATCGGAGGTCAGCAGTCGTTTCCACAAACTCCAGCCGTCCATTCGTCCATCCATGAACTGGGCTGGGACGTTACTCACCTCCGCCGCCCCGATCCGGAAGTCACGATCGCAATCGCCCAGGGCGGCGGACGTAGAGACCGTAATCAAGCTGCCGTTATTCAGCGAAACGGAGGCTTGGTTGTTGGTGGCGTCGTGCTCGACGTAGCAGAAATGCCAACTGCCCGTGGTGACCGTACCACCGTTGGTACGCGCCTGGCCTACCAGGGCGGAGGTGCTGTAGACGTCGAAGGTGAGCCGTCCGCTGGTGTTGATGTAGAGGTTGAAGGTGCGATTGGTCAGCGCACCCATGTGCGAAGCCAATGTTCGCTGCGCAGCAAGACTATCGACATAGAACCAGCCTGCCATGCTGAAGTTGATGTCGCCTGTGGACACTGAAGCATTGTCAGCGACGATCAGTCGTTCCGAATTGGCGGCCGTGAACTGCGCGGCGCTGGTCAACTTGCCCGTCGTTTGGGTGACCGTGTTCTCGTCGGTCAGATGGTTCGTGCCGTGTGAATCATTTCTGGTCCCGCTGGCCTCGTCCAATTTCCAGTGCGAGATCAGATTGGTCAGCAAGCTGCTTTGCCGAGTCCCCACGGCCGTGCTGGTGAAGGAAATCGCGTCGGACGCCGATCGCGGGAAGTCGGCGATACCCGTGATGGCCTGAATCAGGTTCAGCGTGTCACTGGCGGTGTCATCGATTTCAGAACCGCCTCCGATCAGTTGCTGAGTGGCTTCATCGAGCAAGTCCAATGTCTGGAGCACCGAGACGGGCAAGTTTCGCACCGCCAGAGCCACGTCACTCAGACCTAAGACCTGGGCAATCGTGCGGCGAATGGCAGCGTTGCCCGTGTCCGAACTACGAATCAGCAGCGAACGGTTCGGGCCAAACGTCTTTTGACCCACGGTGGTAAGTAAACGAGTTCTTCGCACGGGCTACCTCAGATCGCAAGCAAGAACACTTTCTGAGCGGCTGTGTCCGAGATGAGCCAGACCTTGTCGGCGCTGGAGATCGGCAGAAATACACCTTCACCCGCGGCCAACGGAAAGCCATCCGTCGCGGTCACATCACCAGGGGTCACATGTTGACCATGCCCCACGAAGATGATCCCGTCATTCTCAGGAGAGGCCCGGAGTTGCACCCCTTTGGCCAACTTGTTGGTGTTGGTCGAACAGCGGACGGCAGAGGTGCCCACTTCCACCCCACCCGCCATGAACTCGTCCACGGTCTCTTTGGAGACGTCGTATCCCATCAGTCGTTTTCTCCCTTACGACCGGCGCCTCGCACCCGCGCCTCGGTCGTATCATTGAGTGTGTTGTCTCGGCTCTGTCGCTTTTCTTCGCGGGCCTCGTCCGGATCTTCGGAGAAGTCATCCACCCCACGAGCACCAGGGGTGGAATCGCTGACGGGCGATTGAGCCGCTTGGATGCGGGCGATACGGGCCGCGTGATCCTTACGAGCTTGCAAAAACTCGTTGTCGGCAAACCCGAGTGCCTTCGAGGCGGTTTGCTCGCCGCACAAACCTTTCTCCACGGCTGACATCAACGTTTCCGGATCGCTGGTCGTGTAGTCCGCCTGGTCGATTTCCTCGCGGATCGTTTCCAACACTCCGATGTCCACTTTACCTGCCAGCAACGAATCAACGATCACCTTGGCCAGTTCCCGTTTGACTTGGCGGCCAGGGATGGTGGTCATCAGCTTGGAGAGCTTGGTGCTTTCCTCGATTCGGTCGCTGTCATCCTTGAGCGAGTAGCGATCCGGATACTTGATGGTCGCCAACTCCCGATGGGATGGTCCTTTGTTTTCGTAAGAACACCAATGCTCGGCGATCTTTCGTTCGGCGCTTTCCAGCACCAGTCCAATGAAAGAGAGCCCCGCTTCGAGCCCTTGGTTGTCCAAATTCTTGGACTCGGCCGACTCGCGCGTGGCTAGCGTCTTGACCGACAGATGCACGAGTTGGCGAATCTTCTCTTCCAGCCGGTCCTGCAACTGCATGGAGGCTTGCAGCGGCTCGGGCGAAGGGTTGATGAACGCTGGTTGATCCAAGCCTTGGCCGTAGGCCCGGCCTTGCGACGATCCGATCTTGATATCGTTGTCGGCAGCACCTTGGCCACCGGCGGTGGAAGTGCCGTCTGCATTGGCAGCCACTTTCAGATGGCTCCCGGCGGCACGCATGTCACGCTGTTCAACGTAGAACGGGAAGTTCGCCTTCAGTGCGTAGGAGATGTCGCTGCTGCCCAGATTCAACAGGGCAATCTGATAGTCGCAGGCGTCCTTAATGAGGCTATCGCCGATATCCAACAGCACGAACGGAATCGTGGTCAATTCCAGGACAGTCGGACCGGCGGGGTTGCCATCTTTGTCAACCAAGGCACCCTTCTCGTCGTAGAACTGGATGTTGACGAATCCGGTCTCATCGATCCACAGATGACGAAAACGGATGAACTTCCGCGACGGGAGGAAGAAATCCTGGTGGTATTCGACGCAAGTGTCGCGCAACAGCAACGATTGGAACTCGGACGGTCGATCCGGCCGGCTGCAAGTCCAGGACAAGATGTCTTCGACTTGATAGACGTAAACGTACGGCCGCGAATTCAGCGTGTCGGCCAGTGTGTCGCCTTGCGACGTGGAGTTGTCGGTGTAGACTCCCACCTTCCCCATCACTAGCAACTCGGACAGCACTTCCATTCCCAGGAAGGCGTTCATGCTGGCGCCACGGCGATCGACCCCGCCATCCAGACCGTTGATCGCGGCCTGATAAGCCTTGCTGCCGCCACGCCGGACCGTGTCACGAAGTCGCTGGAAGATCGAGTTACGAATCTCATTAACTGCCGACTTGGCGAACGTGGGGACCGGAGTGCATTCCTTCCGCCGTGCAAAGTCGTCGCCATCTTCGCGCGTGGAGAACTGCTTCAGATAACGATCGCGGAAAGGTGCTCCGCCTCGATAGGTCAGTCGCCATTTCTCCCAATCCAACGAGCTATCGTCGTAGGCCAAGTGACGGCTGTCGATAATGGTGGTGGCGTGTAGGGCGACCATGCGAATCCCTAGATTCCGCGGATGTCTTGATTCGTAGAGCGCGCCACAACGAGCGGCAGGGCGATTTCGTTGTAAGTGCGTGCATGAGCGAAGTGGTCTGGTCCGGTCTCGACATAGGTGCAGACCGGGTTGCCGTACTGGCTATCTCGCACATAGGTCTGCACGAGTGCCTTCATGTGTTCGCGATATTCGTGTGATACGTCGCGAGGTAACACAATCCTCGGCGGCGTGCATTTGAAGCGACCAAGGCTGGCCGATAGCCAGTTCGATCGATCGACGGTGGCTAGCGGCGCACCATCCTCGTCATCGGTGATCTGGATCTGACGGGCCGACACGCCACGGCGATAGCGGCACAACCAGACGAAGCCGGGAAAGCGTTTGGCGAAGCGACGTGCTTCGTTGATTTCAGGATCGGCGTCGATGACGCAGCCTTGTACCTGCCATTCACGCATCAGTTCATCGAGCCGGCCCCAGTCGTTCTCGAAAAACTTTCCTTCCCACAATACTTTGCAGGTGGCAGCGACGTTCACGTCTTGCGCGAAGGGCTGCACCGACCAGTCGCAGATTTCGATGTATCCCCACTTGCCTTGATCGACCCCCATCGTGATGAGGTGCTGTCGATAGTCGCGAGGTCGTTCGTCGTTTTTCGTGTGGCTACCTAGCTCGACTGCTTTGTCGAGCATGCCATCATCGACTTTGGCCCCGTCACCAATGTGCGGCAGGCCGAGTTTTGAGTTCTTGAATTCCTTCGCGGCTAGTTCGTCACCGAATCCGCGGAAGTAAGCCACCACCAATTCGCCCGGCGAAACCGTAAACGAATAGAGTTGGTTGATGTAGAAGCCGCGGACTTCCGGGTTGGCGTTAGGAGCAAATGATTGCCAGAACGCATCGGCCAGCCACTCCGATTTGAGTGCGTGGTCCAACCTCCCTTTGCATTCCTTGCATTTCAGGAACGACTCTTTGCAGCGAATGTCCGTTTCATGCTCGCCGCATATCTCCACACATTCTGGCCAGATCAATTCCGTCTGACGCGAGCAGCAAGGGCACTTAAATACAAAGTGCTCTTGGGTCGATCCCAAATACAGCTTGTGAATGCCGTAGTTGGGAATCGTCGGCGTGGAGATGCCCCAAACGTGCTTGTGAATCTGGCCTGACAAGCGTTCCAACGCCAGCCAGATTTGCTTCTGCTCCATCTCGTCAATCTCGTCCAAGAGCAACTCGGACGCTGGGATCGACTTCAGGTTGCTATTGGTCCGCGACCCGCGGATATAGAGCGTATTGGCTCCGGCTTGCTTCAGTTCGACGGTGTTCGTATCCGTGAACATGCCCTTGATGTAAGGACTGTTGCTCAATGCCGGACCGAAACGCGACTTACTGAAATCACGCGCGTTGAGCGAGGTCGGCAGAACGTACAGGACGTCACGTTTGAGGCGATCGAGCGTGTAAAACGCTCGGTTGATCGCCACTTCCGTCACGCCCAATTGAGCACCCTTCATGGCATAATTGAAGGGAGCCCAGGAGTCGTGCAGTTCCTTGACCCAGGGGTGCCGTTTCCAGGAGTATGGCCCCGGAAACGGGGCACCCATGATTCGTCTCGCACTAGCCCAGCGGGAGCAACTGGTCAGCGTCCGATCGCGCAGTCCTTCGGCGATGGACGAGGCCAGGTCTTGAAGTCCGTCACTCATGCAGCCACTGGCAAGCGAGAAACTGTAGAAGAGACCGCAATTCGAGTTCGCATTGGTCTCGCGCGGCACAAGGCGGCAACGAGTGGGTGAGCGTTCGTCCCGAGCGGTCTATGTTCGTTACGCTTCGGTGCTGGGAGCTTCGGGAGCTTCCTCGACCGCAGCTTCCTCGCCAGGAGCTTCCTCAGCGGGAGCTTCCTCAGCGGGAGCTTCCTCAGCGGGAGCTTCCTCAGCGGGAGCTTCCTCGACAGGAGCTTCCTCGACAGGAGCTTCCTCGACAGGAGCTTCCTCGACAGGAGCTTCCTCGACAGGAGCTTCCTCGGTTTGTTCCTGATCGGGATCAGCCGGAGGCTCGTCGCTGTCGCCTGTTGCTTCCGAAGAGTCGATCACTTCACTTTGATCCCCAACGGGATCATGCAGCACTTCGCGACTGGTGACGGGCGTCCCACTGCCGTCGCAAAACTGGAAGTCGATGCGATCGGCCGCTTCGATCTCGCAGATGCGATGCGAGGCGTCGAACAGCATGACGCTGGAGCCGACATGCAGCATCAACAAGGGGAATTCACCGCTACTGGGGAGTTGAACTTGCACGTCCTTCGAGCCTCTTGATTACGTTGTCGAGTCGTTGCCGCATGGCACGGAGCCGCGGGCAAGGTTCACCAGGCATCGCCAGATCGGCGTAGCCTTCGATCATGCTGACGCACGTCTCTGTCCCGAACAGAACGTGCTTCCAGAGCCGCTCCCCTGCCCCGTCGATGGTCAGAACGGGTTGTGCGAGAACCGTAGGAAGAGGTGATTGCTTCGGTTCAGGGCAGTTACCGGTGCGGCAGCGCTTGTTGCGCGGTGGCACTTAGAGCAGGACGAACATCAAGATGCGCACAATCATCTTGAGAATCGTGATCCAGTTGTCACGCAACCATCCGCGGACCTTGGCCCAGTCGATGGCTTCGGTGCCAGGATGCTGCTCGCGATACAAAGCCTCGACTTGGCGATGCAACAAGGTCAATGCGCGTGACTGCCGACCGTTACGTCGGCAAAGCGGGTTGCGGGCGATCCGGGTAACGGTCTGGAAATCTTCGGCCGTTACCTTCCCTGTCACGAACAAATCGTTGTTGACACTGGTCAACGCTTGGCGAAAGTCATTCAGTTGGCTCATGGTGTGCCTCCGATTCTGGACACCACCGTTGCCGGTGATGTCGAGAATCGGCCCTCGCGATCGAGGGCCGACTTTTGGATTACAAACGTGGGAGCTTGGGGTACTTGAACCAAGACAGCAGCGTCATCACTTCCCCGGTACGGGCCACTTCCTTGCCCTGGCTATTCACCAACACGTAGGTTGGCAGCAGTTCGATCTTGAACTTCCGGACGAGTGATGGCTGTTCGTCGTAGTCAACGTGCTGCACGACAACTCGACCTGTAAGCCGCTTCAACTGCGTCTCATTAGCTTGGCAGACCGAGCACCACTTGGCCCCAAACGCCAGCACGTACTGCCGACGCATTAGACCGAGACCTTGGCAGCCGGTGCGTTCTGCACGGCGGACGGATCAACCGGTTTGACGGCATCCGCCAGCTTGGCAGCCAGATAGGCCCGGCCTTGTTCCTTGCTGAGCATGGCGTTGATGACGTTGTCGCGAATCTTGTCGAACGCGATCATCACCTGATCTTCGCCCTGCTCGATCAAGTCAGCCGCTCTGAGCACTTGGTCGGCCATACCGGACCAGTCATCCACGCCATAACATTCGAGGATCTTGGGGACGACCTTCAACCCTTCCTGCTCCAAGCGAGAGGCCAACTTCAGCGCGGCCCGTTTGCGATTCTCGCGTTTGGTATCTTTCTGGAACAACCACTTCGCCACGAAGTAGCTCAGCGGCAACAGCAGCGAGACGATCAGGACTTGACTCAACGTGATTTCAAAGCTCATGGGAGTTTCCCTTGGTTTTCAGAATGGAATGCGGTTCACGAGTTCCGGCCAGAACGCGATTACGCCGGATGCGTTTCGCGGAACTGCTTGAACACGCCCAGCGCGGCACCGATCGCAATCACAACCGCGGCCAGCCAGATCGGCGGCAGATCGTTGACCGGTTCGACGTCCGGTTGCACATCCGGGGTGATTTCCTCGTCTTCATCCGGAGCGGGTTCGGGAGTCGGTTCCGGCTTCGGCTGCGGGCGGCAACGGCCATTGGGGCAGCCGTTCGGACTTTTCCAGCGTTTCCACTCGAACTTGAAGCCACGTTCCAGTTGGGCCGGCGTGTTGGGCAGATTCTCACCGCTGACTTGGAAGATCACCTTGCCATCCGGTTGCTGTAACCGGACCAGCGGCGTATCGCCCGTGCTCTTGGCGTAGCGCTGAAACATCTTGCTGTCGGTGCTGATGACGTTGTAGTGCGTCTGGCTCTTCACCGCCTTGAGCGCGGCGTCGGACTTGAACCAGCCGCGCACTTGCTGGAACTTCTCGTCGCCAGGTTCGCCGATGACGGTCAAATAGAGCTTGTTGGCATCAGTCGGCAGCACCAGCACCTGATCTTCAACGCCTTGGCACTGGCAGGCTGGCTCGCACTGGCAAGGATCGTCGTTCCCCGCACAGGGGCAGGCAGCGGCTTCGAGCACGCTCGCCAACAGCAACATGCATGTGAGCATGAACTTCATGGATCGAACTCCAAAGGATTGGTTCAATGAGGCAGAGGAGGCGCGGGCGAATACACCGGAGTGACTGCCCATCCGCCGCTTCTCTTCCACTCGGCAAGGAATGCCTTTCTTGGCATCCACAGAATTCTCTTGATGTCGTTGTTGTCCAGGATGCCGGCACGCTCTTTGTCCAGATGGACCAGGCAGACCATGTGGGCGCCGCCGGAGACAACGACCCCGGCCCCACGTCGGGTTTGGCAGGCCCATTCCAGGAACTTCACGTCGGACGATTCCGTGACGGCGAAGCGAATGCCAGCCTGGGTCAGCCGGCGAGAAAGCCGACCGCTCCACTCACCATCGCCGTAATGCTTGCGCCACCATTCGGCGGTCTGATGGCGACCTTGCCAGCGCAGCAGCATTACCATCGAAGCATGAACGCAGGAGCCTTCGCCGCGCATTCCGCGCCAGTTGTGTTGTCGCAAGGCCAGCGGCAGATTCACGGTGGGATACTCGATCGCCAAGGCGCTGGTGCAGATCGAGATAGCCAGCAGAAAGGCAAGCAGACGCCTCATTTCAATCTCCGAGGTTTCAGCAAGATGTGGGCGCGGCGCTCGGCCCGCACGAAGCGGTTGGGAGACCAGCGACTGACGTTGTCAGTGCGAAACAACCCGATGTGCGTGTGCGCCGCAGCGGCAAGCTCGGAGCAGAACAGGCTGCTCAGATCCGACTGCCTCAACAGCGACTCGATCCAAGACCAACCGATGCCGCCGGAGCGGAAAGCACCGATGCGGTCGTACGGAATGCCGAGGTGTTGGTATAGGAATCGATTCAGCCGTTCGGTTTCGGATCGGTAGAGCTTGCGGTAAATGGGGTAATGCCAAACTTTTCCTCGATAGCTTTGCAATCGGGAATCAATCGGCTGAGCTTGCGTTCCGGCGAAGAGTTGCCCTTGGATTGCGCAAGGATGTTGCGGATCACATTCGGACTCGAAGAGCAGTAGTTCACCGTCGAATCTCCCCACAATCGCCACATGACTGAGGTCCCAAAAAGGGATGCCGTACGTCACCAGATTGATTCCGGCCGACGACCAAGCATGGCCCGAGAAACCCAGGATGTCACCTGGTTGGAAATCCATCTCGCGTTGGGGCTTGGTTCGAGCCATTGTCGCGACTCAAGGGAGAGGTGCTAGGCGGCAACGGATCTGGTTGCACTAGCGTGTTGATCGTGGAGGCACGTCCGTGATAACGGACTTGCGATTCAGCAAAGCAATTCTCGCAGCGTGCCTCGTTGGAATACGTGACGACACCGCCGCATTTGCACCAGAGAGCCATGCATCCCACGAGAGATCGTGGTCTTCGAGAACGTGGAGAAGATGAGAGTAGCGGGAATGGGATTTGAACCCATGATCTCAAGCTTATGAGGCTTGCGAGGACTCCGGGCTCCTCTACCCCGCATCGGCAATTACGAGAGCAGCTTCTGCTGAGATTCGGTCATCTGGTTGGTGGTGGTTGCCACGGCACCCACGATTCGCTGGCTGATGCGATCGGCCAGATTCTCGTACTCAGGCAGTCCTTCAAGCTCTTCGATAATGATCTGGCAGATTTGCTGGCCCAAACGATGCACCGCAGGTTTGGCCAACAGCACGCCCAGGTCTTGCTCGATCGCATGGGCCGACTTGACCAGTCGTTCCATCGTGAGCATGAGTTGATTTAACGAGCCGCACGACGTCAGCAGATCGTTGTCGGTCTTAATCAGGTTCCAGCGCTTTTCGATCAGGATCTTCGTCAGCGCGATTTCCTCGCGAAGCGAGGAGAGTTGACCGTAGTCGGTCAGTTGCGCAAGCCGGTTACGGTCCTGCGCCTGGGTTAAGAGGTAGGACCGCACGGATTCCGCGTTCTCGGTGCTTACACCGCAGTGGTTGCGGCACCAGCGACTGCCGTGTTCCGCCAACTGTGTGCATTGCCCGTGACTGGTTACGGACTGGCACCGTCGAGGGTCTTCGGGTCTCGCCTTGGCCATGCACATTACTCCCTATAATACAATGGGGAAGAATGCGGCCCAATTTTTAACGACGCGGTGATTTTCCTTAACCGCGCCGCTCACTTTCGACGCGGCTTGACCCCTGACTTAGCCTTTGGCTTGCTTTTCACCCGCGGCGAGGGTCGTTTGGCCTTGAGGCTCTGTTGCTTCAGTTGCTCCGACGTCCGGCGCGCCTCAGCCACCACCGCCCGCAGGCCCTCGATCCAGATCATGGCGTCGGTGATGCCTACTGGCGATGTCGCCGGGACCCCAGACCACTTCAAGCGGATCGAGGGAGACCGCCCAGCCGGCGCGGTCACCTCCGCCTGGATCTGCATGGGGATAATCAAGGGCTGCAACGTCAACAGGGCGCCCCATTCCTTCGTTTCTCTGGTGATGCTGTGCGACATGGTGTCCTTTCAATGTTCCTGCGGCAGTAGCAAGACTCCCGCTTCCACGTAGAATCGAATCGTCGGCAAAGGGAAATCGGTAAACTCGATCTCCTGACGTACGACGGGTTCGAGGTCTGTATCTTCCCGGCAGGTCAGACTTCCGTGCGTGTCCTGCACCGTGAGTTCCCATAACTGGAACTCTTGCAGTCTAGCATTCTCCCGCAACCGTCGATCGCGTTGATACGATGCAATCGCATCGATCAACCAGTAGGCCTTGCCTTCCTCGGCCACGTAGCGTACGCCCTCGGTATACAACAGCCCGCTGATGTGACGATATTGATCGCCTCCCCCGATGAACTGTTGCAAATCTTCCAATGCCATGTGCTGTTTCTCATGTGGTGGCTAATTTGTCCTCCTGCTGTTTCTCTGCACGTTGCAGAATCCTGAATACGGTCGTATTGGTGAACGGCGTCCCCATCGTGGTGAGATGCCCCTGCGAATTCAGCCAATCGGCAATCCGCACATAAACCGGGCACGAATATTTCTCACTGGCCGCTTGCACGCGTGCCGCACGCTGCGTAAGCAGTTTGTCTAACTTCGCCTGCGATCCGGGTTCTTCTCGTACAACGGCGGCTTTTGCCCGACGTATCTGCGGATCCCACTCGGCTTTGATGTCGGCCATCGCCTGGTGCAATTGTGCGTGCATTTCCTTGGCCTCGGCCTCCAACTGCTGCCTCAGTTCCAGCATTTTCGGGATTAGAAAGGCATAAGCCTGCTCGGTGCGCCGTGTCCGGATCGAGGCAGCCGCCTTGGTGGCCTTCTTCCAGCCTCGCTTATGCTCGCGGCCCTTCCAATGTTCCGGACGGGCCGATCCCAGCTTAACACCCCGCCGCTTGGCAGCCGCCAGTGCATCTTTAGTGCGCGTGCTGGTGGCCATCGCTTCACTTTCCGCCACCGCTGCCAGAATGTGGACCGTCAATCGATTGGCTGTCGGGTTATCGCAGCAGATGAACTCCACGCCGCTCTCTTGCAGGTTTGCAACAAAGGCGACGTTTCGAGCGAGTCGATCGAGTTTAGCGATTACCAGAGTCGCACGGGCCAGCTTGGCGTGCGCGACGGCCTCTTGCAACTTCGGCCGGATGTCGTGCCGCTTGCCGGTCTCCACTTCGGTATATTCCGCAAGAACGGTCGCACGATGTTGCTCGGCATACGCCTGCACCGCATTTTGCTGAGCCTCTAACCCCAGCCCCGATTGATACTGCTTGCGGGTAGAAACCCGGTAATATGCGACTATTTTCGGCTGTTTTGGGGTCTTCACGCGATGTTTGCCTCCAGGATCATATTAACTCACCATTGACAGTAGTCAATGGACGATTAGACAATCGGCAAAACATGGGGTATGCTTGAGCGTGGGTTGAAATACTTTGTCCCGAAAGGGGGTGACTAACCGAAGTCAGTTACGATGGACGCTATGACAATCAACATTCAGAATGAAATGGTTCGGGCGCTTCAGCGGCCGGAACGAATCTCGTATCAACCTTTGTTGGACGGCGTAACGCTGTCCGCAGAAGGTGGTCAGGCACGAGCTTCGTTAGAGAATCTCCGCACCTTGTTACAACACAATCGCCGAGTGCTGGGCTGTATCTGTGGCCCAGCCGGCGTGTTGATCGTGTTTCAAACCGGCGAGTGCTATCTCGCGACTGGTTTCTGTGCTGGCAGTCGCGGGATGCGAACCAAGGGGTTCGCCCAATTCTCCCAAGAGGCCGGCTTAGGTCAGCAGAAGGATTTGCTGCGGTTTTTGTCGGCTCTGCCGAGCGATACATCCGGGTTGCTCTGTTTCCCTGTGCAACCGAATTAGGTTGCAATTTCTTTTGCAACCAATTTGAGTGTGGACTGTAGAAGGCGGTATGGACGCCTTCTACAGAACTGATCCGAGCATCGCCGCCCCGCGACAACCGTCGCCTCCGACCGTTCCGGTCAGTCAGCGCGGCTATGTAACAGCCCAGCCCTGGCAATGCAAGCCCTGGCTGGACGCTCAGACGCTCGGTTGCGAGCTTCGTTGGCGTAACGACTGCGATTTGCTGATCTCCAACCGTGCCGGAGTGCTTGATGTCGAACTCATCGGCGATTATCAGCCCAGCGAGGTGCGAGAAGTCAGCGTTTTCAGCGACGAATACTATGGTATTTGCACGTTGCAGCAGATTTTGCTGCCCGCGGGCTTCAATACGCTGATTTTGCCTCATCTCGGACGTGCTGCGGGCCTGCCTGAGATCGTTCCCGGTGTGTTGGAACTCGATTGGTGGCCGGCATTCTTCTTCGTCGTCTCGACCTGGCCCAAATTGGGCGAGTCTCACTGTATCCGCGCGGGGCAAGCCTACTGCCAACTCGTGCCGGTGCCTCGCGAACCGCTCGAATTGCAGCCCATGAGCCCCGCAGAAGCGGAAAAGTGGCAACAGCGCGCCGATTTCGTGCGTCAACACGCCCATTCGATCGCCACACACGTCTGGACCACCGATAGCGGTGCCCAATTCGGCAACGCTTACAAGGTGCTCAGCCGTCAGGTTCGCTCGCAAGGCTGGCAACGCACGATCGAGCGGTATTCGCACGACTTCACCTCGCAAAAGTTCGCTCAAAGCTGTCAGACCGTGTTCCGGCGGCTGTTGAACTCGTTCGAGACGTTGGAAGCGGTACTGGCCGACTGCGATCTCGAACTGACCGAGCGGATGTTGAAGCTGTTTCGCCGGGTGTTGCGTAACAGCGGCATCCGGCAGTGTCCCTTTTGTCGCTATTGGTCACAGACACCTGAGCATTGCGACGGTTGTCGCTACTTGAATCCGCACGGCTATCAACTGGAGCAATCTCAATGATCGAACAACTGGGCTCCGGAGTCTTCCTGCTCATCTGCGGCTTGGCACTGCTGGTGCTGACAGGCTTCGGCTATCAACAATCCCGGTTCTATTTCCAACACGACGAAGAGCGTTGGCCGTTCATCTTATCGGCTTTGCTCAGCCTATATATCGCAGGATTTGGCCTATGGGTGTTGGCCACTGCTTTGTTGCAACTGTCAGGAGTCAACGCATGCTGATCGGCAATGAGCGCTGCGGTCCGAACCGCGCCTTTGTCAAACTCTTCGTGACCTGGTCACCGGACGAGCGAATCCTGCGCTTAGGTCGCTGCGTGTGGCAGCGTGGCAGGTTTCAGTTCGGACCGCGAGGCAACGGTGCCTATTCGGCCAAGTTCTCGTGGGGACTGACCCCGCGGTTGTTTGCCTGGCATCGCGGCTGGCACGAGTGGTTGCTGATTGTGTGCGGCGTGCGGCTGCACTACCTGCGAAGTTACGGAGGCTACCTGTGTTGAGCGAAGACTCGAAGTCTACCGTCGAATTAGTGACGATTCCCAAATCGATGCTCGAAGACCTGTTGGATTGGACGTTCAAGCACCGAGCGCTGAGAGGCGAAGGTCCTCTGCCGGTCAGCATGCACTTGGAGTTAATCACGCCGCTCCCCGCATTCACCGTGCGAGTGACTCGCACGTTTGCCAAAGACGTTCCGCCGCCTCCTATCGAAGAAGTCCGCCTCGAAGCGGGTTGGCTTGGTCGGCAAATTGAAAGCGCATGCGCCGAAGTGTCTACCTGGCCTGAGTCGCTTCGCAAACCTTTCCGTGTGGAACGGGCTCAAGCCGTCTCGCAGCAACCTTCCTGTGTCAATCTCAACCGTGACGACATCGAGTCTGAGAAAATCAGCCGCTTGCAAGCCGCTTACTCGGAGTTCGTGGCCCAAGCACAGCCGGGCATCGATTTCTACAACGCCCTTGGCCGCCGCGCCGAGTCGATGCGTGAAGCCAACTCCAAGCTGCCGCCTTAACGCATGGCCGACCAGTACCCCACGATCGAGCAAATCCGTGAGGTGATTCCCTGGGCGTGTCATCGCTACGTCGATCACGAACACGACTGGTTGAAATGCCCGGAATGCCTCGCCGCCCGAGAAATTCACCACGACTTTGGAGCCCGCGTCTCTGGTCAGATGATCTGCGACGACTGTGGCAAAGACTATTACCATCACCCGCAATACGATCCCGAGCCCTGTCTGACCAAACTCTGCAACGGCCGAATTGTGAAACTGTGACACCCGAGGAACTGATGCTGACTGCGATCCCTGAAACGCTTCTCTTCGACGACTGGTCCCATTCCCCACTAAACCGTCTTGTGTCGCTTGAGGTCGGCGCCCAGCGCGACACCTTGCTTGCTCAAGAGGATAATCTCGAAGACGACGAGGATGAGGACGATTCCTGGCTCGACGAAGAGGAAGACGAGGATGATTCTTGGCTCGAAGAAGAGGACGAGGACGATTCCTGGCTCGAAGACGACGAGGATGAAGACGACTCAGACCTCTACGATGACGAAGATGACTACCTGGATGAGGATGCAGACTACGACGATGACTCGTGGCTCGAAGATGATGAGGACGAGGACGACCTCGCCGCCTAAGTCCATGTGCACTCGTCGTCCTACTGTTGAGCAAGCAGACGGCTCAGGTGCTGGCAAGGCCAGTCGCAAACGTCGCAAAGCTCGCGTCGAGCGGCGGCGTGCCAAGCAAGACCCTGAAACCACTCCCACCTACGGAAAATATCGAGGCTATCAATCGTGATTGATGTTGTGTTCCTGACCGACTTGGGCCTGCACGCAGCGGAGCGTCAAGCGGAACGAAGTCGTTTAACCGATCTGGCGTTCCTGGTTCTTATGCTCATCTGTGCGGTCGCATTGGCAGCAGTGTTCGGCGTGGCGTACCACTACGGGACGCAGCCGTTTTCATTCGACTTGGCATTGTACTTTGTTTTCGCCACTGCCTTTTACGCCCTGGTGCTGGTGTGGTTTGCAAACGACGTACTGGTCGCCCATCGCTACATCAGTTCGATCAGGAAAGAGCGGACAAGGCGGGCCGCCGAACAGGCTGCCGAGCGGGCTAAGTATGCACTCAGCCCGGCCGCAACCGCCTTTCACCAGCTTTGCACTGAATCCAACGAGAAGCTCGCCAGTTGATGATCGAAGAGTTCAAACACCATGCGCCCTCCCAAGCCCGACGTCGAACAAGCTGGCAGCAGTGGCAGTGGTACAGTCAAGTCCTGGCTCAAGCGACTCAAAGTTCGCATCGAGCGACGTCGCGCCAAACAGAACCCTGAATCACCACCCACCTACGGCAAATATCGAGGCTACAAATGATGGTTGACGTCTGCTACTTGACCTACTGGGGCTTGCACTCGGTCCTGCGTGAGGCCAAGCACCGGCAGTTCAAGAACAAAGTCTACTACTGTTGCCTGCTGGCAGCAGTCGCCACGCTGATGATTGGACGAATGTGGGATCCGGTTGAGTATTTCACACCCTACGCTCTCGGCGTGCTCGGGACGATGTTTGGTCTCTGGCTCATCTTGATCGTTGTCGGCTTTCGACTGCAACGGCTGGAGCAGTATGTCGCGACGGTGTCGTTGGAGATCAAGACGCGCGACCTGCATCGCAGGACGTCTGAATCCATTCTGGCGTTCTGTGACACGAATTTGGGAGAACCGCATGTCCCGCGATCATCGCCTGCGGCGTAGCCATCGCAAGTCCGCTCGCCGGGCGGTTCTGGCGACCATCGCACAGGCGGCCGTCCCGTTGGCCAGTTCCCTGCGTGAGTTCGCCTGCCGCTGCCAACACCTTGTCACCACCTTCCGGAACCTTCATGGCTAATCTTTACTCGTATACCCGCACCGGACAGGTCGTAGAAGTCCCGGTCAAGCGGGAAACCAAGACGTTTGTCTTCCTGGAACCGATGCCTTTGAGCTTGTACGGCGTCATGTTTCGGTATCGTTGCGAGATTCGCAAGTGCTTCTGGCCTGAGAAGCTGTTCCGAGACATCAAAGATGCCAAGAAGGCGGCCATCGAGTACCTCGCCGAAAACATCGAGTGCGAACTCAAAGGCATTGAGGAGCAAATCAAGTACCTCACTCGCGATCTCAACAAGCTCTGCAAGCTGATCGATGCCTAAACGATACCGTGTCGTCAGCACGCCCTCCGGGCTCGAATGCCTCTGCGAAGAGGTCCTGCAACTCCCCAAGAATCCGTACTGCAACAGCGAATACGAAGCCTGGGTCTCCTACGAGGTCATCCAGATCGCTGCCGTTCGCGAATGCAAAGAGAAACTGGCAGCCGCGGAAGCCCTGCTGACCTCGATCCGCAAGAAAGCTCAAACCCTCTACTCGCAACTATGATCCAACGCCTTTTCGATCGTGCCGGTATTACTTCGGCATTCGTCTGCTCTGCGTCGTTTGTGGTCTCGGCCGACCTGGGGTAAACACGGTCGTCTGTGGATTAGTGGATATCCCTCAGCAAGCAAGATATCCCGCCCCTTCTATTGACGCGATAATCAGGTCGGCTGTCTTGCACCTACCTGGACGGCAGTCGAGAATAGTAGCCGTCAAAGGTATACAAATGCCGTGACCTCAGCCCAAATGGTGGCAGCCACATGAAAATTGCGGTGATTATCGACGCTGCGGAGCGCATCCTCCACTTGCTTGATGAGTATGAGTACAGTAACGACGACGATCGGGAAATGCTGATAGACCGGACGGTATACGCCTATTTTGAAGGGCGTTTTGGACACTTCTCGCGTCAGCACAGAGTGCGGATGCACTCGAAACCGAGACCGCAACGAATCGACTTTCGATATGGGACGAGTAACCCTGTGGTTATCGAGTTCGCGGTCAGACCGCGTACAAAAGGAGGACACCTATACGGGTCACAGAACCGAAGCGAATTAAGAAAACTTACTCGCGTGCTCTCCAGTGAGGCGAAGACGAGGGTGCTCTTGCTGTTGGACCTTTCAAGCAACCCAATTCCTAAACCGAAGCTTAAGAAGACGTACGACGGCATCAACGCCGGCAAGGGGAACTTCACTCGCCATTCGGTCAGAGTGATTTACGTTCAAAGAGACAACTCATATCACTTTAGTTGGAAACCAAAGTCTCGTCCTTAGAAAGTGGTGCGAGATTATTCTTTGCCCGCTTCGTCATCTTCGGCCGGAGCCTCTTCCACCGCGCTAATCACACGAATGGCAGCCATCTGATCGAAACCTACTGGCGGGCCTTCATACAGTTGCACATAAGTTGCAACGACCAAATAGCGTGAATCAGGTTTCACCTCTTTGTCGAACAATCTAAGAGTAATGTGTTTTCCGTTCTGTTTTCCTGGCGCGAGTTTATAGGTTCCAGTTTCGCCATGCCCTGATTCATTCCATCGATAGTCTTCACTGGGAAAGGGCTTTCCATCTATAGTGAAGAGCATGACGTCGATGTCGCCTGGGCTAAATCCAAAAGCATCCTTCTCTTGGATGTTCTTGACCCACACCGTAAACGTAGCTTCCACAACGACGCCCTTGCCCTCGCCCTCGCCCTCGTGCTTGATGATGCGATTTCCCTTCAGCGGCTCCGTGCTAACCTCAATCCTTCCTTCAAGCGGTGGATACGTTTCCTTAATGAGATCCAGCACCGCTTGATCGGCCTCATCTCTAAATGGCGAATCTTGCGCCGTTACAACTGACATCCACACGAGAACCATAGTGACGGCGACGAGCATTCTAGGCATCGGCATTCTCCTCAAGTGGGCAATAGATCGCACGATCCTGCAACTACCGCAAGGCTTAGGCATGCGACGCGGCGAGTCAAGACGTCCTGCAACCTAGTACCTTGCTGAACCTCTCCGCTCCAGAAGTCCCGGCAGCTACTCAGCACGTTTCAGCGATAGGTTCATTCGCTGTCGTCGAACGGGATCTCTCTGGCCTCTTGAATTTCAATGGCCCCGCCCGCCATTTCAATCTGCCGCACGATCTCTTCAAGACGAGCCATCGCCGCTTCTGGCTTTTCGTTCTTCGCAAGTGCGAGTATCTTCGTCAGTGAGTCAACTCTACGCAACGACTGATCTGTTTCAGCATCCAACCGTCGCACGTGAGCCATTTTTAGTTCGTAATCTGCGGTCGCTTGCATCAACCTGGCTTCCGCCTCAACTTCTTCTTGGCGAACCTTGGCTTTGAGATATCGTTCGCCAAGTTCGACCGATCTTCTCCCGAATAGATTTCGCAAACCATTGCAAAATGCTCTCCAGGCTCCTGGTTTAGCACTCACTTCGGGCGACGTAATAGCGCGCAAGTCCGTGCGTTGAACCACAACAGATCCTTCATCGTAGGGAGTCAAGCTCATGCTCGCTCTCCCACAAGAATTCTTCTTTCACGACCAATCACTTCAAGTCCTGCTCCGCCTAATGCTCGGTAATAAGCAGACAGGGCTATATAGAACTCGGTGAGCAATTCGGTCGATGCTTCGCCAGGGTCGATAAAGACTCGCAGAAGGCCCCTATGCTCAAAGGACTTGTCAGATTCTGCACTCAAGACCGGAAATCTATAATTGTCAGGCCTCCGGACGAGAGCATAAAGCTTATTGATTTCATCCACATGACGCGCTTTGCCGTGAACACTAAGCGCTGCACTAATTCGATTGTGCAACAGATCCCAAATGTCCAATTGGACACGCTCAATTGTCTCCGGAGCAATATGCGGTCTCGCAGCTTGAATGGCATCAAGCGTGTACGATTGATCGCCGATGAGGTACAAGGTTTGTGTCGAATCTGAATCGTTGTACGACTGCGCAAGCGTTGTCACAACGTCTCTAACCATCTCATCGAGTTCAGGGATCGACTGACGTGCCTCCTTTAGCATCAATAGCCACGCCGCCAACTGCTTAGTATTAACGCTCACTGTGTGTTCTCCGCCGTCCAGCGAACAAGGCGATCACCGCAATTACGGATGACGTCATTGTAGCGGGTTCTGGGACCGCAACCACAAAGCTCTGGTAGACACCATCTGGCCGTTCCGCGAAGCCCGCAATTTTGTGGCCGTCATCCGAGATGTCGGTTGCCTCTCGCAAGATCCAGCCCGTTGGGACAAGCCCCGCGGGCAGCCAGTCGGCCAGGTAGCTCGCGGTCCCGTCGTTCTCCCAGATCACGGCGAAGATTCCTTGACCCGTGATATTGGCACCCACCATCCGGCCGCCACGCGAGATGGCAAACGCGTTGGATGCAAAGGTGGCCGGCGGTTGCGGGAGGATGGTCGGATACTTGGCGGCGTAAGCACCCGCGGTTGCTCCGGCGATCCCGGCATCGCTCACATCGTAGAGATAACCCTCGCCCAGCGACTGGCCGGTGGTGTAGTTCCACGCCCGGTGCGGAGTCGGCGGAGCGTACTGACCGTAGATCGTTCCCTCGAAGATCACCAGCGCTTGGCCGATTCCCAGGTCTTCGCCCGTGGTGAAGTTCATCGCTTGGCCGCCGGACGTCCCGACGACTGTGGTCCCATCCGTCGCCAGCGCGGTCCCCGGTCCGTAGCCTGTGCCGCCCACGAACTCCCAGGCCTCACCCGCTCGATCGCCGACGATCATGGTCCCGCCGTTGGTCACCGCCAGGGCTCGGCCGGCGCCCAGCGATTGCATCCCGCTTCCCGCGGTCCAGATGAAGGCTTCCGGTCCGCCTAGCGTGTCGCTCCAACCGACTGCGGTGTGGCCGTCCGGCGAGAGGGAGACCCGATCGCTGAACGACTGGAACGTGGTGAACTCTCCGAGCGGTGTGAAGACCGCGCCCAGCGCGGCCGCGACGAGCAGTGCGTGCATGATGCCTCCTTTTGGGTCGGGTCGCCAGCATACCGACTCCGCCGGCCGGCGGCCACGCGGATTCCCGCCGTATGACTCAAGCTTACAGGCGGTTATTCATGTGCTGTTTTACAACATTCCCGAGCGAGTTTTTCCGTGCTACAACATGGCCCATCAGTTCGATGCAAACGAGCCAAGCTATGTTTCCGGAGTAATACCCTGCCGTGCCCATATCTTGGAACGAGATTCGTCAGAACGCCATTGCTTTTTCCAAAGAGTGGGCGGCGGAAACCAGAGAGCACGCTGAAGCCAAAAGCTTTTGGGATGAGTTCTTCGCGGTTTTTGGTGTGCGCCGGCGGACCGTCGCCAGTTTTGAAGAGCCGGTAAAGAAACTTTCTGGTGCCTGGGGCTTCATTGACCTCTTCTGGCCTGGGACATTACTCGTCGAACACAAGAGTTTGGGCAAGCCGCTGGACGTCGCACAAAGCCAGGCGATGGCGTACATCCGAGGCCTAAAAGATGCTGGTCGTGACGACGATATTCCTCGGTACGTTGTCCTTTCCGATTTTGCTTCCTTGGCTCTTCACGACTTGGATGAGCGTAAATCGTTTGAATGCTCGCTCAAGGAGTTGCACAAGCACGTCCATGTCTTTGCCTTCATCCCAGGCTATAAGCAGCACCGCCTTGATGTTGAGGATCCGATCAACGTCAAGGCCGTTGAGAAAATGGGCGAACTGCACGATGCCTTGGAAGACGGCGGCTACGCCGGTCACCAGTTAGAACGATTCCTCGTTCGCGTGTTGTTTTGTCTCTTCGCCGAAGACAACGGAATCTTTGACCGAAACGCGTTTACCCAGTTCGTTGAAGAGCGAACCAACGCGGACGGCTCCGACTTAGGAGCACACCTGGCACGCATTTTCTCCGTCCTTAATACACCGACGGACCACCGACAGAGGAATCTCGACGAACTCTTAGCCAGTCTCCCCTACGTCAATGGTGACTTGTTTGCCGAACACCTTGAGTTCGTCGAGTTCACGCGATCAACCCGCGAGGCTCTCCTGAGTTGCTGCCGCTTTGATTGGAGCCGTATCTCGCCAGCAATTTTCGGCTCACTCTTTCAGTCAGTGATTGAGCCACGCGAACGGCGTCAAGTCGGAGCACACTACACGAGCGAACGCGACATTATGAAGGTTGTACGCTCTCTTTTCCTCGACGATTTGCGTGCCGAGTTCGAGCGGATCAAGAAAAGCAAACCTGACCTACGGCGCTTCCATGATCGCTTAGCAAAGCTCCGATTTTTTGACCCGGCTTGTGGCTGTGGGAACTTTTTGGTTGTCACCTACCGCGAGCTACGACTCCTTGAACTCGATGTCCTGCTGCAACTACAGGAGGGCGATCGTCAGTTGACCCTGGATATCTCGCACATGGCCAGGGTGGACGTCGATGCCTTTATTGGCGTTGAAATCAACGAGTTTCCGGTTCGCATTGCCGAAGTGGCGATGTGGCTCATGGATCATCAAATGAACCTCCGGGTCTCGGAAGCTTTCGGCCAATATTTCGTGCGGCTGCCGCTCCGAAAAAGTGCCAAGATCGTTCAGGGTAACGCACTCCGACTCGATTGGCGGACGATCGTCGCCCCAGAAGAGTGCAGCTACGTTTTGGGCAACCCTCCATTCGTTGGGTCGAAATACCAGTCGGAGTCACAACGTTCGGACATGAAAACTGTTGCCTCGACAGTCAAGAATGTGGGCCTGCTCGACTATGTGACCGGATGGTACTTTCAGGCGGCGGGTTTTATTCGCGGCACCAACATATCGGTTGGCTTCGTTTCCACGAACTCTATTACCCAGGGCGAGCAAGTTGGAACGCTTTGGGCGGACTTGCTTAAACGCGGACTGCAAATTCGCTTCGCGCACCGCACCTTTGCCTGGGAAAGCGAGGCGAGAGGCAAAGCTCACGTCCATGTAGTCATCATCGGTTTCGGCGAAAACGTCGCTGGGAAAAAACGACTCTATGACTACGAATCTGATCCGAACACACCAACGGTAATTGACGCCAAGAACATCAGCCCCTACCTCGTTGAAGGCCCCGATACGCTCATTGTCAACAGAGAGACGCCTGTTTGTGCCGTGCCGAAAATCGCGATCGGTAATAAGCCCATCGACGACGGCAATTATTTGTTCTTGGAAGAGGAGATGGACCAGTTCCTCAAGCAAGAGCCCAAGGCGAAAAAATGGTTCCGACAATGGGTTGGATCGGACGAGTTCATCAACGGCAAAAAGCGTTGGTGCCTCTGGCTCGGGGATTGTCCCCCCCAACGAACTCAAGGCGATGCCTGAGGCTGTCAAACGAGTGGAGGCCGTCCGCAAGTTCAGAGCAGCCAGTAAGAGTATTCCCACACAAAAAATCGCGAAGACGCCCACCCGCTTTCATGTCGAGAAAATGCCAACGCGCGAATTCTTGTTGATTCCCAAGGTCTCATCCGAGCGACGGCTGTACATTCCCATTGGCTTCATGTCACCGGAAACGCTGGTTAGCGATCTCGTATTTGTTGTGGAAGAAGCAACGCTCTTTCATTTTGGAATCCTCTCCTCTGCTATGCACATGGCCTGGGTACGGCAAATTGCGGGACGACTGGAATCGCGTTATCGCTACTCAGGCACACTTGTCTACAACAACTTTCCGTGGCCTGATACGGCAACGAAAAAAGCCCGAGAGACAGTCGAAGCAAAGGCGCAGCTTGTGCTCGATGCCCGACAAGCATGGCCTGATAGTTCCTTGGCGGATTTGTATGATCCGGTGACGATGCCAAGGAACCTTTCCAAAGCTCACGCGGAACTCGACAAAGTGGTCGATAAGTGCTATCGCTCTCAACCCTTTGCGAATGATTTACAACGTATGGAGTTCTTGTTCAGGCTCTACGATACGATGACTGCACCGATAACGGCGGGCCTACCCAAAGCTCGTCGCCGAAAACAGTCCGACACGTCACCGCCGGAGTAGTCTGCCTGGGGACCGCTACGACATAGAATCTGGTCGTTGAATTCGCTCTGTGTTTACCTCTTCTCAAGGCAGGAGACTGACGCGTCAATGCCTCTCTCCGCCGGCCGGCGCCGGAATTGCTCTGACGCGTTAAGCAGTTGATTGAATTCCTGTGGCCGGCGGATTTGACCCTCCTGCCGCGTGACCCTGGCTGAAATGCTCACAGTTCGCTTCTGTTGCGATATGTCATGGGCCGGTGTGATTTGACGATGGGCACCTATCTATCGCGCAGGCGGTGGCAAATCCGAAGCCTCCGGCGATCGCGATTGTGTTCGGACGTTGTCGCTGCCAGTCGCGAGATGCCTTGATGACGCGTCGATGTGCTTTGCGTCGGCCGGCGGCGAGCCCCGCGAGTTCGAGCTTGGCCGATCGCGAGCCCCGCGATCGGCCGAGAAGCCCGCATGACGCGTCACTGCTTCTTGCTTCGGCGCCCCAAGCGTCGAAAGGGCTGCGAATGGCGTGCCATGCCAATCCCGGTCACAACCCGCGGATTTGACCCCACCCGTTCCACCCGCGGCAAGTTACCTGCCCAGACGATACAACCCCGCGTCTGCCATCACGTTGCGTCACCATCGACGGACGTCTAAGGTGGTGCAATATAACACGAGCACGATTGCATCTTGTTTGTGCATCACGATTTGCGTTGATTCGCGACGATCAACGCACAGCATCGACCAGGTGAGCGGGTCGCGTCGTGGTCTGACGCGGTTGACTGCCAAATATGGTTTCTTGCCGCGTCATGTCTGCCGTTTCGGCAGTTCTTGCCTCCCAGCTTGTAACCACGTCTGACGCGACAATTACCTAATTTGACGCGGTAGTATCGCAATTTGCAGAAAGGTAACATGCAGCAAGCCGTGCATTCAATGCACGTTGCGCGTACAGAATGACTCAATTACTCTATTATTGTTCTTCTATATAGATAGTTATTTAGTAAGTAAGTAAGTAGAGAGTGAGTGTAAATAGAATATGCATAGGAGAAGTAACAAACGGTAACCAGGGTAACTCAGTAACTTTTTCAACGCAACGTCAACCCGCTCTGCACCTTACAAAAATGACTCTTTTCGACGCGACATTACTCAATCCGGTAATTGACGCGGTTGGCTCGGCCTTGCTCAAGATTTTGCACGCGACAGATTCTAAATCTTAGGCTCGTCAAATTCTCGCCATTCGTCGCGTCGATAATCACTGCCTGACGCGACACGCAAAGCATCGTACCGCGTCGATCAGGCAGCATTCTGCGCCCGCTCTGCACCAAGACGCGACACGCTCGCGGTCGGCCGGCGCCCATCGTGCGCGGTATTTCCCACATTCTGTGCAACCAATCGTGGGATTCGGGAATAAATACTACGGATCCGCTAAATTCTGTTTGCCTTAGGTCAATGGTGATGCAATCTTATAATGCACAACCAAGGGGCAAGCACAATGGTCATCGAACTAGCAGCCTTTGCCGGATTCATCCTGATTGCGAGCGTCTGGCAGACTGTGCTTGCCCCGCGGCAACCTTACTAAGAGGGGCACCATGAGCAGAAAACACTTCAAAGCACTGGCCGAAGCAATCAAAAGCATCAGCAACGAACAGGAGCGAGAGCGAGTGGCCAACCTGATTGCAGAAGTCTGCGCTAGCCAGAATCCGCGCTTCAGTTTTACCACGTTTTACCGCGCATGTGGCGTAAAAGGCTGATCCATGTTGTGGCAAATCGTCAACGCGAACAACCCGAACGAATCGCAGCAAGTAGACGGACTGTTTACCGATGCTGTGAGTGTGGCGCAACGATACGTCTCGACTGATTCATCATGTTGGCGAATCTTCAATGGTGAAAAACGCCTAGGTGAGGTGACATTGCGAGGCGCTCGCCATGTTGACGCGCTCGCAAACCACGTCGCATGGGATACCCCGCATGGAATCATGGCAGGCACAGCCGAAAGCAAGCCTTTCGATCAAGTCTATGTGCGCCGAGTGGATGGCACAGTTTGCACTGTGCCCTATGCAAGCCTGCGACAAGCAACCGCAGACGACGTACTAGCAGCAGTCAACCAGTTCACGCGAGCGCAACCATGAGCAAGAAAATGCGCATTGACGACACGATGCTAACAATCAGCGCAGAATCTGCAATCGTCGATTTTGCAGACATCTTAGAAGCTTGTCGCATGGAGAATGACGAATTCGGTGACAAGCCTTGGGACAACCAGTGCGGCTACGATCACGAGATAGAATCGGCCGACCATCCAGGGCAGAAAGAGGGCCAAGGTTATTCCTACGGCGCTGGCCGTAGGGGTGGCGTTATCGTCTTGGATGAGCCACAGTCTGCCGGAATTCAAGAAACGTATCAGTACCATCGCGACAACGGCGCGAGCAAGCAAGTAGCACGCGAGCTTGCAGCACAAGACAAGGCGCGCCGGTTGGCCCAGCTTGTGAAATGGCACGATCAAGGCTGGGAATGGTATCGCGTGGTCTGCGAATTCCGCGGATATATCGACAGCCTTGGTGGAATTGATGACTACGATTTTGCCGCTGATGACTGCGCCCGAGATTGCGCTTGGAACGTGGCAGCCCAGCTTGAGGCAGACGGTTATACGGTTGCGGGAAAGCCTGATCTTCGCGCCGAACGATTGGCAAACCATCGCCTTAGCCTGCGATTCAAGCTCAACCAACAGAATCGGGGCAACAAATGAGCGGTTATTACTTCGCGCCTATGATGCGCGTGCATTGCCACTACGTCTTGCATCCGCCCACTCGCCCGATGCTGGCCGCCACGTTGCAAAGTATCCGCAGCAGATACGGCGCAAGGCAAGCAAAAGCCTTCCGCAATTCTCTGCTTTATGTTGGCAGTTACCCAATCCGCTAAGGGGCAAACATGAAACGCGCAGAAGCTTTTGAACTGATCGATCACGGTATAGAAGGCGCAAGCTACTTCCAGGGCTGCGGGACATCCCACACTCAGTATACCGACGTTGCAACAGGCAACGGCAACAATCCCGCGGAGGCAATCGACGACGCGCTAGAAAGTCTGGCCCAGCAAGGCTGGGATTCTGAAGACTTGGAAGCGCGGATTAAAGAGCAGGAAGGCTGGAAAGAGTTCCCCACCTCGCCAGACGTTGAAACGCACCTCATCGACGTAAACCCCGATGATTACTCCGATGAGGATGGAGAATTCATCGGTGAGGATTGCGACACCTACTATTACGTCTCAATTCGTGTGAGGTGAGCCATGAGAGTAATTGTCAACGAATCAGGGACAGCGCTTTGGCTCTCGGCTGATGAAACCTACCAATGGGCCAACCGTCCAGGCAACCGCTGGCCATGCTCGCAGATAGCAGGCAAGCGACTATTCGCGGAATTCGACGCACGGGGCGACCTGGTCGATTGCCGAATAGGTGGCAAGCAACCCGGCATCGACGCGCACGAAGTCAATGCGATCGTGTCCGATCATTTGCGGCTACAGCATCCCAATCATCCGGCAATCAGGAGCTAGGGCAATGTGCAAACCATTCGATCTAGAAACCTACCGAATGGAAAACGGCAAGCTACAAGCGTATGCATGGCCGGGCGGCTATCCGCTGTATTACGTAACCGCGGATGGCGGGACGTTATGTGCGGACTGCGCGTGTCAATCTAACGTCGATTACAAGGACGCAAGCGACAAGCAATGGCACATAGTCGGCGCTGATGTCAACTGGGAAGACGACAGCCTGCATTGCTCAGATTGTGACAAGCAAATCGAATCCGCCTATGGGGAGCAGGGCCAATGATCGCAATCCACCTAAACGCAGGAAACGACAGAAACGGCAACCCGCGGCGTCTATTCCTGATCCTCAATGAGAAGGCAACCATCGTGCGAGCCATCGACGAGGGCTATGAGGGGACGCAAGCGCTCGTGCCAGAATTCGCCAGTGTGCCAGTCAGTCAACAGATTCCCACCACATACAAGGAATATCGCTACCTCCTGAAGCAATTCAGCAAGCCGCGCAAGGTCGCCACTCTAACCGGACCGCATAACGACTAAGGGGCAAATCATGGCATCTATTCAAACAATTGCCGGCTGGGTTCACATCCTCGCGACACCAACCGGCAAGCGTATGCAGTTTGACGTAAAGATACCTCCCCACGTCGCAAAGCAGATACTCCACGACGCAACCAATCGAGTGGACATCTACAAGCCAGAATACTTGGCACAAATCAACCAGATGATCGCAAGCTAAGGGGCAACCATGCTACCGTCAAAACAAGCTTTACTTGAAGCCGCGCATGCCTGCTACGCGAGCGTGTACGCGAGCGAATTTGAAGAGCAAGGTGGACGCTTTCCCGCGCAGGAAGACATTTGCGAGCACGTCCCGCGTCTGCCGGATGATGTCCAGTTGCCAATCGTCATGCGGTATATCGGCCGCATTGAGCACGCATGGGGCCACGATTTGGGCCTTGTGTTTCATCACATGGATCTAGGCCCAGACGATGAGGCCCGAGCGCTATCGTCCCTCATGTTGGGATGCATGGGCCACGGTGTCAGCATCGCAGACGACTACGGCAAACAATTTGACCACGCATGCGAGATTCTGCGGATCAAGACGAGCCATCGGGCGCCGATCTTCTTTGAGGGATTGGAGTGGTTTGAACTGGCTCAGGAAGCCTTAACCGTAAGCGCTGAGGGCTAAGGCCATGATCGACGGAAGCAAGCGCCCGAGAAGAAATGGCAGCAAGGGTGAAGCGCGGCGACGATGGTATGCATCCCACCGCGCTAAGCGCTTCGCGAAACGACTCTGGAGTTAGCAACGATGAACGAAGGGACGTTATCCCGCCTTTGCCGTCTTGAGGATCGTATCACCAATGCGATCGGGCTGGCCAAGGCGAAAGCACGCTGGACCTATCACAACATGCTCACCTCATCGACTCCAAGCTGGGAAGCGTACAACCGCCACATGTGGCGAGTGGAAGCGCTCTACTTCGGCGGTGACGTTGAAATGGGCGAGTTCCCCGGCGGAATTCCAGGCCAGCGATTGTGGAACTATCGGCAACCCGCAGCCTAACCGAACCAACAAACGACTAAGGGCAGTAACTATGGACGCCTTCGCGGTGACACTCGACACCACGCACGAGTTTGACATCAGAGAAGCCGATCGGCCGCAAATCGAGCGGATCGTGAGCGTGTATGTGCTCGATCGCAGCAACCGGACGGGCGATTCCCGCTACTGGCTTCATCATTGTTACGACGAGGTGCGGTTGCAGCCTTGGGTTGTGGATGAGAACGTCGCCCAGACTGTCCGCGATCACTACGAAAATCGAACCAGCGAGGATCGGCATATCGCCTGTGATGTCATCGACGCCATTCTCGCCCAAATCGACGATCCGAACATGCTGGGCGAGGTCGAAAGCTTCTCATCCATGAATTCCATCGCGTGGGAATCCGTCGAGGAAGCGATGGAAGCGCTCCGCGAATCTGTGATGACCAACCGACTCTAACCGGACCGAGAAACGACTAAGGGGCAAACACCATGAGCTACTCCGATGATGCGATGAATGACGCTTGCGACATGGCGGAACACTTCTTGGATCAGATTGTCGATCAACTGGTGGACGACGGCGAGGCGTCCGAAGATTTCAACAATGACTACGATGACGGTGACAGTTATCACCACGAAAACCACGTTGACAGGCTCTACGATCTGCTGGATGCGGCCGAGTTGCTCGATGAACTGTCCAATTACATCGAAACCGACAACGGACTGTGGCAAGGCCAAGAGCCGGAGAAGGCCATTGGCACCCAGGCTGCCTACACCTACGGCAACGCTGTAGGCGTTACATGGTGCGATCTGATCGGCCGGATCAACCAGGCGTACCAGGAATTCCGCGACGAATTGAGCGACCAGGAGAAGGAAGACGAGTTCCGAAGCGAACAGTGCGACAAAGCGCGTGAGATCGCAAAGCAGGTCATCGAAGAAAATCGGTGCCAACCGGGACAAGAAACGGCCAAACTCAATCTGGACGCCGTCCCATCCTTGATCGAAGTTGTCCGCAGAGCCTGCGAAGCAACCGATGCGGCCGACGTGGTTGACTTGGTGCCCGAGTTTCACAAAGCACTCCGCGCGGTCGAGGCCCAATGACCAGTCCATACATCCAACCCTTATGCCTGCGGGAGTCGCAAGCGCCCCGGCCGACGCAAGCAAAGCCAACTAGCCTGGCCAAACGGCCGTTCCCCACGGGGTTCGCTTAGCGGCCACAGTCGGGCGCCTCAATTGAAAGATTTGCCCGCGGGAGATTCCTGCGGAGCCTAAGTGTGACAAATGCGGGCTCGCCAGGTTGGGTCGCTCCCAACCTGGCGGGCAACCTTAACCGAGACAAGAAACCGCTAAAGGGCAAACGATGAACGATGAACTGCTCGAATCCATCTTCGATCTGGTGAAAAGCGCGATCGAGTACGGCCGAACCGGCGAGCCTGATGGCGACGGCGACGTGTGGCTGAGCAGCCAACTGCGAGACATCATCGAAGAGGTTCGTGGCATCGCCCCTGGCCAGCAGGAACTAACCTGCATCGTTCAGGAGTTGTCCAAGCCCGAGGACATCGTTCCGTACCAACTGATTCACGCCACAACCAAGGACGGGCTGCCGGTGCAGGTCATCTACTTGCACGAGGGCGAGGTCGAGGACATCCGCGAAGCTTTGAAGCCACACAAGCTCACGCTGGAATCTTACGGCGACCATCAGAAGCGTGAAGCGCGGCGAGAGGCCGCACGACAGAAGCGACTGGCTGAAGAGCGTGAGCGGACTCGCACGTCGCTCAAATGGGAAGAGGAATACCACCTCAACAAGTTTGCCCAGGCCAACGGCCGGATGTGGAAACAGCGGCTTCGCAAAGCCTGGGAAGCTGGCACCGCATCTGAGCCACTACAATATCTCCGCGACCATCGTTGCTTCGGCGAGGAAGGGCTCGACCGATACAGAGCAACCACGAGCAAGGTTGGAAAGTAATGGGACATTGCACGAACAAGCGCCTAGACATCAAAGTGCATCAACAAGTGGTGGACGATGTTGTGTTCATTGATTGCGAAACAGTTGGTCTGGATGAATTGCGGGTTGTGCCGTGCAACAATCCTCTAATGACCAATGTAGAAAAGCAAATCGGTCTCTGCCATCGGTGCCAGAACACGCTAACCGGGATCAAGAACGGCTAAGGAGAAACATGACTCAAATATCTTCGTTCGACGCACTAATCATCGTCCTGGCCATTCAAGGATCATTCCTGGCTGGTATAGGCCTGGGTTATCGACTCGCCAAGCGTTCAACTGGGAACATAAACCGCTAATGGAAATTGACGACGCAATCCGCATCAGCGAGAACGTGGCCAATCTCATGGCCTACAAGATTCATGCGGAAGCGATCCGCACACTGATCGCTTTGGCCAAGCGTGAGCGACACTGGTCCATTGACTGGGGCAGGCCTCAAGCGCGGAATCCCTTCCGGCTCGTGACTTGGACCGATGCAATCGGCGAGCCAGTCAAGCAACTGGCTTGCCACGTTAGTGAGTTGTCCCAAGTGACCGCCCTGCCCTACCCCGAGGGCGCCGTCGCGATGAAGCCGATCGAGGAGCTACCCGAGGGACACTTCACATGGTTCGGAGAGAATCATCGATTCACTGAACATCTGAAACGGTCTAGCCGTGTCGTAGCCAGTTGGCCACGATGGAAGCGCAACGCATTAGGAGGGCTGAATGCCGCCGAAAATAACAACGGTTGAACTTCTCGATCGTAAAACCGATGTCTTAGTGGACGGCTTCAGAGTCGGCACCGTGTTGGCCGGAGTTTCGCCACGCGAGGGTGTGCAATTCATTGCGAGTGACAGTCGTCTTGGCCCAATCCTCAACTGTATGAGTCTCTGGCAGGTGGTATCGCAAATCGCCGACCGCACTAAAGGCTACTGGGTTCGCGATTCGGTTATATGGATGGACCGATCGCACACCGGCGAGGGCTTCGTGGTACAAACGCCCAAGGGATTCATGGCTCGCGGTAGAGGAATTCACCTCAACTACGAATTCGCCGAGCGATACGAAACACCGGAAGTCGCCCAGTTGCACGCACAAAAGGTTGGCGGCGTCGTCAAGCGCCGCGCCGAGTTCCCGATCTAGGTTGGACATCGCATTGAATGTGAGTTCGTTTGTGATGAACCAACAGACCTTCTGCGTCAATTTCAAGGCGAATTTCTGAAGGGTCAGTGACCTTTCTAACTTCAACTTCAAGATCGAGTACGTCACCGGGATTGATATAAGCCCAAACGCATTGACCGGAGTTCTCGTGCTGCATTCGATCTTGGAGACGTTGGCAATCCAGCAACTGACCAACAAACCAGCACCAACCTACTAGCTCGTTGCGACCGCAGTCGAGCCGAATTCGGACATTCTTTATCGGGCTGCCACCGAAGAATTGAAGCCTAAAAAAGATTTTCCCAAACGCATCTACGACCTCTGGACCAAAGCTACTTCCTACCTTTGGCACAGGGAATCCGCTATATCGTGATTCGCAAACTATTCTTGGCTTCTCACGTCGCTTTAGTATTGCATCGACTGCTTTTGTAGCAATCACCGCACAAACTGCTGCAAACAGCTTTCCTGTCAAATCGTCCATGCATTTGCTCTGCTTTTAGGAATCCAACGGCCGCGGGCGAGCCACTCGACTAGCTGGGTCATCATCCTCCATTCGCTCTCGCCAATAGCCGCCCTTTTTGTTGACGTAGACATACTTGTCGCCCGTCAACTCCCAGAAAGCATAGAGGACTTCTTGCGAGATCGAAGGATTATTGCTCCTAGTAGTGCTTACAAAGCGGCCATTACATTGGTCGATTAAAACGCCTGCAACAATACCGCGAGGCAAGCCGCCAGGATCTTGTAGTTGCTCTTGCATCCAGCGGGCGACGTCTTCCGCAGTGCTATGCTCGTTCAGTTCGCTCAAGTCGCACCTTGTCTGGGCAGGTCTTGTAATGCAAGTGCATCGTGAGGTCTTGCAGCGAAGTTCGCAGTCCTGCGACTTGCTGATAGAAATCGTCGCTGGACGGCACGTCGATGTCGTCCATTCGCTCCAGCGCTCGATTACAGAAGTCGAGCATCGGCCGAAAGCTGGCCAAAAGAACTTCGGCTTGGTCGCGTGACAAGTCCATGCCCGCATTATCTTGGCGGACTAGCCAAGCGTCTAGGGCTTAAGCATCGCAAACTCATTAGGGCACATCGCCTGGGCATGGCTCGACAATGGGCATGTCCGGCGGAAGCGGCTTCGGCTCGTCAGAAAGGCGGTGCGATCGCATCGGTGAGACCGTCAAAATCATTGTGTAGTAGTCCATCGGCTTCACGCGAAGCCATCGAACTGCCAGGCCGAACCACAGTATACGCATGACGAAGCCGTATCGCCATTGTCGAGAGCGATTCTTCCAAACCGCAATGATGCTACCATGTTGCATCCGCGGTGCGGTGTAAAGAGAAACCACCGCGGGCTTGAACTCAATGCGGATGTCCATCAGTCTTTCCTGAGAGTACCTGCTAGCAGGCTACCCACGCACTGTGATTCGTAGTCCTCGATCAGCAGGCAGCCGACCGTCTCGCTTTCTTCGAGGGAGTCTTCCAAGAGGTCAATGGCTTGTCCGATGTTGCCGAGCTTGGTCAGGTCGTAGCCCTTCAGCGCGTCAACCTGTTCGTCGGTGAGACCGTCCAGCGCGTTCAGGCGACTCGCGATGAAGCACATGAGTGCAAAGTCTTCGTCAGCTTTTGCCGGCTCGTAAGATATCGTGCCAATTCCGCGGTCGGACTTGTTATGAATTCCTGTGACGTAGCGATCGTCAATCTTCCGCCAGGTTGCTTTCCAGGTCATGCAGCGTCCTTCAAGTAGGTATCGAGTTCGTCGCCCCACTGAGTCCAGCCAGGTCGCGGAGCGCGGGCGAACAGTTCCAGGTAGGGACCAGGGCTGCAAGCTTCAACCAGATCGTAAATCTCGTCCGGCTTGCGGGAGTGTTCTCGCTTGCGGGTCGCAACCAAGTTCACCTGAGTTCGTCCAGGCTTCAGCGTGCGCATCGATCCGCGGACGCCAAACAGCAGAACTTCGGTGACGTTGCGAAAGTAGAAGCCCACGCCTCGACCGTCCGGTCCACCATCTTTTCGGACCTTGTACCAGATCAGGTTAGACTTGTAGCGGAAGCCCCAGGCCTTCATCACTTCCAGGCCGTCTGGCAGCAGTGCGTTGGGCACCCACATGTAAAGATGGGCGGCGTTTGCCACTCGCTCGGCGACGGGTAACTCGCAGATGTCTTGCAGCGACATCGTGTGATAGCGTCGAAGGCGGCCGTGCTCGGGTGCAACCTTCCCGGTACGGTTGTCAAATCGCCAAGGCGGATCGGCCAGGACGGTTGCGTAATGACGATGGGCCAGCCCGGTGAATATCATGGCTGACCTTCTAATCTCGCTTGCAAGTCGATGATCTGGTTTTCCAGGATCTGTATCTGCCCAGGTGGTTCTTGCTCAAGGTCTTGCACACGCCAGTGGATCCGCATGGCTTGGAGTTGCAAATCCTCAATGCAGCCCCTGTTAAACACGTATCCCCGTTTGAGATCAACAATCCGCGATTTCAGGACGTGAACTTGAAACAACAGGGCCGCAATGACAACTGCGATGGCCCAAGCTCGAATGCTATATCGCACAGTGAATCCTTGGTTTAGGTTGACTTCATGGTCCGAACGAAAGCTTCCAGTTCTTCGTTGCTGAGCGTGTCGAACTGCTCCGATTTTGCATAAGCGATCACATGGATCAATTGACGACGCTGAATCGATCTGACTCGCTCTTCGGTAGCTTGCCGTAAGCTAACACCGTAGAACGAACAATCAGCAGGCCGATCGGGAATGACGCGACTGAAGATTTCACCGCTGTCAAGGACAATGCATGTTTCAGTCAGTCGCTCAACTGTCGCCACGCGATCGTTGTAATTGCCAGCGGCCAAGACGACTTCGTCACCCGGTTTCAAGTTAGCAAGCCAGTTGCTCATGGTGCTTTCAGGGTTCGCAGAAATGCTTCGAGTTCGTCGTTGCTCAGGGTGCCGAATCGCTCCGGCTTAGCATGCGTGATCGCATAGATCAGACGCTGCCTTCGCATTTGCGCAGCAATCAATGGATTTACTTGCACGAGTTGACTATGGCCGAACATCGATTCACCGGCTAGCTGTCCGTCCTTCTTTCGATACCGGCTGCCGTTGGCCAATATGATAAGTGTCTTCGTAACACGCTCGACGGTGTTAAGCCAATGTGTTCCCAGTCCGCGAGACAGCACGACTTTGTCACCCGGCTTCAGATTCTCCAACCAGCTAGCTGTCATTAGGTCTCCGATATGATCTCTGTGGTCGCAGCTTGGAACATCTCGCGCCGACACTCAGGTACTTCGTTCGTCGTGTCGTCTTGCCCAGCTTGTCGGCCGTCCAACCACGCTCTCGCAAAGCCTCGCTCACCGGTCGGTACGACTCGACCGCGGCCAACGACGGCCGTTGCCCATTGGTCGTAAGGACAAGACGTGCGTGAGAGGCCGGATAGGCCGGCAAGGTAGCCTTTCCACCAAGCTCCGGCGTGCGACTTGCCTCGAATGGGTGTGCCACTGCGGTACTGGGTTGGAAGCGGGAACGAGGCCCTAGGCATACTCGAATCCCAAGCTTTCCATCGCCGCGCGGAACTCGGCAAGCAGCCCAGGTAGGCGGGCTTGGAGCCGCTCTTCGAGGCCAGGTGCGATCAGTTCTTCGTCCGTGGCGTCGGGCCAGATGGCGCACGATCGAGCGGCTGCAAGGTCTCGATCCTTGCCCTCGCCTACTCGACACCACGGGCGATATTCCAGCGTGATCGGTGCCGGTTTGTCGAGTGAGTCAACGTGCTTTTTCTCGAAAGGTACGTCGTCCAAGATCCATGCTGGGAGGTGTGTTTGGCCGTCTCTTAATTGTTTTACTTCGCCCTTCCGCAGACCGTGGTGGTCGCGATCCCCTGCGTGGTAGACGGTGTTGGCGACGTAATGCATCGGCCCTTCGGTCGAGCAGAGATGCCACTTTAAGTACGGGGCTAGTTCCGGCAAATGCTCTCGAACGCCGTCATGCAAGCAGCCACTTGCGATCACACCGACGAGGCCGTCGTCTCGCAGTTCATACAGAACAGCCGTGATTGAGAAACTGCTGTGGCCGTTTTTGCACTGATCGTCAAAGCGGACGGTCGCGACGATCAGGTTGCGTTGGCCATTGTGCGTGAATTCTTTTTGAAATACCGTCATCTTGCTGCCCCGTGGTCTGGCCTGACGGGCGATTCAAAGTGCCCGCCAGGCTACTGCGTCCAGATTGTCCGAATTGTCGAGTTGTGGGTTTTCGCGTGGATCATCAGCTTCTCATAGGCCACCTGTTACTGGGTGATCGACCCTGTTTCTCAGCCTGGGTCTTATGGACTGCGTTCTCTTCGGTGTGGTGTATTTGGTTATTCGTCTCTCGGTGGTCTCACTGCGGGGTTAGTTGTTCTTCACGGCTGTCTCCTTTCGGTTGGATACTCAACTGTACGTCAATGATGGTGCAATGTCAAACGGACGGAGAAAGATTTTCGGAATCGCGATACGTCTCGCGAACTGCGCGGGCCTTGGCACGGGCGCGGCGATACTCCTCGTCCCGGCGTCGGTTGGCTTGGTTCGCCACGAAAAGCACCGGCCCTGCGGCAATTCCCAAGACAACCCGCGGATCGCTTTGCGAAAGCACGCGGAACAACGGCCAGCACAGAATTACGATGGCGCCAGCAAATAACCAAAGTCGCATTGTTTTGCCCTCCGAATCAACAGTACGTCAATGATGGTGCAATGTCAAATGGACTTAATCGGGCGTTTCACACCGCAATCGTAGGGACTGGTTCTGGCGACCCGCTCAAGTCCTGCAATCACGCCCTTCGTGTAGGCCATCCCTCCTTGCGTGCGCAGGAAGTCTCTCAGTCCTCGCTCCACCGACCAGCAGGCGTTGCACATCTTCGTCCCGAGCATCGGCGTCGGCTTGTCGCAGAACTGGCAAGGAACGGTGTTGCTCATGTCGGGCTCTCAAGGTGTTGATCGCGTAGGTGCCGACGTATCCAGCCGAAACCACGGCGGATACGATCGCGAGTTCGAGGCCACCGCAGAGTTGGCACATGGTTAATCCCAGCTTGCAAAGGCGTTCCGATCAGCAAGCTCCTGCATCACCTCAGCGGTGGTGTAATACCACCTCATACGCACGTCGCAGACGCCCATGCAGTGGAACCAAATAGACTTCAGATAGCGGAAACGTGGATCGGCGTTCTGGCCAATTCGCCAAGCACGGTGATTAGGAATCTGCCGGCTGAAGATCAGCCATCGTGCAATCATCACGACGGCTTTGGCAGCGAAGAAAGGCCTCCAGCGCAACCAGCGGTAGGCCTTGATGTAGAACGGTTGGAACTGATAGCGGTCTTGTGCGGTGTACATACTTGAACTACCGCCCAGCCCGATATTGGTTGCAGGTTAGCCGCGACGTTTTTCCCACGCTTCCAGGATCTCATCCCTCCAATCGGAGGTGAGCACAAAGTCGCGAAAGCGTTTCAAATCGTCGTAATCGTCAGGGACGAGCACCTTCTTGTGGATCTGCACGTTCTGGTCATCGGCAACAATCAGTACACCGACGTCCTCGACGTCTTCTCCGGTGAATTCGACTTGTCCAGTGAGTGAGACGCTCTCTGGCTTGAGGATGTTGTCAATGATCCACTGAAGCCATTCGACGTAATTATGGAACGACTCACCGCCGTCCCATTTCATCCGGCGATAGTCATCGTCGATCACCCACTGGCAATAGTAGCTGGGATATTCACTACGATCGTGGCGAGTTTGCGATAACTCGATCAGCCTGTCGATCGCCTCTGGACTGGGTTGTTTGCTGAGTTCAAAAACTCCGCGGAACTTGGTGTTGTAGCCCATTAGTGCAGGATCCTCACGACGCCGTACTTCTTGCAGTTGGTGCAGCGACAGGGCGCGGCCACCTGCTTGGCGTCTGGGCTCCCATCTCCGTCCCGGCCGTGCCACCGCCAACGGTCTTCGGCGTTCATCAATGCATAGCCAGGCTCGCGACCGGCACGACGGTCTTCTAACATCACGGCATCGACGTGATCTTGGAACGAATCGAGATAGGCCTGATCGTCCAGTCCAACGTCATACGTCCAGTGGTCGAACCACCCCCAGCACCAGGCGCGTTCCGCGTGGCTGATTGCGATGTCGATATCGCCTGGGTTGTCCACTCGCAGCTTCTGCCGGGCAAAGAGGCTTGGCAGTTCCTTCTGCACCTGTTCGCGCATCGCGTCCAAGGTGGTTCGGTCGCGTGGCATCTTGCAGAAAGTGAGGCTATTCCAGGTCCGATTCTCTGGAAGCGTGGGCCTGCCAGGCCATTCCCAGCGGTGAACACCAGGGTGGAGATCCTGAGAGAACTGAACATGGATGTCGAAGACGTCGTACTTGGGTATCACTTATATTTCTCAATGAGTTGTCGGCACTCCGTTGCTCGTTTCTTGTGCTCGTCGAACGCAGCTTCGTCGCACTGCGAGCGGGACCAGTCAGGATGTTGGTGCTGAACCACTTCGCGAAAGGCCTGCAAGACGGCGTTCTCCGTCGCCTCGCCGTTCAGCTTGGCGATGCGGCACATGTTGTCGGCGGCGGCAAGGTAGTCGCCTGAATCGACCGCGGCCTGATACGACTGCTCGATCGTTTTGATATTGCCCAGCGCTTCGTCGCGGATCTGCTCGATGTCGCTGTTGTCTACCGGTGCTGGCTTTGTCGGAATGACGGGCTCGATTGGCTTGGCGCATCCGCAGACCGCAATGAGTGTCAGTAGAAGGAAGCTACGCATGGCAAAATCACTCCTGATAGCGAAGTTGGACTAGCAGATCGACAATTCGGGCGAGGCGTTCCTGCCAAGGCACCCAAGCAGTCGGTACGGGCCGAAGAATACCACAGCAGCTTGGACATGTCGTCTCTTGGATCGCTGGCACGAGAAAGGTTGAGCAACTGTCGCAGATCGTGATGGCAGTAATCATTGCAGACTGCTCGGCATCTCTGGGAACAATCCACCGCTGGCTACTTTCATCGCTGGATAGAGGGCGCCCGGCGTGGTTTTATCGCCGACCTTTCGGTAGCTGCGAGAGTCTTTCAGGTTGAACGTGTGCCATCCGCCTCCATCTGCAAATGATCCTTGAAGCACGTACGCCGCATACTCCGGCTTCCAAAGTACCTGACCACGCGCGATCGGGTAGAACTCGTTGTAATAGCGTTCGAGAATATCACCGGCAAAGATCAGTTCACCTTGCGAGTCTTTGCAGCCGGTTGGTATTTGGTCGTTGTGTTCGATCCATTGATTGAACGTGTTCCATTCGATACCTGTCATTATCGAACCGATATCGCGGAACGAGATGTGCATGGTCGGGCGGCATTGCACCGTGAGGTTCAAACACTTTTTCGCTTGATCGATGCTCAGCCCTTGGAACATTCTCATGCCGCGAGTCCCTCGATCGTTTGCTGAATGACATGACATGCCAGGCGTGGCGGAACGGCGTTGCCCAGTAGCTTGACAGCTTCCCTCTTCGTGCGCGGTAGCTTGTAATCGTCGGGGAAGCTCATCGCCCGCCGGTATTCCTCGACCGAGAGCATCCGCATGCGGTCGCCGTCCACCAGTGCCCAGCGATCGACCGTTGTGACCGTGCCCAGCGGCCGGTCGAGGGAACGCCCCGTCAGACCCGAGCCTGACTTGTAATACGGCATCACGAAGCGGCGGCCGAACCGCTCTCGGCCGGCTGCGATTCGGGCGAGCGTGGCCTCCGCCCTGCCCCGCTTGTTGATCGGTGACCAGCGGGCTTCGCCAATGATCTCGCGCACGGGGACATGCGCGCTGGTGCCCGGCGCGATGCGGATCGAGCCGCGGAGTGATCCCACGATGAACAGTCGCTCGCGATGCTGTGGCACGCCGACGTCGGCCGCGTCCAGCACCGCCGTGGTAAGATGGTAGCCCAGTGTCTCCATCGCTTGTCGCCAAGCCGGGAAGAGCGACCATCGCAGGAACTCGGGCACGTTCTCCACGATGAAGGCCACCGGCCGCTTGATCTCGCAGCAGGAGACCACTGCCCAGGCGGTCGCTCGCGAGGCGTCGTGGTGCGGTTGATCCTTACCTCGTGCATCGGTGTGCCCTTGGCAGCAGGGCGAGGCCAGCACCAGGTCGCAGTCGGGCACCTGGGTCCAATCGGCTTGCTGAAGGTCTTGGCAGAGATGTGCGACGTCCGGGTGATTCTCGGCGTGGCACTGGACCGCGAGTGGCCAGTGGTTGGCAGCCCATAGCACCTCGACCCCGGCCAGCCGGGCGCCGATCGTGAACCCTCCGCTACCAGCAAACAGGTCAACTGCTTTCAACGCAGCAACTCCCAGTCGTTCGCCCGATACTTTGCGACCTTCTCATCGAAGTGCTTAGGCCGATCCTTCGTCTTGAAGTTGCTGTGGTCCGGTGCGAGCACGACGGTGACAGAGTTGTATCCCGCCGTCAGTGACAATGCCCTGACGACGTAAGAAGACTTGCTATCAGGCAAGACGATTGTGCTATCGATCGGCGGCACACACGCCAGCCGAGTGTCCCGCACTAGCGTGACACCCTTATCGCGATCAGTCGCGTTAGAGACCTTGAGATGAAGAGATACTTGGATCATGCAACTAGCTTCTCCACGCGGCCTTGCTCGATGAGGTCAGCAATTTCACTGAACGGCGTTAAGGTGTCGTTAAATGCCGTCAAAGAGCTACCGTTATCTAGGCTACCAGCGCAGCTTTTCCAGCCCAGCCATTGTTGGACCTTTGCTGGAAGAACTGCAATTCTGTCATCAAAACAAACACATTTCTTGCCTTCTATCTGAACGGTCAACACCTCCAGGTCGCCGGCTACTTCCTGGTAAACTTCGCTTGCAACACCCAGACAGCAAAGCAAGAAGTCCTCGCCACATTGTTGTTTGAGAACGCCTGTACCCTGCTGGTACTTGCCCGATCGCAGCGCCTTGACGAGAAGTTCTTCAGCTTGGTTCATTTGTTCCTGACTGCGGAAGGTAGGGACGACTCTCGATGCGAGCCGCCATCTGTATCCAGTGAACCGTCGTGAGTGGTTTAAGAGGCTGCATTCGTCGAATGGTCAAGAAGTCCTGCATCTGGCGGCACTTCGCGAGCCGCTCGGCGGGAACCTCTTCGACCTTTGCAAAGGTGTCGCTCATAGGCCGTTGCAGAACTCGAACTGGTTGAGGGGTAGATTGCCGATGATGATGCTGCCTATGAAGATTTCATTACCTATATTCAGCAAGTGCCCTGTGTCCATTGAACGGACCCGATGTTTCCCTGATCCCTCATTCAAATCGATAAGTTGGAAGGAGTACCAACGGCTCTGGTAAGTGTTGAAATCCGTATACCGTAAAAAGAAGACGTCGCCCTGGCAGAACAATCTGCCTGTTGCGTCCTTCTTCTCCCGGTAGCGCGCTTCTCTGGAGTTGCAGATGTTAATCTGCTCTTTAGTCGGGTTCCTGAATTGCATGGTTGTCCTTAGACCCAAAAGCCTTCGATGTCCGGATAGTTGTCAATCATCCAGCAGATGAAGGCATCGATCAGTTCGTCGCAGTTTTTGAACGCGATCGGGACTCGTGCTCGCAACTTACGTTCATAGCACTCACTGCCGTAGCAGTAGCGGACCGATGGGTCGCTGTCCCACATCGAGGTCTCGTCCCACCATTCGTGGGTAAAGAACAACTGGTCGTTGGACCAATCGACGTTCAAGGTTGGTTGCGTGAGTTCTTGGGTCATCTGTTCTCAGCGTGATGGCAATACAAGCTGTGCCGCACCGATCGGTGTTCTATCGCCTCGACCGATGGCAGGATTGATGCTGATCTGTTCTCCGTCTCGGAGGCCACGGATAAAGCTGTCGTCGTCAAACGATGCTCGACTTTGTAGCTTTTCAATGTCCGGATACCGCTCATCGAATGCCTTCTTGGTATCGGCTTCGAGCACAACTAGCGCTCTTTCGCCACCAGGGACTTGGACTGACTTTTGACGCTGTGCCTCCAGTTTGGCGCCAACTGTCTGAGCCAGACCGAGGAAGTAAGACCGACGGCCTTTGGTCTGAATGCGAGCCTGCTTGGCCAAGCGGCGAAACGTGTCGCGAAGATAGCTGCCCACATATCTCGCCACAGCGACGTTATGACGTTCCCCGAATAGGGAGAGAACCGTGACCCATGAGCCGTAGGATCGCTCTCGCCGAAGGAAAATGGGAACGACGAAGAAGTGAGCCTTTAGAATGTTCGCGATGATTGGCTGCTCGGCTGTCACTCGTTGCCGCTCTTCACCGGCATCTTCCTCGAACCAGTCGTGCTCAGGTGGCGTCTCCAACTGCGCCAACTCGATGTTGTGCTGCGACATTAGCTCGGCGGCCTTGGCAGCGGCTCTCGCCGCTTCATGCTCGTTCGGTGACTCGCTGAGAGCGAGCAATCGTCGGATCGTATCTAACAGTGATTCTCGGTTCATATCGCGGTCTTATTCGCCCTCTTTGTCGTTTGGGATCATCTTCTCGCAGACGACGGAGATCGAGTGTCCATTGCACGAAAGCTCGTGATCCTTGTCGTAGACGTCGGTCACGTACACTCGTACGCTCTCACGATTATTGATTCCCAAGAGCTTCCGTAGGTCGCCGACTTCGAGCTTGATCGTTCGGTGTTGGACTGTCATCTCAGTGATTGCCATAATGAAACTTGCTCCGAATGATCCGGATGATGTCTCGCGCATCATCCACCGCGCGGTGACTGACTTCGCCTTGGATTCCCGCACGTTCCTTGCAGGTCTTGGTGTCAGGGGGCGTTTCGTCGATCAGGGGATTCCAGTACGCCATGCCGGGGTCAATGACCCGGTGATGGAACTTGAGATCGAAGTGCGGCAGTCGGTTGAGGAATGGCCGATCGAATCCGCTGAAGTTCTTACCCGCTGCCAGGATCGCTTCATCTGGATCGATCTTGTACCTTTCGAGGAAGCTGGCCAGCAGACCTCGCACTTCCCACGGTTCACATCGCAGCGTCTCACACTCACCCGGCGGCTTTGCCAGTTCGGCCAGAATCCGGTGGTTCAATGCCAGGGCGAAAGGTTCGCCCACGATTTGATCGTGCTCGATCAAGCGGTGGAAGACGGGGAGCGCGTCGATGTCAGACTTCCAATCTTCGATCACGGCCGCGACCTCCAGCACTTGACAGGTGTCGGGATTCAGGCCGGTGGTCTCGATGTCGATGCTGACGTAGGGACGTGGGAGTTTCATGCGGCTTTCTTGTAAACGCGGTTAGCGGTGATTTCGACAGTGGCGATCTTTACCCCGGCGATCTTCAGGTCGCGGCTGGTCTTCGTGCCGTCATCGGTTGGAAGCTGCAACTCGCTGATATGTCGGACAGCTTCGAGATCGTGTTGCCGAGCCTCGATGCAGTCGCGAATATCGTCGTACTCCCAATCCTCTGTCTCATCGCCGGACTCTTCGTAGGACCGTTGCAAGTCCTTAATTTCGATCTCCAAAGCTGCTTGAATTGCTTCTTTGGTTGGTGCGTCGATGAAGGTCAGAGGCAGCCCTCGGGTCTTGTTCCGATTCACGATGACGGTGTAGTACAAACCTGCTGAGATCATGCTGCCTCATTGGTAATGCGACCTGTCAGGCAGCCTTTCACAGTGAACGGTCGCTGACAGTGTTTTGCGTTGGGCGGCTGGCAGAAGATTTCTCGTGCGGTAATCGTGACGTTGGCTAGCCAGCAGCCATTGGTGTCAGTAAGCCGGTTACGGCAGAGAGCCTGATGCAAGTCCGGCACATTGAAGTAGGCGAATCGGGCACATAAGGCGGCAGCGTCGTGCTCTCGACCATGTTTCTGTTCAATGGCGGCCTGCACCGACTCTGGTGTAGGCGGTTCGAGAAAGTAGCCGTGCCAGAACTTCCGATCTCGCCCGCACTGATATTCGACCATCACGTTGTAGAAGAATCGAACCTTCACTGTTGCCTCTCGCGTTGTGGTTTGTTTGTCCCGCATCGAAACCATAGGTCAATGATGGTGAAATGCAAGAAATAATTAGGCGATCATCCGCTCGCGAGCGCGACGAATGGTTTTGGCGGTGCGGCTCACTCGCGATTTCAGCGTGCCGACTGGGACGCCGATCAAGTCTGCGACTTCGTTGTACTGATGGCCTTCTACAATCAGGTTAAAGGCGGCCGATTCATCCGGCGGAAGCTCGTCGAGGCAGCCTTGAATGAACGTCACATCCTCTCGCTCTTCCGCCTGAGTGTGAGGGTCCGCGACGGTCAGGTCCGCGATGACGTCGTTGAGGCTGTGTTCGTCGGACGATTCGCCTAGCGACACTGTGCGGCGGATTCTCGCCGCTTTGAGCCAGTTTTTGGCCAGATTGGCTGCCACACTGAAGACCCAGTTCTTGAAAGAAAAGGCTGGGTTGTAGCGTTGCCCGGCGGACGGCAACCGCAGGAAGGTGTCCTGGACCAGGTCTTCAGCGATGTGCCGGTCGCGCACGTATCGCCGCAGGAAGTCGGTTAGTGCCGGGCGATATCGTTCGTAGAGAATGCCGCCTGATTCCTGGCAGCCACGGTGCATGAACGCTTGTGCGAGGTCTTCATCGGTGCGGTTCATTGGTTCTTTATCCGCTTGCATCATCATTGACCAGCAAAGACAAAATTAGTCCGAATCATGGAGTTGTCAAATTAGGGGAAATCACACTAGGCGATGGCCACAGGGACAGAGCTTTGTCCCTGATTTGTCCCTGGAAGTGCGTCCAACAGGCGGGACAAGGCGGTAGAACACCGCCGTTGACCGAGGCGGTCACCCCAATTACAGTGAGCACAAGCCCGATCGAGATAAGACGTTGCGGCGAAAGCTCGCGCGAGAAAACCTTGCAATCCCTTGGCTTGGGGTGCAAGAGGTCGCAGGTTCAAATCCTGTCGCCCCGACTATCTTTCGAAATGAGCCCTTCGGCCAAAACGTCGAAGGGCTTTCTTATTGTCGGGCAAAGAGTTGCGCCGTTGAGGCAACAGTTCAAACAGACAATTTCAAGGATTCGGCGTTTCGTCGCATAGTCTGCGTTAAGCCACTTCTCGACAAGGGTTTGCGAAAGTTCAAACGCTTTCAGTGCCAATTCGGCCGTTTCGTCATGCGAACGGTCCAGCACATCCAGTTGCAACCGGATTCGAGCCAACCGGTCCCGGATTTCGGTTTGCTTCGCGGCGAAGGTATCGTCGTCGATTTGATCCGCCAGGCGAAGATTGAGTAGCCGGTCTTGTTGACCGATCAGCATGGTTTCTTGCCGAGTCAGTTCATGGTGCTGAGACAGTGACTCTCGCTGGGCATCGAAGGTCTGGGAGTTGAGCACCGTGCGAAACCATTCCCGGACGCCGTCGTCCTCGATTCGCATCCGCTTGAATAACGCCAGCATTTGTAGATCGAGCTCCGCTTCCGTGACGCGGATGCGCGGGTGATCTCCCTGGCTGTAGCGCGCACAGCGGTAATAGACGTAGCTCCGCTGACCTCGCTTGGTTTGGCGAGTTTTGCGTTCGCCGGTAATCGGATGGCCACAATGACCGCAGGTCATCAATTCGCCGGCATACGTCATTTCGTGGGCCTGATAGACATGGCCCCCGAGCAATGCTTGCACGCGGTCCCAGGTCCCTCGATCGATGAGCGGTTCCTGCTTACCCGGATACCATTGGCCGCGGAATTCGATTTCTCCGATGTAGGCCCGATCGCGCAGCATGGCATGCAAGGAGCCCCGTAGAAACCGGGGATACGACGTTCGATAGCACCTTCCCTCCTCCGCCATCTTTTCCACAACGCCATCCAGCGTCAGGTTTTCGTAGGCATAGAGGTGAAAGAACCGGCGAACATTTTCGGCGGGGACGGAATCAATTTCGACGACGCTACGTCCGTTTCGCCGCACATTGCGATATCCGTAGGGGGCGTGCCCTACAAACCACCCTTCTTGCACGCGGCGGGCCAGGCCCTCCCGCACGTCCACGGATTGTTGTTCCGTATAGAAGCTGGCCATGTTGGCCAGCGTGCGGCGCATCATCCGGCCGGCCGGATTGTTCTCCGTCGGTTGCGAGACCGAGATGAACGGAACATTGTATTCCGATTCCAGCCGTTCAAGTTCGACGTAATCGTAGAGATTTCGAGCCGCCCGATCGATCTTGTAGAAGAGTAGCGCGTCGATTTCCAGGCAGTGGCGTTTGGCATACGCCACCATCGACTTGAAGGTGCGGCGCTCATCGCTCTTGCTGGCCGTCTCAGCGATGCGGAAGAATTCGACAATTTCGCCACCGGCGTGGGTGGCGTATCGTCGCAAAGCCTCTTCTTGGACGTCGAGCGAAAACCCTTCCCGTTCTTGTTCCCGGCTGCTGACTCGGGCCAAGGCGACGAATCGCTTCATGGCTTAGCTCCGTCGTAATACGCCAAACAATCGACCCACGCTCTGGATCATTGTAACGGCATCCTCGACGGATAGAGGAGCTTGGTAATAGGGTTGCCAAACCAAAAGTGTTTTTCGGACGAGTTCGGGAGTGATCCAAGGCGCAGTTCCCGGCGGCAGCGCTAGCTCGCCTGTCTCCGCCGGAAACTCGCGCTGGCTTTCCATGTCGTCCTTTCGACCGCTTCCACACTTAGTTGCCGCTACGGCGCGGACATCCGCTCGCCAACCATGCCTCCACCTCCTTGACGCGCCAGCGAACCGCGCCCCCCAGACGGATGGGCTCGGGGATCTTTCGCTCATCGCACAATCGCCAGATGGAGCGTTTGGAAATTTGGAGCGCCGTGGCCAGTTGATCAGCGGTCATCAACAGAGTTCCGACTTCGAAAACGTCTGTAAACGGTGGGGAAAAGGGGATATCCATCTTGATCCTGCTCCGGGGTCCTAATTAACGGTCCATTTCCGGTCCGGGTCGCTCTTTGCCAGGCTCCTGATGGCGTTGGTCGAGTTCTCTGAGTTTGCGATCCAGAATCGACTCCGCACGTCGTTCATCTTCGAGATCGCGAGTGTCTGAATTGCGAGCCTCTGCTACTTCACCAGGCGTCCTGGTTCCGTAGAGCCCATATTCCAGTTGCTGTGAGACATTCGATTCGGGATAAAAAACGTTACGCAATTCACGTAGGCCCTGCCTCCACATGGCCGAGGCATGCCCTTCTCCCATCTTGGGCTTGTCGCTCATCGTGCGTTCCTCGCTTAAAAGTCATCCCCCATGCGCGACCGAAAATCGGCCGCGACGCATTGTTGTTCGATCAGGTTGTCGTGCAGGTCCCTGGTGCGCATGGCCGTCCAGTGGATTGAATGGCGGACGGTAAAGAACATCATCGCGGCCCCGACGAGCAGATAGGCGCCTAGCGGAGCGCTGGAGGGCCCCAGCAGGCATCCCAGGCCCGCCACGAAGATCGGCTCGACGTACTGCTTGATAGTTTCCTCGGTGAGACGACGGGTGGGCTTCAAGAGCAGCGGAGCCCCCGTATAACGTGAATGATTCGCTTCTCCATTCCGGCGGCGCCACAGCGTTGCCATCCGGTGGCAAAAGCACAGTGCGAGGTAAGCCAGCAAGAACAGGAATAACGGCCCGCACTCCTCTGGCGGCCACCAGAGGCAAAAGACCACGATCAGGGGGAGTACCAGCAGCCCCTGCAAGCCGATGTAGCGAGAGCCGAACCGGCAGCGCAGGAATACTTCCAGCGAAAAGGACCAGGTTTGGGCCAATAGCATCGCTAGATTGGCCGACTGCTCGAAATCGGGCAACGCAAACGGACGGTCTGGTTCGTTCATGAGGTTCCACCTTTCTGTTGCTGAAATGTCACAGGCAGCCAGGTCTTGCCATTGGCTCGGAAGCGTTTTCCACCCTGGAACACGATCGCATCCACCTGCCTCTGATTAGCCACGCCGCCGCGCCGGAGCGTCGTGAATCGCTTGGGCTGCACTTCGAAGTCGACTTGCTCGCTAATTCCCGCACTGGTGGACGGGAACGATCGCAGTCCGGCCCATTGCGCGAGCAAGCCTTGGGGCTGTTGCTGCGACGAGGCATTGACCAGGAATTGGCGGCTACGGCCGATCAGGGAGGCGGCCCATTCGTTGGTGACCGGATCGCCATTGGCATGCAGGCACTTCGTATTCAGGTTGCCCAAGAGACTATCGGTGGCGGCCTCCCCCTGACCGCTTCCTCCCAGCGCGGCGCGCAGATTGCCGATGCTTTGCGTCAAGAGGACGGTTGCCACGCGCGAGGCGCGGCAAGTGGTCTGGAACTGGTGATCCCCGGGCGAAGTCAGAAAATACTGCGCCTCATCGGCAAACAGGAACACGCTCCGGGGATTCTGCCGGACGTCACGCCGCTCGATCGAGCGCTGGAAAGCGGATTTCCAGAGCACCTGGGCGAATTGTCCTACCAGGCCGAATTCTTTGACCGGCAGGTCGATCAAGATGATCGCCCCTTGTTCGGTCGCCTCCGGTGTCAGCGTCGTGTCCGTGCAGAATAGTTCCGAGAGCACTCCGCGGTGAATCACATCGATCATGCTGGTAAAGGTCGAAAGAATGACGCTACGAGTCTTTTCTGAAAGCTGCGGCCATTCGATCAGGAAGTAGTCCGTCACAATCTCGAAGTCGTGGGCCTGCCGAGCCGACTTCGGACTCTCATCCGCTTGGCGGAGGCAGGCGAAACAGAAGGAGCTCTCACGCCATGGCGCCGAGCGCATCTGTTCCATGCTGGTAGGTGCTGAGACGACCAGTTGATAAACCTCCGCAATCGTGATTCGTCCTGTCGCCAACACCACCAGGTCGATCGCGTTGCGCATCAACTGCTGGCAAGCACGGCGCCAGTACCCCTCCTCGTTACGGCCCCCTTCTCCGCTTCCTCGCTCGGCCAATTGCAGCACCTCGGAAAACAGGTGCACCAAGTTCTCGGTCAGCCCGGCTCCTTCTCCTTTGCGGCGGAGCTCGTAGTCGAGAAAGTTGAAACGATAAGGACCACCCGGCGAGACGACCCGCAGATCGCCGCTACGACCCGTGGCTCTGCAATACCCTTCCCAGAGCTGCCGCTCGCCTTTCTTGGCCGTCAGTACGACACCTCCCATGCCAGCCGACAGATAGGCCCGCGTCAGGTGCGCACCGGAGGCGGACGACTTGCCGCTCCCGGTGGCCCCGGCCACAAAGACGCCCTCCCAGGCATCGCCGAGTGTGAAGACATCGTGTGGCCCCCAGCGCAGCAAAACATCATCAGGACAAGTCAAGAATCCCGCTTTACGTCTTCGTACAGATCCCATTCCGGGCTCCCGACTGGTTATGGGGCGGCGACAGCCTGATCGCGTGTGGCCAGCAGAAATGTTGCAAACGAGAGCTTTTGCTGGCGGGCCTTCTTGGCTTGCGCGGCGGCTATCTCGCAGGCCGTGATGAAGTTCTCGAAATCCAAGGACTTACCGGAAAGCGTGAGCGTGGAGCCCGGCGTCAGGTAAACGACGGCCCGCTTACCACTGGCTTTCGTCGCTTGGCGCGAAGAGGTTGCACGTTGTCGCTTCTGCGCTAAACCATCACGGGTGAGCTGACCGCAGGCCAAGCGCTTTGCCAATTCGGCCTGTTTTTGCGGATCGGTGATGCGCGAAAGCTCATAGGCGGCAGAGGCGAGAATCTTTCGCGACTCGATCTGCTCAACGATTTCGGCCGGCAGTTTCAAAATGGACAAAGATTTCGTAATGGCCGAGACCGACAAACCCAACTGCTGAGCAACTTGGGAAGCGTTCCAGCTATTGAGCTCCATCAGACGCGAGGTGGCCTTGGCCATATCGACCGGCGAAAGGCCCTCTCGCTGCACATTGCTGACCAAGGCCTTGTGCAGATGGTGGTCCTCGCTCGTGGGGCCCTCCTGCACCAGGGCGGCAATGGTCTCCATTCCCAGTTCTTCACATGCCTCCACCCGGCCATGGCCGTCGATCACCTCAAACAGGCCATGCAGGGCAAACACCAGGATCGGATATAGCTGGCCAAGGGTAGCAATCGACTGTTTCAGGTTGGCAAGTTTTTGGGCATCGCGCTTGGTGCGGATGTTATTACGTCTCACCAGCGCCAAAGGAATCTGTTTAACGAGCATGTCGAATCTCCAAGAGGAGTTAATCGAGATTGGGAAGAACGGGCGAAGCGACGACTTCCGACTGAACGCAGAAGTTCTTGATGCCGTGTTCGGCCAGGTGTTTTTCGAGGTACGGGCAAATGGCCTGGTCCACAAAATAGAAGCCGATTGCGCCCCCCGCTTCGCTGTACTTGGCCAGCGTCTCGAACATCTTGCCGGCCGAGCCTTTTTGCGTCGGATCGTTTTCGACGAAGTCCGACAGAATCAAGCAGGCGTTCTTCGCTTCTGTGGCACTTTTACCTTGGCGGGCAAGAGCGTACTCGACGGCGCGCGTTACTCCGGCGTATACACGCGATCCATTTGGATCGGCATGGTCCAGTAGGAACTGCCTGAATGACGATGCCGAGCGAAACCGCCGTCGCAATTCCAAGGGGGTGCCTTCCCAGAGGAGCGCGCGGTCATTGCCACAAATCTTCGCCAAAATCAACTGATCGCCCGTGCCGAGTCGGCTGCGGAAGTAGCGATCGATCAGCTTGAGCATCAACTCATATCCCTGTCCGTCAGGAGACATCAATTGCTCACATGAAGTCGATAAATCTAGAATGATAGTGAGCGTGCTGTCGTGCGTCTGTTCCTCGAACACGGGCTCCTCTCGTGACGTGCGATCCCGCGGAGCGGAATCGATTTTTGAGGCGAGCATGAGCCACATCACTCCAACAATGACGCCCGTAGAAATCATCGCTGCTTTGGGACTGATCATGGGTAATCCTCCATTGCATCGCTGATGCGTTGGTGTAAAGACACGCCCACAAAACTGGCAAAAATGATCACGGCCAGGTACGCGGCCGTGGCCAGGAGGGCTCCCAGCGAAAACTGGGAGCCTCCCCATGACATGGTTCCCATGGCGAAGTAAAAAAGCATTGCATCGCTGAACAGCACGATGCTGCCCATCACAACGATGAATTGGCGGTAGCGCTCCGGGTTCCAGGAGGGATGGCAGTGCGCAGGCACGTCGAGCCAAATTCGCAAGCACCTGTCCCACAGTGCCCAGACAGCCAGCAGCAAGAACACGGCGAAGATGTTGGCCAGATCGACTTGGTACGTGGTCTCGAACCGATCGAGGATCGCGAGCCCCGGTAGCTTGTGTAACTTTTGCGACAAGGGCGGGATGACGATGCGTAAGCCTTCTGCTATCACTGCTAGATACACGACTCCTAGTACGCACTTGGTCGTCACCTGCCATGCCAGGTACAGCAGATAGGCGCCGAGCCGAAACGGCGGCGCCCGTTCTTCGCTGGCTGTTTCGACGGACATCGTGGAATCTCCTTGGGTTGGGGTAAAAACCCTAGGACGGGCCGATGCCGATCGACTCGGCCCGTCCTGCCATCGAGCCGAATCAGCCAAAATGCCCGCGCACGAGGCGGTGGACCTCGTAGGCCTCGTGCCGCTGCAGTTGAGGCACGCCCTTGGCGTACAAATCTTGGGCGTACGCCTCGGCCAAGCGGTCTGCCCGCCGCTTTTGATCTGAGTCCAAGTTCTCGTACCAGATCAGTCCGGCGGTACCTGTCCCCATCGCCAATAGGCAAAGCAGTGGTATCAACACGACGTTTCCTTTCGCAGGCCGGTCTTTGAAGCGGTTCGCCGCGGCCTGGGTACGGCGAGTTGCTGAGCAGTCGTTTTTTTGCCGCTCGGATGGATTGTTCGGAGCAAGGACAACAGGACGGGGAAGAACGGGGAAAACATGTGTCCCACGCAAGGCCGTAGAGTGCCAATCGCTGTCATGACGTGACAGCATCATGTCAAAAGAAGTTTCACAACCTTCCTAAGACATCTTGCGTAGCAGTTCAGACAGGGAAATGAACCGCATTTTCAAAGGGGCATTCGATGGTGCGAGCAACTCGCCGTCTTAAAACGTCGTTCCGAGAAATGATGGATTCCCACCAAGCTTGGCCTGCGGCCAGTGCCTTCCTGAAGTGGGTCAAACAGTATGATCAGGGGATCAAAAACGGCATCTACGCCCAGATGATCGGTGGCTACGGCGTGCGGGCCATGTACGTGGTTCGCTTTGTGCGATATCTCCAGGGCGGAGACGCTGAATGCGAAGCGGCGCGTGCCGTGCTAATTGAATTGCTGGGCGGGACGGATTGGCTCGGGCAATCGGCCGAAAAGATCGCCTCGATGCTGCTAGAAGACGGCGAACATGACCTGCTCCAGCGAGGAGTTCACGGTATTTGGGATGCCGTCAGTTCGATGACAACAGTCGAAAGCAGTATCAGCCCATGTCGCAGCGAATCGGATGTAGCCGAAGTGGTCAAATGGATGTACGTGCTGGTGGCCCGGCACATTTCCGAAAAGCAGGATCTCTGGCACAAAGAGTCGATCTCCATCGCCGCGGACCATATGCGAATCAGTCTGGACGACTATGTCCACAAAGCGGTTGCTTGGTGGCAATACGATCCTTGGACGGTTATACGAGTCAAGGGCCGCAAAGCACCTGTGGGAATGAGCATCGTGCTGCCGCTAACGGACGCCGCTTACAATTCACTTAGAAGCGGGAATCGAATGAGCTACGACATTCGTCCCGAAGAATTGCGACGCCCCTCACCCAACTTACTCGTCGAGATGGTTGGAGAGCGCCTGCCGCTGGTAGGAGGCGAAGCGGGGAATCATACCCGCAGCACCCTCATCGCAGCCTTGAGCCAGCAGGCGATTCTTTCCAATCCCCACCGTGATCGGGCGCGGGGGCGTTTTCGCATGCTGAGTTTTGCCGGCACGCCTGCCAACCGAGACCGCATCATGAGCTTTGGCTTTCGGCCGACAAGTGTCTGTATGCCCAACACCAACATCGATTGGATGGAAAAGGATTGGGGGCGTCAAATGAGCTTTTCGGATTACGTCTATCTCGGGCTGCTGATGGCACTGGGAGGTGATCCTAACTGTCGACTTGTGCCGCCGATGATGACTAAATGAACGTCGGTCCGTTGCTTTGAAGAGTGCGATGAATAGTAACACCCTAAGTGAGAGGAACGCCGCACCGTCTAGCTCAGAGGATGCTCTTACGGCCCGAATCGTCACACTCGACGACTGACGATCCGCAAAGCCAGCGCAACTTTCCCATCTCAGCGACCGTATGCTCTCATTTTCTTGCAAGCGCCATTTCTGTACTCTAATGTATTGGCCTAGGACTTTTACGAGCCATGTCGGGAGCAGCCCTGTAACACACTGACTATAAGGGACACGGCCATGACAAAAGAGCCTTTCAGGATTTTTATTATTGGTGATGCTGGATACGACATCTACACACGAACAGAGAAGGGTTATCTTTCAAAAGATCGCCGAACACCACTTCCAGAAGCGGCGATCGATATTGATGTTCCGTCTGGTGCAGCCTTTTCGGGAGTCGTCTTTCAACACATCTTTGACGGCACACAGTATGAGATACGCACCTTGACCCATCCAAGAATAAGAAAAGCACGGAACGAAGGAGCGTTCTTATTTCATAAGCGACACCTAATTCATCTACGAACGCATCACAGCAACGTGCAAAAGCGTCGCTCAGTGCTGCGCGCTAGCCAAACTGAGCCGATCGATAATATTACGACGACGGTGAGTCGCGACAATTTCACACCGTACGACAATCTGGTCGACCTATTCGCGGCCGACAACGTATCGCAGCTCGCCGCCCGCCCGCGCATGGATCTGCTGATGATCCACGACGGCTCACATGAGTGGCGAGAATACCCCAAGCGTATCCCTAAGAAGAACGGGCATCGCACAGTTTCCGCCTGTGGTCTCGCAGCCGCCGCATTGGCTCGCTACCACCTTGATTCCAACCGTGGCAATTCGGAGTCCGGTCGAGATCGAGTTATTCCCCGCATCGTCGTAAATATGAGCCACGACCTTCCTCGTGCCGACCGCGATCGCAAAGGAGCCCTTTGCTTCCCAAAAAACATGGCTCTATGGAATGTTCTCGCTTCCGAGCCGCAAGCTGTGTGCGTCGTATGTTCAGCGGATGTGCTTCGAAGCGCAGGCCTGTCAATCAGCCGGCGACTATCTTGGGAGCAAACAGCAGAGGACCTGCTTGCAGAAATTGGCTCCTGCGACCAGCTCGCGCTCTTATGTCAGTTTCGCCATGTCGTGATTCGTTTCGGGATGGTCGCTGCTATTCACATCATGACGACAGAACGCTGTCGAACAGCCGATCTCGTATTTGCTCCCGCGGCGAGAGAAATGATTTATCGCGATCCACTAGAAGATGGCCAGCTGTTTGGGAATAACGTTCTGTTGAGCGCTGCGCTTGTGGATAGCTTTCGTGCGCACTCGCCTCGTGGTCGATTTGGCGACCTCCGCCAAGTGTTCGTCAGGTCATTAAAAACCGGCCTTCAAAGTATCGTGAAGGTTTATGAGAATGGTTATCAGACTCCGAAGATCCCCACGGCAAGCGGCGGCGATCGCTCTCAGAGCACCACGGCTCTTGGTGAAGAGTTTATAAGATTGCTTATTAAGCCGGCCAAGGAAGTAATTTTAGAAGGATACACTCCGCCGTCGCCCTACAATGATAATGAGCGAGTTCTTGGACATTTTTCGCTCCCGACCGATGTTGTCGCTAGTTGCATGCAACGACAGCGACCAGATACGAGATGGAACATACTTGGCAAGTCACTAAGCCTCGCAAGTGCTTCGCATCTGGATCCAGCTGTTCTACGAATCAATATCGGTCAGGGGATTGTGTCATTTGGCCAGAATCTCGTGTTAAATAGGGATTTTCACGAGGAGGTGCCATGTCCGCCTGACGCATTGGCTCCGACGGCCCAGGAGGAAACGCAGCTGTTCGATGCGCAAATACGATCGGTACTCACGCGTCCCCCTTGCGCCGGACATGAAATACCAGACAACGTAACGGTTGCTGAGGGTCAGTACGCGAAGGTGGCGACACAACCACGAGAGTTACGGGGCACCGCAGAGGTTAGTGCCTCAACGCGATTGCTTCAAGCTATTTATGCGCCGATTCGAAAGTTTGGTCGCCTGACTGTAATAGAGCGAGATGAGATTGAGAGCTTGAATAGTATTCGCAATTTGATGAAAGGCTATCTGGAGAACCTAAAAAACGGCGATCCGTTTACTCGACCAATCTCCGTGGCAGTATTCGGTCCGCCTGGCTCCGGTAAGTCATTTACGGTGAAACAGATTGCCGAAGACGTAAATGCGTCGATAAAGAAGTCGCGACGCGCGCTGGAGATTATTGAGTACAATATGGCGCAGCTCCAGGCTGCAGATCAACTAGCTGACGCGTTTGTTCGAGTGGCGAGTATAAACAACGAAGGCAAAACACCTTTGGTGTTTTTTGATGAGTTTGATTGCCCTTTCAACGGCAAGCCCTTTGGATGGCTCAAATATTTTTTGGCGCCAATGAACGATGGTACGTACTATGGTGCGCGCCAGACTGTAAGCATCGGTCCTGGTATCTTTGTGTTTGCCGGCGGAGTTTGCGATAGTTTTAGGCAGTTCGTCCAAACTCGCGACAAGCGGTCTGAACGTAGGTTTCGACAGCAGAAAGGCCCCGACTTCGTTAGTCGGTTGGGTGGCCACATCGACATATTACCTGCGAATAGTAGACCCGGCGAGACCAAGCACATCATACGTCGCGCAATAACGTTGCGAGGGCTTATCGAGGGCCGTGGCTTAACTATCGCAAGATCCGTTGGTGAGCACCGCGTTGATTTGGCAAATATTGATGACGATATTGTTTATGCGATGTTAACCGTCAACCGTTATCGACACGGAATGCGATCAATGGAAGCAATTCTGCGTATGTGCCAACCAATGGATGGACGAATCGAGAAGGCATCGCTTCCATCGCGTGCGCAACTGGATATGCATGTAGACGCAGATGAGTTTGTCACCCAAATGTTGCGCGGTCGTTCCAGACTGCAATCAGGCGAGTTCTTGCAGGAGTTGCCCAAAACAAATATCCGTGGTGACTCGAACGAGGTGTGGTCACCAAGCCAAGAGGCTGAGACGACTCGCTCCAGTAGAACAAAGTCTAAAAGTCATCTAAGGCCGTCGAAAACAAATAGGCTGCTTTCGAAGGAAGCTAGCAAGCGGTCAAAGCGGAAGCGGTCGGTAAGTGCGCATTAACTACGGCAGCGATGGCCCACTGATCGCGGCCATGTGTCCGCCAACAAAGACCTTGAGGTAACACGAGGGCATGTCGTCCAACTTTCCCACTTCAGCCGCAGCTTCCATGTTTGCCTTTATGTACGCTTGCGCGAATGGTGGTAACCCATCGAAATATCGCTTCGGTTCATTCGCCGTTAGCCATTCCTGGTCGGCGGTTGGCCAGACCGACGTATATCGCTTGGTGAGATCAGTAGGCCCGTGAGTCTCTTCGTATGCGATACGAAACTCTTCCAACTCTTTGCGGACCTTCCGATTCGATAACGGAAATAAGAAGTCGGCCAGCGTTCGCGATCCAGAGCTGCGGCTTGCCGATAGGCCGGCGGCGTACGATGATTTGGTCATACCTTTGCCTCCTTGCAATTGGTAAGAAGTCATCCACTAGCATAAGCGACAGTTTGGGTCAAGTGGAATGGGGTTGTTGATGTGCGCTAGCATCGCTAGCGAGCATTCTTTTTTGCGTCGCGACTTGGCTTACGTACTTGAGAGGCACGCATCTAACTTGGAAAACAATGCGAGTGACGCAAATAACCGAGGCAGTCTTCGCACCGGGGTAGTTTTTCAGCGGTGACCAATCTGTTGCAGGCCTGGCGAATCGTTACGACCCCGGAATTGCTTCCGGTTCACTCAGCGTTCACGGGATCTGCTCCGGTATGGCGACCATGCTGACCTTCAATATGACCCTCATAACCGCTGGAGCAAATTGATTTCGTGTTCAATCGCACGAAGGCTGGCAACCCGCTCAAGTGGCTGTCGATCATAAGACGGAAATCTGTGTAGTGCGTCTCCACGCTAAGTGAGAAGTTGTCCGCAGTGCTTGAAGTAAAGGCGGCCCTCGGGCTCGCGGACCACTTCGATCAGCCGGCCGCAGGGATTCCAGAGCTAATCGGCCATCCGCGCGGGCCGTCGCGCAGGACTTTCTTCAGCCCAACTCGATTGGGTTTAGGTGGGGTGAACTCGATTGGGTTTAGGTGGGGTGAACTCGATTGGGTTTAGGTGGGGTGAATACGGCGGCAGCTAACGCTCGGCACCTGCCGCATCAATCGCTTCGCGGATTCCTTTTATTGTTGTGACTAGAGAGATTGTCCATCGCGACCACGTCGCCTGGTCTTACTAAGGCCGGGACGAGATGCTGTTCGACCCGCGGAACAGCGATCCATAGATCGCGCCCTCCACGGTCAGCGGGGCCACAAAGCCGCTGGCCTGCAACGCATCCGGAGGCGTGGTAGTTTGCCAGCGCGCCGACGGTGTTCGTTCGATCAACCACGTACCCTGCGCCTAGCGATTATAGGTTCGCGTCATACCCAAAAAGCCAAATGCTCGAACGACGCCGGATTATGAGCTTGGCGTCCGCAATATCAGTGCCTTCATGTCAGGCACAGACATCGAGTGAAGGGAGAAAGCTTGGCGGCGCCGGATGACTTTCTCAGATTAAATCCATCTTGGCCTGCTAATGACCTGTGAGGCGATCTCAACCTGCCCCGACTGGAGCTGGCGGACCTCGTGATTCTGACGTGATGTCATTTAACGAACTAGGAGCCTAGTGAATACACAACAATGTAGTTACACGTGAAATGGTGGATCAAAAAAACGTTGGAATTCTAGCGATGACTTTGCGCACCGCTCCAAACAGATGTCTAAAATCACGCCTGATAACCTTTGAATTGATGGCCTGAAGGATCAATTCGTTGGGCCCACTCTTATTTACTGCGATTCGGTCATAGTTGAATGCTTCGTCCACTGCCGCCGATGAAATCCAAAATAGATCGTGACCATATTCATCATTTACTTCATCAATGTGAACTCGAATTGGATGTACTTGTCCGACCGAGTTTAGAATGAATAAGATAGCAGCATGCCCTGGTGTAAGCCTAAGATCCTTCGCGATTGTGCTACTCACAACGCACGTGTCGTAGTCTGGAAACCACTCTGCTTGATGGGTTTTTAGTCCGCGGCAGTATCTAGAAGCGATTTCATTTTCAAATTGCGTTGAAATCGTCGCGCCGACGCATTCTATAGCTTCGCGAGAGAGAGCATCGCCGGGCCCACGAGCTAAACCGGGATCAGCTACGGTTAGCGAATAGGCATAATTTTCTTTGCAAAATGCGTCTGGCGAAAGATTGATCCGGTGACTCTTGAATTCCTTCCGACGAGCGCTGGGTACGGCTCGGCCCCCGCGTCGTGCACGTCGCCTACAGAACCCCCCGCAGGAAAACAGCATCTAACTTCCTCCCCGAACGAATCCTATGATTAGAAAGTCTAATCTAGCGGTCCTGGGAAATTACGCCAAGTAGTTTTGATCGCCTCGGACACAAATCGATAAATGGTGTATTGGAAATGACTTGCGTCGATTAGTTGTCAAAATACGGGGATTTGTCAAGGACTTAATGGATTGCGTAACATAAAGCTTTAACCAGACACAACTTACGCATCTCCGCCGTTGCATTATTAGTAGTTTTGCGCCAAAATCATTGACGAGCGACGAGGTTTCAAGCAGATAAAAAGGGATGGATTCTATGATTCGGAGCGGCGAAATGGTTGTAGTGAAAAGGAAACCTGAGAGCGAGGATGGAGGAGGTGGGTTCAGACCACTATCGAATCTAATTATAAAAGCTGAGCCCGGAATTCGATGGTTCAAGCCTGGGTTGAAGACATATGATCCACGCCTGAATGATCCAGCTGTTTACCATGACTTATTTGAAAATGCCGAGACACGCTGCCAAATCATAGCTCCGTGCACTGCGATAATTGACGACGAACACTATAGGTATGAGGAAGGTGATTTGGCTGCCTCGGTTGAGCCAAATGCGAGAAATCATTTGGACGCAAAGATAATGGCTTATTTCGATAAGCCCGGATTCGTGTCTCTAGGTTCTGTCTATCGACGGATCACAGGTATGGCACGTTAGCAGCGCGACACCTGTCAATTCTCGTGTCGCGATTGATACCGCCGCTGCTAATGCGACCGTTTTGGCCCGGACTTTCGAGCGATGGGGCGTGCTTTTGCCGCTTGAGTAGCTGGGCCATGTGTGGCTTTGAATTGCCGGATACTGGAACCATTTGCCCTTCATTCCGTGCAAACCGCGGGGCGCTAGAGTGTCGGACGGCTCGATCGCGAGAAACTCAGCTCGCATGAACTGTGAAACCCGTCAGGCCTATTTCACAGGGATTTACCGGCGCAATGAACGGCCGCTGTACTCACACTTGCGCACACCGTCTCTAGCGCCCTGACAAAATCGGGCATCATCTAAGCGTTTAGCGCACAGCGCACCAGCCATCGTCAGCGAGTCGGTCACGCCCTCGGCTGGACGCTATGATCCACCCCAACGCTCTCACGCGTGGTCGTCAATAGCGACAATCGCATTCGCGGCGGGCTGCCGGCCTAACACGAGGTGCTAGAAACGTGTGGCCAGCATCAAATTCCTGTACCAGCCGATATGAAGGTATCGGTTAGGGAAGATCCGCTGTGCTGCTGGAGCGGAGAGCTTGCCTGAGCCATGCCATTGAGCGCTGCGCGGCAAACACGGTGCCACTTCAACTTCAATACGTGAATCACCTTTGGGGAGCTTTCCCCCGCGCCGTCAAGGATCGGAGCCGCGCCGCCTCTGTGGTTTCCTCCCCGATCTTCTCTCCGCTGCGCTACGTTGCAGACCGGGTGCCCCTCCACGTCGGCGGTCCTTGACCGCCCGTCCCCTGTTGTTGGGACCTTCGTCCCCCCTTCGCTGGAAAACGCGGGGCGCGTTTCCGCGAAAGGGGTTTGTTTCATTTCAGACGAGGGAGCACAACGATGGCAACGACTATTGACCACACGAAGCAGGACATCTACAGCCGTATCACTAACCGCATCATCGAGCAGCTTGAGGCGGGCACCAAGCCCTGGCTCAAGCTTTGGAATTGCGAGCATTTGGTGGGGCGAATTTCCCGGCCGTTACGGCACAACGGGCAGCCGTATTCCGGTATCAACGTCGTGGTGCTGTGGATGACCGCCGATATGTCCGGTTATAGCAGCCCATTCTGGCTGACGTTCAAGCAATGCCGGGAACTAGGGGGACACGTGAGGAAAGGAGAGCATGGCAGCCAGGTGGTCTATGCCTCGACCTTCAAGAAGCACGAGACCGACGAAACCGGCGAGGAGATCGAGCAGGAGATTCCGTTTCTCAAGACTTATACAGTGTTTTGCGCAGATCAATGCGAGGGATTGCCTCAGCACTTCTATCAACTGGCCGAGCCGCCCAAGGACAAGCTAGAACGCATGGAAGCGGTTGACCGATTCGTGGCCCATACGAAGGCGGAGATTCGTTACGGAGGCAATCAAGCATACTACACGCTGGCTGGCGATCGCATCCAAATGCCACCCTTCGAGACGTTTCGCGACGCCGAGAGCCACGCGGCCACGCTGATTCACGAGTTGACCCACTGGACGCAGCATCCTTCGCGTTTGAATCGGGAGAATTTTGGCCGCAAACGCTGGGGAGATGCCGGCTATGCGATGGAAGAACTGGTCGCCGAGCTTGGCAGTGCCTTTCTCTGTGCCGATTTAGCCATCACGCCCGAAGTCCGGGAGGACCATGCCAGCTACATCGGGCATTGGCTGGAGGTTCTGAAGAACGACAGGCGGGCAATCTTCACAGCCGCCAGTCATGCCAGCAAGGCGGCCGACTATCTGCACGGTTTGCAGCCGGGAAAACCTTCGTAACCCGGCCCGCCGAGACCGTGAAACCTTTTGCTCCCATCGAACACTCAATCTTTCAGGAACCGACACCATGACAACCCGCACTATCAATCCCTATTTCGCGCGGCGAAACGTGCGGCCGTCCCGCTATCAAACCATTGAGCAAGTGAAAATTGGCAATGCCACCCTCTTCCGGGCGGATTGTTTCGACGTACTGCCGACCCTGCACGGGGTGGACGCCGCGACTACCGATCCTCCCTTTGGCATCGGCTACAAGTACCGCAGCTACGACGACTCGCCAGAGACTTATCACGGCCTGATGACGCGGCTCATCCCCGCGTTACAGAGAGTCACCAACGACGGACCATGCTTTGTCTGGCAGGCTCCGAGCAAGGCGGACCAGTGGCATATGTATTTTCCCCGAGGGTATCATCTTGTGGCTGCCTGCAAGGCGTATCCATCCCGATCGGGTACGACACCGCATTGCATGACCTGGGACCCGGTGATTTTCTTTAGCGGCCGTTCCCGCATCTACCACGAGTTGCCCCGGGACTGGCACGTTACCCACTTGGCACCGTGGGCTGAGACAATGACCGGCAATCCGGTTTCTTGCCCGAGGCCTCTGGAGCAAGTCCAGTATTTCTGCGACTCGGTCCGAGCCGACACGATTGTCGATCCCTTCATGGGAAGCGGCACCACGGGTGTGGCTGCCCTGCAGGCGGGCAAGACGTTTTTCGGCGTGGAACGCGATCCGGCCTATTTCGACTACGCCTGCCGACGGATCGAGCGAGCCTGGCAAATGGTCGCATCGCAATCAAATGCAGGCTGAGGCCGGTTCAAAATTCGCGGCGGTGCCCGCCACCGGGCACCACCGCAGGATTCGTCTATCCCACAGCAAGCGAACATTTGGCTATTCGCCCACATTAATATGGTCGATCAGGATCGACCCCGGAGCAGCTTCCAACTGCTCGTTTCGTTCTGTTTCGCGTATCCAGGGGACGCGGTGACGTAGGATCGCCTCGAACAGCCGGAGGTTGGGGCGAACCTCCGCGTTCAGGTTGCTGCCGCTGAGCACCACCCGCCGATTGCCGAATTGGAGCAGGATGCCCCGGGAGGGGTCGAGGTTTGCCTGCGCAAGATAGCCGTAGTGGAATGCCACGGAATTACCATTTCGGAAGCGCAGTTCGAGCATCAGCGAACGATCCCGCACGCCCCGCAGAATGCCGAACGCTCCAAAGTCGTCCATTGCTCCTGTTTCCTCCGCCGACTTCACGGTGGATTCCAGGATACGAGGAGCGTAGCGATCCAGGATATTAGCGGTCATAGCTCAGTTCCTGTAATGGTTGTCGTTCGAGTGTCATTTGAAGCAGATGGTCAATGGAAATCCCCGCCCGGCCCATCAATTCGACGGCCGTTAATCGTTCGTCAGGTTCGCTGACCGCTTCAAGGAATTCATCGCGGTTCCCCGTATAGAACGTGACTTGCTCCTTGGCTCGCGAAGCACTGACGTAAAACTGCTCGCGGGAACTGGCGGGCAATGATTCGTATCCTTGGGCCACGAAGACCCGCTGGACCGTTTTTCCTTGGCTGGAGTAGGACGTAACCACATGCCCGTGGTCGATGAACCCAAAATCCTTGGCAATCGTCCAGCCGTTTGTCAGCACGATGTTGCCTTCGGCGTCGAACGACCGCACTTTCCACAGCGTGCCATTGTCCAGTCGATGCTTCCCATCCTTGGAAAATCCATTGCGGGTAATGCGAATTTGATCCCCCGCAGCAAGCTTCAACTCGCTCGCATGATAGACCTGGAACCGGGCCCGTTGATCCAGGGGCAGTTCGGTTCCCCGTTGCACTTCGACCCGCTCTCCCCGCCTAAACCCCTTGGCATTCTGGAGAAAGACCAACACATCAAGACCGGGTACATAATGCGCCGCGTCGCCCCGTTCGGCCTCGGTTAAATGGGCGTTCTGAAGCATGCGGAAGGTGCGTTCGTCGCTCCCGAGCGTTCCCGTCTCTTTCATCTGTTGGCGGATTGCCGCCGTCAGCCGCTCCCCCTCCAGATGCGTCGGTGAGATGACCAGCGTGGATTTTCCTTCTGCCACGGCCTGGGCGTAGTCCGCGGCAATCCGCTTGTAGCGGTCTGAGCCCGGAATCCCGACAATCCAGCCCATGTTATCGAACCGGCGGAAGCCCTCGCCGATCCGGCCTTCGCTGAGAGCTTGGACCGCCAATTTGTAGTTCCCGGACTGCCGCTGGATGTTCCAGACCTCGGCGCACTTAATCCCGGCTTCTTCTTCCAATAGCTGCAAGGCTGCTCCCCGCTCGACGCTGCCATGCTGGAAGCGGTCTCCTGAGAGCAGGAGGCGGGCGTCGATTCTCTCGGCCAAATCAAAGACTTGGCCCATTGTCTTGGTTCCGACCTGCCCGGCCTCGTCAATCAGAATCAACTGACCGGCCGCCTCTTGCTGTTTGCGAGGATCATTCAGGAGCATGGCCAGCGTATCGGCGTCCTGGAACCCGTCGCTCCGCAGGACGCCCCGGCTGGCCTCGGCCGAAGGAGCGAAGGCAAACACCTTCGTTCCGCTGGCCTCGATCAGTTCCTTCGCGGTTTGCAGCAAGGTCGTCTTGCCGACCCCCGCTTTACCTCGCAGCAAAATCACACGGTCTCGTGATTGGACGATCTGCTGGACTGCCCGCTTCTGCTCGTCGCTCAGCCGATCGCCCCTAAGTGGTTCCAATCCTGGGACAAGTGGTCGCATAGTCCCGCGTCCCTCGCGAGCGAAGTCAATGATCTTCTGTTCTTCCGCCAGAACCTGGCGCGTCGTGACCATCCGCCGGTTCGTGCGATCGGCAGACAGCAGGTCTGCCTGGGACATCTGCTGACGGATTTGCTCGACCGAAGCAACTCCTACTCCTTGCTTGAGAGTACGAGTCAGTAGTTCCCGTTCGGAAACGACCGATTGGCGTTCAAACTCATGCTCGATCGCAAACGTGACCGCCCTCCGGGCTGCGTCGGTATCCCGCGGCAACGCTTCGCCGCCCACCTGCTTCGCCAGCGAGGCTAATGTCTTCCGCTCGTTCGCCGTCATCCGCTCTCGCCAGGCGGACTGTAACTCTCCAAACGACAGGTTTTTCTGCTTGTGTTCGCGGGTCTTGGCCCCGAGCTCGTCCTTCTTCGACGGATCGTCAATGCCCAGTTCGCGAGCCTTCTCTTCGATCTGGGCTGTGCGCCGCGAGAATTTTCTGACGAGTCCTTTCTCGACGCCGGCCAGTTCCCAGCCTTTGGCCTTGCGCTTGATCGGCAATCCGAGCTTTACCAGGTTCTGCGCCAGCCGCGAATGGAACAAGGCTTCGAAATACGGTGCGTCACGTTTGAGTTCCCGGAACTGGCCTGCCTTCCAGCGATTCTCCTTCCCGTCGAATGTTACGTTATGCAGATAGCAGTGGGCATGCAGGTGCGGGTCCGGTTCACCATCCACAGGTCTGGAAGTGAAGTGAATGAACTCGCCCCACACGGCGTTGCCCGTGACACGATTCTCGTTTTTGCCCCCTTTGCGGACACGGGCCTGCATCTCGGCTTCTATGTCGTCCATCGTGGCTCGTACCGAATCCCGAAACGCATCCAGCAGCCGCTCGTCGCGAGTCTCCGCATAAAGCAATGACACGCTCTTGGGGACGTGGAAGTTAAAATCGTAGCCGATCGTACGATCTTTCCGTTGGCGAGAGGTGATGCGTTTGCCATCCCGCGGATCGCGATTGTCGCACAGAGCATCCCAGTCGGCTTGCTGGACGTCTCCCGAAAGTCCCAGGAGGCTCGCCCCCTTCCCCCGCCAGCGGCCGGCTAACTCTTGCTCGTTGGCCAGGTAGTAATCCGCCGTCGAGTAGTAGCTTTGGGCTTGCGTTGAACTCGTGCTCTGGATGATGCGCAGCATGCATGATGATACGCACCAGAAAGTTGTCCCTTCGTCAACAATATTCCCGGACAGCGTGTGTCATGAATTGGCACAGATTGTCGGGTGTCGAGGGGTCTGTTCGTGTATGGCGCGACCAACTGTCCCTTCGCCTGAGTAGTTAACGGTACCGGCGCCCGCGGCCTTCTTTTCCGGCACTTACGAAGCGTCGCCGGTCCGGCAAGTGGAAAATGGCGGCCCCTCCCCAGCTTCCGTGGGCTATCGCCCGTGTGCAGCCGGTTCCCCTCCGAATTTTCCACTGGTCCGGCACGCCTGCGGCTCCGGCTAATCCGCTTCGTTTGATGGTGCCCGAAAGGCCGCGATGGTCGCGGTCCGTCACTCAAGCGAAAGGAACTTAGTTATGTCGAACACGAACACCAAAGAGAACGCCACCTCCAAGTCACCCAGCCACTCCGCTTACCAGGTCCGGGACCGCGAAGGACAGAAGGCCTTCTGGACGCGCATCGGCAGTGCCTGGGCGCATCAAGATGGCAAAGGGTTCAATCTCCAGCTCGAATGTGTCCCCCTCGATGGTCGCGTCGTCCTGAGGGTGGCCACCGAGTCGAAAGAGTAACGCAACCGGCACGCGGCGGGCGCAAGGAGGCGCCCGCCCAAGCCATAACCAGTAATCGAGGAAAGGAATCCGACCATGAACAATGAAACGCGCTGCAACCGCTTCGAGGTTGTCATTCTGTCACTCACTGACGACTACGACAATGACGTCCCAACGGCCCTGATCGACCTGATGACCGATGCCATGCATTGGTGCCGGCAATACGATCAGGACTTCGATCGCTGTCTACGACTTGTTAGCAAACATTTCGATGCTGAAACCCAAGACAGCGAATCGGAGGCATAGCCATGACGCAATTCAACATCATCCAACGCACCGAGCATGCGAACCGCATCTCTGTAGAAATCGACTGGCGACTTCAAGTGGAAATTGTCCGCTCCGAGGTCGGTATCGAGCCTCGTGACTCAGGACGGTTAGTCCTGTGCGAGCTGCCGTATTTCTCTTCTGGCGTCGGTCGGGGCAACCTCAGTACAGGAGAGTACTCGCCCGACCTACTCAGTTAGGCTAAACGCACCGCGACCTTGCGTTACGGTCCGAGGACCAGCTTAGTCATCTTCGAACTAAGAGTCTGAGAGAATTGGCCGTAAATGCCTGGGGATAGTGGGCTGCGCACCGCGGTCGCTAAGCTCGTGTATTTAAGCTATACGCCGCGGACGCGGACGTCAGGCGTTCCTTTTAGCGCGACTGTGTTCGCTTTGGGCCGTCTCATTCGGTATTATCGCGGGCGATCTTAACCGAATCCGGCCAGAATTCGGGGACCAACGGACAATTTCAGCCGATCTAGTCAAATAGGCTGATCTCGTTTCTTGCCGTGAGTGACAGGTATGGCAGTCCAGCACAACGTCCAAACGATCTCGGTGATTGTCCCGACGAACCCCTTCGTGCCCGCGGAGCTACAATCTGCGACTCACTGCTTGGCCGCATTGAACGTTGAGAAGCTAATGGAGTGGTGGCCAGGGACGCCGCACGCTCCCCATCGCAATGCGCGCAAAGTTAAAGCCATTCAGCGTTCCTTGGAGTGGAAGCGAGTCGCTCAGATTGCGGCTTACCTGCTGCAACAGGAGATCGTTGATGCCCCGACGCAGCTAATGAATTGCTTTGCGGAAATCTACGAAGTTAGAAAGAACGAGAAAGGCCGTGTCTGGCCGCCCCGCGTTCCGCGAGTTGTCGGGTTCGTTCGTAGTTCTTATCCGGTATTTTCAAATGTCCTGCTTCACCTCAACGGGGCGAGCTTGGACAAGAATCAAGATGGCACAGCAAATCTGAGATTCAATGAAGGTGACAAGAATCTCAATTTCTCCGTCATCGACGGCCAGCACCGAATCAATGGGGCATATTTCGCCGTTATGCTGGCTCGTCGGGATGAACCAAGTTTAGTCTGGCAGATACCCGCCGAGATCTTTCTAGATTTAGACAAAGCCGGCGACACGCCGAAGCGCCAAGCGCAGATTTTTATTGACGTGAACTTCTATCAGAAGAAGGTAGATCGTTCACTCGTCGCTGACTTATTTCCGACTGCCCGTGAAGGGAGCGGACTTGCGAAGAAGGAACGCTCGCAAGACCTTGGGCGCAAGCTCATGCTTGAAGTGGGACCGTTGGTGGGCATGATTCAAATTCCGGGAATCAAGTACGGTGTAAGTGATGTCGTGACGCTCGCGACGCTGAACTCGGCAATCGAGGATGTCATTGATGCACTCTACAAAAACGACATCACATCCTTGGACGATCAGGCGTCGTTCTTAGCTCTGTGCTTAGACGCTTGGCTGACCGCTTCCGGGCGAAAAGAAGAGTTGATGGAAGGCGAAAAGCTCTCTCCTCACAACGTCGTATATCAAGGCCGAGTCATGGTGTCATTCATTACCCTGATTCCGGCGTGCATTTCCTACTTGAAGAAGAAGGGAACGGAACTACTTAGTGACGATGCCCAAGAGCAGCTAGCTTCGTGGTTGAAACGATCACTGAAGAAAGCCGACTTCTTGGAAGAGGGTGAGTTCATCGATAAAGCCCAATTCAAGGAATTGGGATACCTGGGGAGCGGTGGAATTGCTCGGTTTCGTGATACCCTATGGTGTGCCATCGCTGGCGGCCTAGCCGTGGCGGATCTTGACCCAGAGGAAATCTCCAGCAGGGCGCGCGAGCTTCGTGACAACATCTATTCTGAGTATAGCGATGCCGATTGAGATTCCCGAAAAAACGCGAATTCATGTTTCGGTCTTGTTCGCAAGCCTCAATGATGCAAGCGCCGCTCATTCTATTCCGAGCCTTGGGTCACTCTCCAAGGCCCTCGCGGAACTGTTCCCTAATAAGGAAGAAGTCCAGCATTCCATAGGCCCCAATAAGGTTAAATATTTCGCCACGGCATCTGTGGAGTCGTGGCATCGGTCAATTCACAGCTTGCTAGTCTCTTGCTCGCTAACCACTGCTAGCCCTATCTGGGCATCGGTGAGTGGCTATTATTCGAGCCACTACGCAATGCGCGCTCTCGCGCACCTGCTCGGCTACATGTTGCTATTCGAGCGGAAGCTGGTGATTTACGCAAAACTTGAGCGTGGATCGCATCATTGCCACTCAATGAAGAAAGACGGAAACGCACGCGAGCATCAATTCTATTGGAAGGTCGTGAAAGAAAACGCTTGCTTTGCGACCGATCCACTTTTTACGCGAAACGCTGACCATCTCGACATTTCCGATTCAGCGCATCGCAATCGCGCGAACTACGCTGACCACATTGGAAAGTGCCCAACGTTCACGCCTTTGAGAGCAGAAGATGTAAAGACGCGGCTTGAGTTCATTTCATCAATGGAAATGACCGATCCGCCGATTCCCGATCGGCGCCAATTCCCTGACGTGGAAAGCGTACAACTCGTTGCGTATCACCGCTTAGTCCGATACCGAATGCTATTGGACCAGATCCTCGGCGGAGAGAACCGGTTTTGGAACGTTCAGCGTAACCCGCCATTCGCAAATGGCTATTGCGACTATCAGATTACGGAGGCCCAGAACTTGGAAGTCTACCGATAA